CTGCTCCTGCCCCGCCTGCTGCGCCCCGTGCTCGCGCCCCTCGCGTCCCTCGCGTCCCCGTCGGTGAGCTGGCAGCGTTTGCGACCGACAACCAGAACGTCCACACTGTCCAGTCCGTCCAGATGACGAAGGAGGTGGTCCAGCGCGTGCTCAAGATTGCGGTGGACAAGGAGTACCAGTGGAACCGGACTGTGGTCTCCCGCACGCCGGCGGAGATCATATGGGCCTGCCGCCTGTCTCCGCAGGTCGCAATGCAGATGATGCAGAAGTACTGCGCGGCCGACAACGTGTACGAGATGGGAGCGGGTATCTACGGCAAGGTGCTCGACGGCGTGTACGCGTACATCAAGAACTCACCGGACAAGAAGGACCTCTACAAGATCCTGCGGCAAGAGCTGACGGACAACCTGGGCATGTGCGCCCAGGGTAACCTGACGCGCCTCTGCAACGTCCTGGCAGGGTACCTGGAGGGCATTGGCTCTCAGGAGTCCCCGGCGGACCGCCTGGGTCGCGAGTTGCCCAAGTTGATGGAGATTGAGGACGAGACGCGGCGCATGGAGGTTGCGCGTGGCGTGCTGCGTGACACCGGTCTCCCTGAGGTCGAGTGGGCGCCGTGGTTGGAGGCGCTCGCATAAAAAACAAAACACAAAACACAAAAAAAATAAAACCCTAAAAAGTTTTTCATTTAAAACGGACTACACGGAAGCAGCGTAGGAAAGTATCAAGCAATGTTCTTTGTAGACTCGGAGGTAGATGGAATTCTAGCAGTGAGGCAGCAGCGGGAGAAACAGGCAAAGGAGGATTACTTTGCGTATTTCTCAGAGTTGGCGCTGGAGTATTATGGGAACATGATTGCTGAGAAGAAAGGACAGATTGTTCAAGATATGTTGTCTGCGGCAATGCGCGGACCCTTTCTGTCGTCCATTCAGGTGCCGCTCCACAGAGTGTATACTTATGAGGGGAACCGTAACAGAGACGCACGACGTATGTATGAGAACGAACTATACAACACAGGGTCGTGGTTTCACAGTCTATCAGGTCTCAATAGGGCAAACATTTATGCTATATTCAAGCATTCGGACTTCAAGCAGAAGTTTGATGCGCGTTTAGGTCGCGGTATGTTCGTGACTATGACGAGCAAACATGTAAAAACGACGCCGGAGGGAATCAAAGAATATGAGGTCGTGCTCTGGATGAATTTAGCAGTGCCTAGACGATAAATTGTATGCTGTAGAAAGTAAAATGGAAGATCCTGTGAAACCAGAACTGATGGTTGAACCAGGTAAACCCGTAACTACCAATGGATTTGTCATTACTGTCAAGCCTGGAGGAGGGCGTCGCCGGCGCTCTATGCGTGGAGGCGAAGGTGAGGAGATAAAGGTGGTGGTTGAGGTGACCAACACACCGGCAGGCGCTACAAATGCGCCGACTCACAGTTACACCGGGGCACTTAAAGCCTATGCTAATGCCCTTCAACAACAAACTATTCTAGCAGTGCAAAGGGGAATCGAATCTGGATGGGTGGGTTATGCCGCCAGCGGGGCTGTCGCCGCTTACGCAGTGTATAGGGCAGAGCAATACAACGCTGCTGCGAGTGCTATGACATGTAGTAGCACTGCTGGAGCAGCAGCTCAGGGTTTAAAAGTATTGGGATACACAGGACCAGCAGACGTTTGTGACACTGCCAGAGATTTAGCTGCCTCTATTGCAGCGAATGTAGGTCTTCTTAAGATAGGCGCAATTGGATTGGTTATAGGAGGTAAGAAACTCACTGTTATGCTAGGACACAAGTTACAGTCAATTATCGGAGGGTATGTTGCGCAAAAGGTGAGTGCAATTGAGAGTCAGATGCCCGCAGAGCCTACTAGCGGAAAGCCAAGGAAGGGAGGTCGCACGCGTCGTCGTGGAGCGAAGAAGGGACGCAAGTCGCGCAAGTCCCGTCGTTAAGTATACATCATCTTCCAAGTCTCGTCCTGCTTGATGGTGGTAGAATCCTTCATGAGTGTCTGAATCATTTTTGGAGTGATTTGGAGAGGGAATTCAATGTCCATATAGAACGGATACTCCTTCATGCTTTCGTGCTTGGACACGCGAAGCATATTGAGACGCGTAATCACGGTTTCGACAGTGCGAATGAGGTTTCGGACGCCTTTTTCTTTCGCAGAGTATTGTGAAATCACAAACTTCATTGCCTCGTCTTCAAACACCAAATCCTCCTTCTTGAACTTGAGGCGCTCCGTCATTTCGGGCCACACGTAGTTCTTCAGAATCTCTTTTTTATCCACGTCATCGTATCCGCCGCACTCAATGATGTTCATGCGGTCGCGGAGAATGGGGTGAACTTTCTCAATATCGTTGAACGAGAACACGAACAAACACTGGGACATATCGAAATCCACGCCTGCGAAATAGCGGTCGTGGAATTCCGTATTCTGGGATTTGTCGGTGAGATGAATCAACATACTCGCAATCTCTTCGCCGTGCGCGGTTCCTGAAATCTTATCGAGTTCGTCGAAATAGAGGACGGGGTTCATGGTTCCGCATTGCATGAGAGTGTCTGCGATTCTGCCCCATGTGGACCCTTCGTAAGTGTATGAGTGTCCGGTGAAGTTCGCGACATCGGATGCGCCTCCCAGAGTGAAGAACCCAAAAGGACGCTGAAGGACGCTGGCAATTCCGTTGCGGGCAAAGGAGGTTTTGCCGACACCCATGGGACCGTGAAGGGCAATGACGTTTCCGACAGCATTTGGATTCACAACCCATTGAGACAGAACTTGCATGATTTGGGTCTTAGCAGATTTCATGCCGTAAATCTTCTCGTCCATCTGTTTGCGCGCCTTTACCATGAAGTCAGTGCACGCAGGAATACCGTCGTCAATCTTCACGGGAAGAGGAACGCTCTTTCCGAATGGGATGTTGAGGAATCCGTCGACCCAGGTTTTTAGTTTATGGGCACCGCCGGTATCGAGGTTCATTTCGGCAAGTGCGTCAATCTTCTTGAGGACCATTGCCTTCATGTAGTCGGATATGGGGAGACCCAGAATCTTGAATTTGTATGGGACTACGCCTTCGTCCGTGAGTATGGAGACGCGCTTCATTGCCGAAAGGATGTCCTTGCGCTTCGCAGGATCGAGGGACTTATAGTAGTTGCGCTCTGCCCGCGTGAGTTCCATAGGAGGTTCGTCGGATTCTTTTTTTTGCTTACGGGAGTTTGTCTGCTTCTTCTCAGCAGGAAACATGCTAGGGGCACCTGGCGCGTACTTGTTTTGAAGTATTTTGAGGAAGGAGTCTTCGTCGCTATCTTCGTCGGAATCAGCAAGGTTGAGACCGCGTATTTCAATCTCTATGCGGACCTGTTCAGGTTCTTCTTCGTCTGTAGTATCCAGCGTGTCGTCATCAACCCAAACCGCGTCATCCTCCGGGGCTTTGGGTTTGCGTTCGCGAAGATTGTACCTCGACTTTTTCGGCGGGGGTGCCTTATCGTCGGTCATATCTTCCGAAGCCTTCCTCCGCCGTGCATTTGCCTTTGAGGGGGGACGTTTCGCCATTCTCCTTGCTCTGTTCCGGAAATAAAAACCCGAATGTCGTCCGAAACTTTTATGGGCAACATAACAATGAATGCCAGAGAGATTTTGGTGAAGAAGAAGTATCCAGATGGATACCCTGAGGATGTGGTGGATACACTCAACCACATGTCAATGACAAAAGGCAAGGATATCAAGTTGATGGGGAGTATGCCTTTGCGGTCACAGACGTATGCCGGCGACTACGATGCAGTGGAGACCGTGGAGGTTGGAGGCGACCGCAAACATGCTGTCAAGGAAATCGTAAAAAGATTCCAAGATGCAGTGCGTGCAGTTCTATCTCGTCCAAAGACGTATATTGCAGACATCAAGTGTGGAAGTATTGACGAGTGGGACATTGTAACGGAACCATACGACGCAAAGAAGACTGCAGAGAATTTGAAGAAGTTGCACGACAATAAGGTTGTGACGACGGAGCAGTACAATAAGGAACTGAAACTTCTGAAACCTGCTTCTGAACTTACTCGATTGGAGATGTTGTATGTGCGCCACGAAATCCGGCACAACATTGTGCGGTGGAATGCGCACGAGATTCTGAAGGGGTCCAAGAAGTTGGTGGACGGGCGGGAGTATACGCTGGAAGAAGCAGTTCAAGCAAAGACGATGACGAAGATGGACGTCGTGTCTTGGGTCCAGAACAATCGGTTCACGGATTTCTCCTGTATTTACATTCTCAAGAACAACGGGAACATCATCAATGTCGGGTTGGAACCGAATGTTGTTCAGGCAATGAGGGACAATATGTATACTTTGAAAAGCACGGGCAATTACTTCAAGATGGCAAAACGTATGTTTGCTATCGCGAAGTATCAGAACAAGACGAAAACGATTGAACGTCTTTCGCCTTTATTTACAGGGGATTTGGGGAGGTTGTATCACGTGTATGGCGATATCGGGACCTTAGAGAGTTTGTTTGAAATGAAAGAGGGAGTTCCGTATTCGTCTATAAAACTCGAGGTGGACCAATTCAAGGGGCGTCTTTCCAACATTGTGCTGAATGGGTATTTGAAGAACGAGGACAACATCTTGGAGGATATCGAGAAGGCAGATTCACAAAAATCCATGGAGGATGCTCTTGGAAAGTTGAAGGACAAGTTGTACGCGATTCTGCAGAGCAGCACGAAACGGTATTTGATAAAGAAGGGAATCATGCGATTACATTCTCAAAAGACGCGAAGAGCAAACACGAAGGCAATGAAAACGACACTTAAGAAACTTGGGTTTGGACTTTACTATTAATTTATGACCCAGACTGGGCGCCCGACAAGTTGAAGGAGTTTGGTCCGTTCAGGTTGAATACTCCTCCGAACCCGTCGCCGCACTTGAGTTTGCCGAACAAGTATGCCAGTCGGAAGTTGTTGCCCTGCTGCTGCCAGAGAAGTTCGGCGTTTCCGGCAGGAATATGGTTGACGCCGGCAGGTGTCGTTCCTGCGTGTCCGCCAGGAACCAGACTTGCCCCTCCAAAAGAAATAGTGGTTCCCGCACGCTTCTCGTTGTAAATGAGACGCTCGCGAATCATGCGAGTGCGGTCGGACGCATCGCGCTCGAAAGAAGGATTGAAGTTTAAATTGAGGGTGACGGCATAGTTAGTGACTGTCGTCGCAGGACTTGTTCCCGATACCGTAACAGTCGCAATTCCAGTAGTGGATCCTACCCCAGATGCCGATGCCGTCGTAAGCGTTGCGACATTAACAACAAGATCATTTGCCGGACTTGCCCCGCCAAGACGAGTTCCCTTGATTAGGAAGGAGTTACCAGCAGCATAACCGCTTCCAGCGTATGTTATCGCAACCATGCCTGTAGTATACGCCGTGTTAGCAGTTGTGGTAATAGTTAGGACTGCGGGATCAATATTGGATGACTGAGAAGACATTTGTTAAAACGGAAGACAAGTTTTGACGCAGCAAGTGTTGGACAACCAATGTTTTGTAATAATTGTGGAGAAAGAGGACATGTCTTCAAGACATGTAAATTGCCTATCATTTCGTGCGGTTTAGTTCTTCTGAAGGGAACGAAGGAACCGTTCAATTTGCCGGTTGCGGATACGGAGGATGTTCGGATGCTTATGGTGCGACGCAAGGATTCGATGTCGTATATGGAGTTCCTTCGTGGGAAATACGAGATGGCGAATCCAGACTACATTCATCGTCTGATTCAGAACATGACCATGGACGAACAGAGGAAGATTGTGGAGTTTCCGTTCATGACATTATGGACACAATTGTGGGGCGATGGCAGAGACGTTCATTCGCCGGAGTTCTATGACGCAAAAGAGAAGTTCGATGCCCTAAATCGTGCAAGACTCGTGTATGACTATCGGAGCGTATGGGAAGAACCGGAGTGGGGGTTTCCGAAAGGACGACGAATGAGGGGAGAGACAGATGTGGATTGCGCGATTCGCGAGTTCTACGAGGAAACCAATATTCACAGGGACGCATACGTTCTCTGTCGTAATCTGTCGTTCGAAGAGGTGTTTACTGGAACGAACAATGTTCTTTACAAGCACGTGTATTTCATTGCGTTCGTGAAGAGGGATATTGACGTGGCACAGAAACTGACGGCAATGCAGAAGCGGGAGATTTCTCTTGTTAGGTGGATGAGTTTTGGAGAATCGCGGGCAACGATAAGACCGCATTACACGAGACGGATGGAGATTCTGAGAGAGATTGAGGCGGCAGTCCAGACATTTGAAACTCTTGCTCAGAATCAATAGAGATGATTGCCGTTTTAGGAGCACTGTTTATTGTCGGAACCGCACTGTCGCTGTTCATCGCAAGCATTACGTGTGGCAGGACAGATTTGTATCGCAGTCCTCGCGACGGGGCATTGTGGGCAGTGATTCCTGCTTTCGTGTACGCGATTTCGGAAAGCAAGTATATTATGGTGTTGTCGACGTGGATTCCCACGTTACTGATGGTGTTTGTCACAAAGTTCACAGTGTGTGATAAAAAAGCGCCGAATAAGTAATGGAGTTGGACTTCAAGGGTGCAAAAATCCCAATCATAACAATACCGAAAGGCACGCTACTATTTCGTGCCGTCCGGCATTCCGAGGGTGACTTTAGTGGAGCAGATGTGTCTCCTGGCAAACGATGTATCCCCAAGAACTACAACGTCTTTTTTTATATGAACCCGTACGTCCCTGAAATCCATCCTGAACTTGCGAAGGTTCCCAATGTGGACGTCTATGAGACTCCGCATGACTTGAAGGTTGTATCGATGGTAAGTCCGTCTCCGTATTCGCGGGGATCGCATTACAAGACGGAAAAGTTCCCTATGATTGCGTGTGACCAAATAAAGGATACGTGTTTGAAGGGACGCGAATACGATCCGTGCTTCAAGGATGAGTTTTTGGAGACGTTTCCGGATGTTCACGGGTGGGTCGCAGTGGGTCGGTCGGATTCTAAGAAGTTATTGGAGGCAATGAAGGATGGCAAGGTTCCGAAGGATATTCATTTAGTGAAGGACCAGCGAGGCGTTGAGGGAGCAATGGAGTTGGCGCTCTACCCTCTTCGCAAGCGCGAGATGGACAACGTATATATCGAGCATCCTACGGATTGGAAAGCACGCCACGAGTTCAATTACAAGCATGTGGCAACCCTGAAGAGAAACTGCGATGACAGGAAGGATTTCTTGGCGACACGAACGTCCTATGATGCGGATAGTGGGTTTTATACTTTGCGAGAGGGTGAACCTGTGGCACAATCTGTCGCGGAAGAAGTTAAAAAATCAGAAGAGTCGCTGGTTTTGCGAAAGCAGAAGGACGCGATGAAGGTTGCCGCGAAGTGCTTGGAGGAAATGAATCCTGCTCAGAGCTCACCGATGAACTACGGTGGAATATCCGAAATGCCTCCTCAAGTGATGGGTCCTTGGGGGATGGATATGGAGGCAGTACAGCATACATTGGAATACGTGTATGGGAAACTCCACCATGCTTGCTACCTGCTTTGCGTCACAGGCGGCAAACCTATTCTGTATAAATTGGAGGAAAGAACCACTGCGCCTGGATTTGAGGAAGCACTGTTCAAGAAGAAACTGAAGAGGAGTATGCGGAATCGTCCGACTCGGGACAGACAGTGGCGCGTGATTCAGTGTTTAGTGAAACCGTATGCTGGCGAAACGACGTTCACGGATGCGTATGCCCGGTTCTTTAACGAAATGTCGTATGCTCTTCCGGATGGAGTGTTTTTGATGAACTTGACGGATGCAGTGATATTGAAGAAGGATGGGACGGAACCGTGGCCCATGGTGAACGGGTCTGGCAGTATTGGGAAGTATGCGTTCCCGACACACATTCCCATCCTTGGCGGGTCTGGGCAGGAAGGGTATTGGGACATCCCGATTCCGAACTATGACGACATTCAAATCATATTGGGGATGGACAAGAACCTTGTGAAACCTGAGTTCACGAATTGGGGGAGGAAGCAGAATCGGGCAGTGTTTCGAGGGGCACCGACGGGATGCGGGTACACTACGGAAACCAACATGCGTCTGAAACTCGCCAAAATGAAGTCGTCCGATTTGGATGTAGGTGTAACCGTCGTGAAATCCAACAGCATAAAGTTTGACCCGAAGAACGGAATGGGGCAGTTGGATATGACGAAAGAGTTGAAAGCTGTTGGGAGACTGAGTTTGGAGGAGCAGAGCGGATACAAGTATATTATACACATTGACGGAAACGTCGCGGCATATCGGTTGTTAAAAATGATGACGACAGGGTCCTTAATTTTGAAAGTCAAAGGACCTTACATTCTATGGGTGGATCACATGCTGAAGGACAAGCAGCACTATGTGGAGGTTGCGGCAGACTTGTCGGATTTACAAACAGTATTGCAGTGGTGTCGCGACCACGATTTGGAGTGTCAGCAAATTGCGAGACGAGGAATGGAGTTTGCTCAAAAGGCATTGACGAAGGAATATGTGGATGCATCGTTCGCAAAGATCATGTGGAGTTTGTCGGGTGGACCACCAAACACTCCTCCCTTCTCACCGAATCCTACAGAACCTGAGGTTCCTCCTATGAGTTTGGAGGAAGAATCGACTACGCCAAAGTTCGGACCCGGTCCAAATGAAGCAGATGTGCCTCCGATGAAACTGGAGGAAGAACCGGTGGCGCAAGCAAACATGTATCTTCCTCTAACTGCCAGTGCAGTGAAGAAGTTGCCGCAAGGAAACCCTACAATCCTAGTTCCATTCCGCGAGCAGAAGGAGCAGGAGCGTGGAAAACAACTGGCAAAGTTCATGAAGTCCATGAAGACGAATCATCCGGACTGGGACGTTCTTGTGATCGAGCAGTCGGATGACGGAAAGAAGTTCAATCGCGGCGCGCTTCTCAATGTTGGAACGAAACTTGCCGAAGCAAAGGGGTCCAAGTATGTTGTGTTCCATGATGTTGACTTAATACCTCTTGCGCCTCTGCTTCCGTATTACACTGCGATTCCACAGAAACCGATACACATCGCAAAAGCGTGGACAACCAAGTATGATTCTCCCACGTTTTTGGGTGGAGTGCTTTCGATGTCAATGGACGATGTGAAGAGAGTGAATGGATTCCCGAACAATTTCTGGGGATGGGGAGGAGAAGACGATGCGCTTCGGAACCGGATTCAGGCAAAGGGATTACAAGTGTGGCAACCGACAATTCGTGGAAAGGGCGCATTTAAGGAGTCGGTGCATGTGGATACGAGGACGAAGCAGGAATGGAAGAATATGGAGAAGTGGGAGAACGTGAAGGCAGACAAGATGACGGCAGGAACGAATGGACTGAACAATGTAGAGTATTCCGTGACGAAGGAAGAGAATTACACGGAACGCATGAAGAAAGTAACAGTAACACTAAAGTAAATGTCTCATCAAACAAGACAGCAGCAGTGTGGGTGTATCGATAACTTTCATGGGCAGACTGTTATGACAGAATTATGTCAGCACCATCTTGCTATAGTGAATAGTCAAGGTAGTAAACCACCGCAAGGTATGAGACCACCGCAAATGCCAATGTCCACCACCATAGGGGGAATACCGTCGCATCCTTTTGCCCAGTTCCAAATGGGCGGATTCGGCCATCCCTTCCAAATGCCACCGCAGGGCGTGCATGTAAGAAGGCCGCAATGAGGAAAAGATAGATTGTTAGCATCCATAATTGTGGGTTCTTGCGAACAATTGCCTCCATTATCCTTTGTTCTCTAAAAATAAGTGGAGAGAATGACCTACGTTTTACCGAATCGCAAAGCATTCTCCGATTCGATTACACGCATTTTCTTACGAAAGAATTACCGTGAATTACCGCCGGACCAGCAAGATAAGGATGAGGATTTGTGTCTTCGTCAGGGAAACAAGAACACCCGCGAACTGTTTTCATATCAGAAACTTGTGCGTGACTACCTACTGATGGAAACGCCATACCGCGGCTTGCTTCTGTATCACGGTCTCGGTTCTGGAAAAACATGTTCCTCCATCGCAGTCGCAGAATCACTATTGTCAAGCAAAAAAGTGTTTGTGATTCTACCTGCCTCTCTACAGGGAAATTACAGGGGTGAGATCCGGAAGTGCGGAGACCCTATTTATGCGGTAGAGCAGCACTGGGAACAGAAACTCATCAAGAGTCCGGAAGATAAGGTTGCCGGAAAAGCACTTGGATTGTCGGACGAATTCTTGGATGCCAATATGCGGTTCTTCGTGAACAAATCTGGCATGAACCCGAATTTCACGACGCAATCCACGCAATCGCAAAAGGTTATTCGAGCACAGATTGACGATTTACTGAATCACAGGTTCACGTTCATTAACTATGACGGTATCAGTTCCGTGAACGTCGACAAGATTCTGCCTCCGGACCAACCACACATGTTCGATAACTCGGTTGTCATCATTGACGAAGCACATAACTTGATTGGAAGCGTTGTGAACGATAGGGCAATTAAGCGGAAGTTGTACGATATGCTCTACAATGCGCGGGACTGCAAGATTGTTGCGCTGAGTGGAACTCCCATCATCAATCGCCCGAACGAGATTGCGTTTTTGTTGAATTTACTGAAGGGACCCATTGAGCGCATCACTGTGCCAATGAAAGCAACACTCACTTGGGATGAAGGTTCGCTTGCCAAGTTCTTCCGATCGATTCCGGATGTGGACACGGTGGAGTTCAATTCTGTGAAGCGGGCAGTGATGTTGACGCGCAATCCTCCTCATTTCGAGAGCGTGTATACGGAGAAAGAGGAACGGAATGCAGTGAAGTACAAAAAAGACTTGGAGTTCGAGGCAGATATTACCAAGTGGGTGGGGACTTGGAAAAATAAGTTTGAGACAACGTTTGGAGGAAATGAGATTGCCGATCCGGGGAAGTTTGTGGTGGAGAAACTGGAGTGTCTGCCTTCGAAATACGAGGAGTTCATGGAACTTTTTGTGGATGGACTCACGGTGAAGAACCCCATGATGTTTCAGAGACGGATTCAGGGTCTTGTTTCGTATTACAAGGGCGCAGACGAACGCGTGCTTCCGAAGAGAATCGATGAAGAGAATTTCGTTGTAAAGATTCCGTTCTCAGACGAACAGTTCACGCGATATTTGGAGGCACGGTTTCTTGAAATCCAGAGGGAGTCGAAGAAGGGACGTAAACCGGACTTGAATGAAGATTTCGGGTCGTTCCGAATGACGTCTCGACTTGCGTGTAACTACGCGGTTCCGCCGGAAATGAAGCAGAAGACGGATGATGATACGAACGAGAACAGCAATATGGAGAAACCCGAGATTCTGGAGGCACTCAAAAAGCAACCTGAGAAGTTCTTGTCGGACGAAGGTTTGAAGATTTATTCGCCCAAGATGCTTCAGATGCTGACCGATTTGAAGAAGAATATTGGGGGAGGCAAGAACCAGTTCATTTACTCGCAGTATTTATCGTTGGAAGGTCTTGGCGTGTTTGCTGCAATTTTGGACAACAATGGCTTCCAACCGTACAAGATCCGGAAGAACGGGGCAGGTGAATGGGAAGAGGATCCTGATATGGATGCTGATAAACCTGCCTATGCTATGTTCGTGGGCGGAAACGAAGAAGAGCGCGAACTGTATCGCCAAATCTTCAACGAGTCGTATTCGGACACGTTCCCACAAAGGTTGAAAGATTCGATAAAGAAACATCGGTTATGCGTGTTCATGGCATCAAAGGCAGGCGCAGAAGGTATTACGCTGGCAAACGTGCGGAACGTTTACATCATGGAACCTTATTGGAATCCTGCGCGCATGGACCAGGTGATTGGACGTGCCATACGTATTTGTTCGCACGCATCTTTGCCGAAAGACGAGAGGACGGTGGATGTCAAGTTGTATATGTCTGTGTTCACGAAAGAGCAGGCAACGTCGCCAGAAGGCGCGAACATTGTCGCGATTCGGCGCAACGATATGGTTCTAAAAAGGTATGAGGGCGAGACGCCGCTAGAAACGTTCATGACGTCGGACGAGTTTCTGTATGAAGTCGCGTTCGAGAAAAGCAGAATCATCAAGCAGATCAGTCATTTATTGAAACAGTCTGCCGTGGATTGCGAGATTCACCGTCCTTTGCATTCGAAGGAGAAACCGGTGATTCAGTGTATGCGTTTTGACACGAACATTACGCCGGACGAACTGGGATACAAACCTGCTGTGTTGGCGATGGAGAGAGACACGCAGTATACCAAAAACGTCATACGCAAAACAAGGAGTCTTCAGCGTGTGATGGTCAAGGGGGTGTATATGATAATAGACCCGGACTCCAATGATGTGTTTGATGCGATTGCGTTTGACGATTCGAAGCGTCTGCTTCCGATTGGAAAAATGATTCCCCCGAATCAAATCAGGTTTTTTACCTCTGTAGTTTCATAAATGCCGATGTCATTGTCAGCAGCAGATTGGACGAGACTACAGCGCCGCAAGGCAGGAAACACGTATGTGGTGGACGCTACAAAGGCACGCGAACTGAACCCTACTGCCCCAAGCGTTCTACCAAACGGGACTGCGCTATTAATTCCTAGGGATGTAGGCGGACCCAAGACGCGCCGTGCTGCGAGCGATTACACGAACTATGTTGATTCTCAGCGTGCCGATTTCATTCTGATGTCCCAAGGAAACGGTCTTCCTACTGAGAACGGGTTGAATACGGGTGCAGCAAAGAGGGTGTTGAACCGTATTTGCAGTCCCGTGAACGGCGGTTGCGTCCCTACTGTTCTTTCTCCAAAACTTGCTGGTGGAGAAGTGCGTGTTGCTGGAACTCAGCGTCTGCGCCTAAATTGATAGCGCAGTAAGTTCATCCTTCCACATTTTCTTGGGCGTCTTTCCCTCAAGTTCCGCAATCATCTTCACAAGGTTCTCGAGCGCAGTCTCGTGCTTGCGTGCGTTCGTCAAAGTCAGTGACGCAATGGGCAGATTCATCAGGTAATCATACCCATCCTTAATCTTGGCAAACTTCTCCTTCGAAAGCATAGTATCACACTCCTCGCGCGTCTTACGACGCAGATCCGGGACCGGACTGTCCTGACTCTGTTGCCGAATAAAGCGCACCACATTTTCGTGAAATGGCAGTGTATCCCTGAGTTCCTTCAGCATCTGTTCACGTCTCTTGGCATAGAGGTCGAGACGCACGCCCGCATACTCCTTCAGAATGTCGTTGGGAGTATCGTATTTCTGAATCGCGCACTTGGAGTTGAACGCGTGCATATTCGTCAACTTCCACTTGGACTTTAGCAACTTGTCGCACGCACTCGTATCTGCTCCCATCTTGATCTTGATACATACCTGGACGTCTGTAGATGTATCTGTGAAGTCCTTGATGATTCCATCTGTGAGCATCTTGTCCAGCGTCTCGCGAACATCTGCCGTCCACATTCCCACAGGCAACTCCGTGATTGTCAGCATGTCTTTCTCTACACTGTGCTTACCTTCGATAAGACACGACTTTGCGTCCTCCATCGTCATCTTGCCCTGGAATCCGCGGACCCAAGGCACAAGAGGCGCATCCAGTCCTTCGCCAGTCTCCAACCATGCGAGTAGCATCTTCTTCAGATCGGAAGGGTTGTAGGAAGGAAGGAACGTCGAGTATCCTGTTCCAATCCCGCGAGACCCGTTGACGAGAATCATTGGTAGAATAGGAGCATACCACTCAGGTTCAACAAGCATCCCGTCATCGTCGCGGTAGGTGAGTGAGGCAAAGTCTTCGTCTGGTACGAGTTTCGAGACGTGTGGTTGGAGATACGTGTGGATATAACGGGGCGATGCGGCATCGGAACCTCCCTGAAGACGTGTGCCGAACTGTCCCTGAGGAACGAACCACGACATGTTGTTGGAACCCATAAAGTCCTGCGCCATTCCCACAATCGCATCGTTCAATGAGGCCTCGCCGTGGTGGTATCCGGAGTGTTCGCTGACATACCCTGCGAACTGTGCCACACGGAGTTCTGACTTCAGGTTCCTCTTGAGAGCGGAGTAGAGAATCTTGCGCTGTGATGTTTTCAAACCGTCCATAACGTTCGGAATGGATCGCTCCAAATTGTAGTTGGAGAAATGGATGAGGTCTTTGTCCACGAAGTCTTCGTATGGCAATGCCGGTTGAGGCGTGAGGATGTTCTCGCGGGCATATGTCTTCAACCAGTCCTTGCGATCATCTGCCTTTGCCTTATTGAATGCCAAATCAATACTGGAATCGCTCTGAGGACCTGTGTAAGAATACGGCATGATATTCAACTTCCCGAAATACTCCTTTGCTTCGTCGCGCGTCGATGTGCCCAATCCCTTGTAATACTTCACCTTCCAAGCAGGTCCAGACGTTTTCTTCCACTCCTCGTACTCGAACTGAGTGTAGAAGGACATCACCGTCTTTCCCTTGGTTGCCTTGACGATGGGCGTTGCCATGTATGCCAGAAACCCTTTTGCTTCCAGCAGAGTGTGCCACAACTCGTGGAACAGGTTGATGATGAGTCCGCGAATATGTGCGCCATCGTAGTCCTGGTCAGTCATGATGAGGACGCGACCGTAGCGAAGGTCTCGCACGTCCTTATATTCCTTGCCGGAGACGAGACCCATGATTTTCTTGAGATGGGCAATCTCCTCCGTCTGCTCGACCTTACGGACCGACGTGTCCTTGACGTTGAGCAACTTGCCGCGAAGAGGAAACACGCCGTAATACTTGCGCTGCTCCTGTGTTAGACCGGACATTGCCATTGCCTTCGCAGAGTCTCCCTCGGTAAGGATGAGCGTGCACTCGTGACTCTTGAGGGTTCCGGCATATGCGGCATCGTCCAACTTCGGAATGCCCGTAATCTTCGACTGCTTCTTGCCGTCTGTCTTGGTGTTGTCCTTGGTATCCTTCACGTTCTGCTGGGCCATGACCTTCTCCACAATCCCGAGTTTGGATACGACCTTCTTCAGGAAATCCTCGGGCAACTTGATGTTCAACTTGGAAGTGAGATGGTCTTTGGTTTGGGAACTGAATGCAGGATTCTCAATGGAGCAGTCCATGAAGATTGCCAGAGAGTCCTTGATGAGCGCGGACTTCACCTTGATTTTTTTCTTCGTCTCCAGATACATCGATATATGCGAAACCACTTGGGTCGCAATCTCGTCAATATGCTTGCCCGAGCGCGTCCAAATGCCGTTTACAAAGGCTACGCTGAGCATACGGTCGAGAGGCGAATCCGCAACTGCCAATTGGAACCGTTCGGTAGAATATGCGACGGAAGGTGCTGCTTCTGGGAGGTACCTTACTGCGTACGCCTCGAGACTCCTGAATTTGATGGGTGTGTCGCACCACACGATCCGAACGCCGTTCCCGACAGTCATCGCAAGGTCATATACCCGCCGTTCTACAAGAGCAATCACGTCCGCAGGAATCAGTGAATCTTTCCATCCGAACCTTGCAAAGTCAGGAGTCCACTCGACCTCCACGAACGACTTAGTCTTGCACTTTGTCACGGATGGAGTGCCGATTTTGGACATGTTGTCCTCGAATACCTGCACATACTTCAGTCCGCGCTTCTCGTCCACAATAGTGAGTTTGAGTTGCTTGGCGAAGATGTTTACAAGTTTGACGCCGTATCCGTTCTTGCCACCGACCAGTTTCTTCTCGTCCTTGTCGTAGTTCGTGGATGTCAGAAGTTCGCCGAAGATCATTTGGGGGATGTAGATGCCGTAGTCGGGATGCTTATCGACATCAATGGACTCTCCGTCGTTTCGGATAGTGAACACTTTGTTGTCAGTGATGGAAATATCGATCTTCTTGACGAGTGAATCGGACTTGCGCTGACGAAGACGAACGACATGGTCGTGGGCGTTTACGAGTAATTCATCGATCAACTTGTAGAAGCCGGGATTGAATTGCTTCAAAGTTTTTAGAGCAAATTTGTCGCCGTCCACAACGTGCATTTCCTCCTGAGCATTCTCGATGCTCCCGATATATGTGTCGGGAAGAGCAAGAATATGTTCGCGGTGCGTGTGTTTGCGGTACTGCTTGGAAAGATCAGACATTCTGTGTGAGTTTCCTATTGTAGCTCTAGCAAATTCGTTTTGAATAGAATGAAAATGGATTTCGCACAGTGTAAGCAAGAGTAGTATCATTCAAAATGCCGCCTCAGAAGAATTCCGGCAATAAGGGCGCAAAGCGCGAGACTGGCGCATCTTCCAAGAACCGCAGATTCGTTCAGAACTTTCTGGATGATTTGAGGACGGAGGGAGTTGTTGCAGACGTCCATATCGCGCGTATTCTACGAAAGATGGGAAATGGCAGGATGGAAGTGTTCTATGTGGACAACGAGAAGAAGACATCGAAGGGCACGATTACACAGGCAAAGATTCCGGGTAAGTTCTCAGGAAGGGGCAAGCACTCTGTGTGGATTGATATTGGGACCTTTGTGGCTGTCGCGGATTCTGGAATTACCGGAGCAGGCGAGTTTGAAATTGTTGCGGTCTTTACGCCGGACCAGATGCGCGACATTTCAAAGGAGTTCACTGTAGATCCCCGCGTTCTTGCTGTAGACATCACGGATGGCGCACAGTTGACGACAAAGACTGCGCAACCTATGGGTACAACAGCTGGGTACGAGTTCGATGTTCTGGGCGAGGAGGATGAGGATGTCGACATTGACGAAATTTAAATAGAATACCTAGTAACTTTCAAAAACGCAGAATCGGATTCATCCCATAACCCAACCTCTTTAAAACGCTCGACTTTCTCTGCAGTCGTATGTAACCAATTATTATGAACCATTTTTGCGTCTGTCTTAATGCCCTCATTGAAGTAAATGTAGCCGATCGGGTATTCGTTTCTGGGTAAGAGGGTAACTTGTAAACCAAGAATGCCTTTGTAAACTTTATTAAATACATGCTGGTCGTTCATCACGTTTTTGCCAACTTGGTTCTGGACTCCAGCAATCGTTTTTTCCATTGCGCGGATGGAGGCAGGTGTTGTTCGAACGAGAAAGAATCCAGTACACGGCCCCCACAGATCGTCTTGCATCACGAAGTTTCCCGGTAAAGAGCGCATATTCTCAATTGTATTTTGGAAGAGGACAATGTCGTTATCGATCCACAGAACTTCGCGGTCCATGCGCATATTTTCCAAAATCACTTGGAGTTTGCGAAGAGTCAAAGATTGAAACTCTGCTGTGTTATACTGTGCAGCATTCGGGTTTGTTCCAACAATGTAGCAATGAAAAAGGTGCATGGGCCATCCTGCCTTTTCAGCAGAATTCAACATGTTTTTCATCATTGGTAATTGTCCATCGTTGGTCATTGCAACGATCCGCATTTACTAGAAATCCATCTTTGATTTTGACAATTCAAGCATAGAATATTTAAAGAAATGCCGCCAAGGAAGAAAATTGCGCCCGTCGTGAAGGAAACACCAATACAGGAAACGCCGGTCGTGTTTTTCCTGAAGATAGAAGATGTGGAGGATGGAAGTATTGAACCTGCTGGACTTGGTTTGGAATATTCGGATGTCGGAAAGACGACACAAACGACAAATTACACGGAGATTTTGAAGTCTATGGAGGATACTTCAAGTATGAGCAGCGACCTTCTGAAGCAGATTCTTGAGAAGGCAGTGTGTGATTCGTATTCTCGTGACACCTCATGCTTCTGGTGCTGCCACGCGTTTGATTGGTCACCCAGCATTCTACCAGTGTCCTACGACGCATATAAGAACATTTATACGTGTGAAGGTCACTATTGTTCTCCTGAATGTGCCCTCGCGTTCCTCTACGGATCCATACATATTTCCGATACGGTGAGGTGGAATCGTCATACGCTTCTAAGGCACATGTATGCGCCGGCATATATTCAGCGCGACCTATCTCCTGCCCCACCTCGCACTCTTCTGCGTATTTTTGGAGGTCCACTCGATATCGCGCAGTATAGAGCGTATACGCGCGGCACGAACGATATAGTCGTTTCGGGTCTTCACCCAATTCGCCTCGTGTTTCCGACAATGAACATTCAGGGTCCTTTGAGGGACATGAAGCGGTACGTGGCTTTATCGACGGACGTTGTTGAAAAGGCATCTCAGCAGTTGCGTCTCAAGAGGTCTCGTCCTATCCACACCAACATCCAGACACTCGATATGTGTTTGAAGGCGCATTAAACCCTCTCTTCAGGAACCAGAGGAATGACTGTTTCGGCAGGGGGATGTTCTTCAGGTTTCTTTGGAGGAGGAACCCCAAGCATCCTCTTGAATTGAGACAATTTAACGTTCCTAAATTGGTCGGTGGCTGCAAGAACTGCTTTGGCAACTTGTTCTTCACTAGGGATCGGATGCGCTCCTGTTTTCTCCATATCGTTCCACTTGATTGGATCGGTAAGTTCAACTTCTGCTTTCGTGAACTCGCTCTTGAACTTCTTGAGAATGTCGTCGGGAATGCTTGGGGATTGTTCCGTAAGTCTGTCCATTTCGGAGCGACACACAAGAACGAAGTCCATACATTTCTCGCGAAGAGGTCGAGCAAGAGCAAGTTCCACGGATATTTTGCGATACAATTTACCCCAAGAAATGGCAGCACCGCGATGGGCTTCCATTCTTTGAGCGTATCTCAAATAGTTTGCAATCGTGGATATTATGCCTGTAAAGAGAGAGACTCCGCCAATACCGAGTTGAGCCACAGTCTGAAAACTTGGAGGCACAGTCGATCCAAGACCAAAGTTTGCCGTTCCAGTCAAAGTGGACAGAACAATGACTGGAATTGTCAAAATCATGTTGAGACGCGAATATTTCTTTTCGGCTTCATCGTGCAGCCATCGGTAGCAAGCAGACCTATCCGCCCATTTTGCGAGTAATTTCTCCTCTTGAAGTCCCCACGGACAACTTGGAGTCACAGTTTCAGAATGCTTCGTAGTATCTCCCATTATCATTTTGACAGTAGTTTTTTAAACTAGTCAATGGCGGCTCAACAACCGTTCAATATTGCCACGGACTTAATGAGAACACAATTGATGATGGGGCTTGTTCAGGCGGGTGGTAAATCCAATCCAGTCCAAAACATGATTCTTCTGAACATATACGAACGCATCGTCCAGAATTACCCCGTGTGGTTCCCTACTCTAAAAGGATTGTGTTGTAGAAGGCAGAAGAACACGACGGCATCTACGCCTCCTCCTCCTCCGAACAGGGAACAACGTGCCGTCATCACATGTGAACGCATTCTCCATACGTCGCAGGGAAAGCCGCACAATCAGTCGGCAAGCAATCATTCACGCATGGACTCTGTTGTTCACTATGTCACCACAATTCCTGCTATTCGCAACCTTATCTGTATGACGCATCATGATTATCTGCCACACGAATTTGACCCGGTGCTTGTCGAACCCGACCTGTATTTCCAGATGGTCGATTTGAAGTATAGCGATGGACAAGTAGAGAGTATTAAGTTCAAACTGTTCTGTTATGATCACGAAGTCCAGTATCTCCAGGCGTTCGTGGACAGATGTAATTTGGACTATGAGCGCCGAATGGCGAATAAGTTGGGGACGGCACTGTACTATTTCGATATGGTCACGCCCACTAAATCAAAGAAGACGACTCAGAACCCTTTGCCGAACACCCACCTTCTCTATACCAAGCACACGTTTCACACGACTCGCTCTTTCGAGAACGTGTTCTTTGAGCAGAGGACGCATTTAAAGAATCATTTGGACTTCTTTCTGAATCGCAGGGATTGGTATGAGAAGAAGGGGATTCCTTACACCCTAGGATTCATGTTTCACGGTGATCCGGGATGTGGAAAGACGTCCAGCATCAAGGCAATTGCAAATACTGCGCGGCGCCACATTGTGAACATCCAGCTTTCTCAAATCAAGTCCAAGGAACAACTGCGTCACTTGTTTTTCAATGATGAAATTCATGTCTATGACGGAATGAAGACAGAGAGGTTCACGATCCCGGTCCATGAGCGTCTGTATGTGATTGAGGACATTGATGCGATGGGCGACTCTGTTCTTCGGCGTGATCTGAAAAAGCCCACGGAGCAGAAGATTTCAAAGGAGGATGCGTGGATGGAGGCACATCGAGAAGAGGAGCAGAATGAGCCTCTGGATTTATCGTTCCTTCTGAATTTGCTGGACGGAACTCTGGAGGCGTCTGGGCGTATTCTTGCAATCACCTCTAACTTTCCTGAGCGCATTGACAAGGCACTCATTCGTCCTGGACGCATTGATATGATTGTGCATTTCCGCAAGTGTAATATCCAAATTTTGAAGGAAATGGTGAATAGTTTTTACGACACGGAGTTTGCGGAATGGACGCTCCCTGAGTTGGATTATAAATGGAGTCCGGCAGAAGTCAACCAAATACTGTTTCGGAATTTTACGACTCCTGAAACGGCCCTTGTGGAATTGTTGACATTAGAACCGAAAGATTTATGTGGATTTGAAAGTGTTCCTAAAATTACTTATTCATAGTGGTGATTGCCTTGGAAAGTTTGTACATGTTCTGGATGTACACCCACACATACTCCTTTGACTCAGGACCCATCGTTAGAACATATTGCTTCAGCTTCATAAGAAGATTGAAGTCCAAATCACCCTGAAACTCTAGAAACGAGTGGTCTAAAAAGAACTTCTCGTTTTTGGTAAGGATTTCTGACTCGAAATTACATGTGTTTATGTAGTACCAGTTGACAACCATATTGGGGTTCATGGTTCGCATGAGAGTGGCGGTGGTTCGGCCCAGTGCGAAATCGGGGTCATCCGGGTACATCTCGGAAAGTTCCTTGCAGAATGTGGTGAGTTGATCGAAGAAGTGGCTGGTGAGAATTTGGCGGGGCGCCATTGTTATTTTTACTTACGCGCGATTCCTGAAAATTCACTTTCACGCCGCTTCTCCATCTCTTCCATCCGCTTCTTGACATCATCATTGGACCCCGTTTTTGATTTGTCATCGAGCGTGTTCTTTGTGACTGGACCGGCAGCGGCAGGGAGACCGGACCCTCCGCCAGAACTTGCAGGCGCACTTCCATCGAGGAATGTATACATACTGCCTCCGTCGGTAACGAACGATGTAGGCGAATCCCACATGGAATAATTCTCAGTGAGTCTGCCAGTTCCTTCAAATCCCCACGGCGACAAGTCCCCAATTGCCTGTGGAGGGGCGACCGCGCCAGAGGATGCAGGAGGAGCGCTAGCAGCACCAGTGCTAGGAATCTCCTTACGCGCATTCGTCGGTTTCGCAATGTATCCGTAAATCGCCTTACCCACAACCACGTCCTTTGTTTCGGGATGATACAGTGTCGGAACAGATGTTAGGAATGCAGGGATCTGGGCACGCGGAATGCTCTCGACCGCGACGAGTTTATAGAGAGACGTCTTATTGAGAGCCTTGAGAGTCTCAATCACCTGCTTCGAATTGGGACACCGGTCGCTGTAAAAAAGGAAAGGTTGAGCCATGTCGTTATGAACTTTTAGGAAAAAAACGGATCCTTGAATAACGAGATGGATAACGTCAAAAAGATGGCAGAAGTTCTGAATTCATCTGAAACCAATTGCAAAAATGTGTATCACACGGAATTGAAGAAGTTTCCAGTGACATTCGCCAACGCTCTCAGGCGTATTCTTCTTACGGATATTCCTACAGTTGTGATTCGTGACGTCCAAATTCTGGAGAACACGACTCAGTTGCCGCACGAAATGTTGAAGCACCGTGTGGAGATGTTGCCTGTGGATGTTCGACCCACGGATGCCTCGACGATTCGCGACGCAAAGATTGAGTTGCGTGTGCTGCCACAAGCGGAGGGAACAAGGACGATTCGCACGAACGATTTCACTATGGAGTCGAGTCGTCCCACGATATTAATGACCGACCGCGACACGAATGCTCCTCTTCTGTTTCTGCGCGTCAGACCTTCCGAGTCTGTCCATGTCAAGGGCAAGCTTGCTGTCGAGACAAAGACAGCATCGCAGGTGTGTACTGCGACTACATCGTGGCATGTCGACCCGGTTCGAGCAAAGGAAGATAAGCGGATCTTCGTGGACGAGAATGCCGGGTCTCCTGCCGTGTTTGATAACTTCTACATCCAGCGGTCGTATTCGCGAGACGACCGTGGCAGACCCGATTGGATTGATTTGGATGTAGAAAGTGTTGGCGTGATTCCATCCAAGGAACTCGTGAAGATGGCGGTCCAGATTCTGCGAAAAATGGTTGGAGATTACATCAAGGAGGCAACTTCGAATATCGAGAAGCAGAAGGATAACGAGTATCGCATTCAGATTGATCAGGGAGGGCATACGGTGTGTGCACTTCTCCAGGAGGTCATATACTCTGGCACGGATGTAGGGTTCGTGTCCTACGACATCCCGCACCCGCTACGCACGGACACTGTCCTTCGGTTCCATACATCCAAAACGCCCGAATCCGTGCTTACAACGGCGCAGACTATCGTGGAAGAATATTGTGGGATTGTAGAAAAGAGTCTGTAAATACAATATGGCAGACATCATTACATTTGATGTCGCGGACTTCCAAGTTCTAGAAACATTCCAATATGAAGAAGAAGTGCAAAGGCCTGAAAATTTGAGGTTTTTCACTTTAGAGGAGCAATTACTGGATTACTTTGAGGCTAGGATGCCGCCAGGTAAACCAACCCGATTCCAACTCCAGGCATTGGAGAAAGAGCAGGACCGAGTCAAGGATGCATATCTGGCTTCCGTAGAAGACGCTGAGGACGGGTATGCTGTCAAGAAGAGACGCACGGTCCGTATGCCTTCTTGGGTCCATCCGCTCGCAGACAACTTTAACACGACTGAATACGATTACATTCAGAAGTGGGCACCTCTTTTTGATGAGAAGCAACGAGCCGTCGCGGGGTATTATACTAGGATGTTGAATGCTCTGCCAAAACCCTATCGCACCGAATCTACTGAAAATCCTCCTATTGATGGACGCACTGTTGCGAGACTGGAAAAGGGTGGAGATGTGCATGCGTTGGGTATGTTTGAGACGACACGCACGAAACTTCATGAAGATGGAACTCTTGAGATTATCGGTGTCCCGATCGACAATACGGCCGACGATATACGCATTCAAGGATTCTCTATGGATGCTCGAACGATTGAAATCCCGAATCCACTTGCCGGTCATCCCTTTCTGGAATCTGTGGCCGAAGGGAAACTTATCACCAAAGAGAAGTTTGAGACAGTGTATCCGTCCGTAGAAGCAATCCTGACACATGGAGTTCCAACCACACAACAACCGTTCACGGAAGGCATGAAGTATTTGAAAGTGTACGATGTTCGCTTGAACGAGATTCCTTGGTCTGTGTGGAAGCAGCGGTTTCCTCCAGTGGATGTGATTCTTGAACCTCCTCCGCCGATATCTGTGAACTTTCCTGCTCCGGCAGATACCCAAGCTCCTCACGAAATCCTGCAAAAGATGTACGGATCGCCTTGGAAAGCCGGAGTCCATCCTCGTCATTGGATGATGCAGCAGGAAGATGCCGGCACAATGGTTTCGCGGATGCTGTTGGCGAGAACAAACGAAGCCGGTTTGCTGAACGTAAAACCCATTGGAGAAATCCTCAGTACCCAGTTTCCCACATCCGATCCGTTGGAGTGTTTGAGGACCGACACGTTTGAAGACTTTCTCAATAGCGGTTTGTACAGAGGCGACAAGTGTGTGCCTATTGCGGCAATACATGAAGAGCAGGCGTCGTTAGTGGCGATGGGTCGTAAACCTTGGCGTGAAGATACCGAGGAAGAAATATTGAGGGCACATCAGGCGTTCTTGCGGTCCTACAGATTCATTCCAGAATCGATCAAATTACCGAAATACGACGCGACACAGAATTTGGAAACATCGGAATTGCGGAGAGACATTCTTTTGTTGCTGGCCGACCCTCAGCGGACCAATGAAGATAAAGTGGATGGCATGGACACGCTGTTGAAAGATATTCTTCCTGTAGACAGAGTGTTTTTGGACGCGAATGGATCGTTCATTGTGTGTCAGCACACTCTGGCAATCCTGAAGGGCGATATGGAAAAGAATCTTCAAGTGTTTTACAGAGACTGGACTGCATCAGACCTAGGGTTCCGAGTATGCACATCCTGCGGGGAAAGGGTTGGACAAGTGTTTGCCACACAAGATGAGTTTGACGGAGATGGGCGTCTTGTTGTATCCCAAGGCGTGCTCGATGAACCATCGTTCCACGGCCAATCTCAAATTGATTCGTTCTCGAATTCTCTGAAAAGACTCCACCATGTATTCCAATTAAAAAGCGCTGTTGATTCCGTGTTCTATCTGGTTCTTTCATTACTCCAGATCTTGCCAGAAGAGAAGCAATTGATTCCGGTTCTTCATGTTATGCGAAGACTTTCTGCCTCGTTCCGTGAGATTTCCAAGACCAAGAAATTTAATGATGATACTCGGAACAGAGTGGACGGAACTCTCGGCTTTGTTGGAGCGGTTGTCTTGATACAGACGCACAGTCCTTTCCTCATCCCGAGAAGGTCGTTTGGGTCTCGTCCTCTGATTCTGTCCGGGTTTCCTCGTGACACGAACGACACGAAGGTCAAGGGGATACTCGACACTCTTCTCTTCATGCTGAAGGGGATGTTTGAGGCGTTCCCGGGGTCTTTTACAGGAAGCATTGTTCCGTTCGTCCGTCAAGTAATGGGGAAGCAGGACGCCTTGAAGACAGAATGTGAAAAGTATTTGAAGAGCATTTCTACGAAAGATTATGCGGCGCAGTTCGAAGATGCTCGTATTCGTTATAACAGTGTTCCGTCGGACGAACCGTTACTGAGCACGAATACTTTACCTCTTATGATATTCGAGAAGACCGCGTATGCGCCGTCAGAAACTCTGGACCAGCAACCCACAAATCCTCTATGCAATTCCGTTCAACCTACATCGGTTCTTCAACCAAAACAGGGTCCCAATGTCCGCCAGATGCCCACGAGATTATCGGACGCAATCCTTCCTGCGAAACATGCCATGACCGTTCCTATTCAAACAGATTCGGGAGTTGGTCTTCAGAAAATCAGCGATACAGATATTCGTGCGAACCTTCAGTTAAAGTTTCCTGCATTAAAGGTCCCAGGTCTTCAAAGATTCGTGAATGAATCGAATGACGGAATCGCGTTGATGACGCTATTGCATAGAATGATGGACATATTGAAACCTTCAGCCAATAGTGCTTTCAGAGAATCGCTTGTTCTTTTGGATACTACGATTGATCCGTCCTTGTTGCGCGATACGGTGCGCGGATTGATATTCAAGTTCTTACATTCTGTTGCAAAGAAGGAGAATACGGAACTTATCTTACAGCGTGCCGTGCGTAAGGATCTAGTTATGCGTATGGTTCTTCTGAAGAAGGAGGACGCAGAGAAAATACAGAATTCTTTGAGAGCAAAGGAGCGAGAGACATTCAAGCAGCGTATGAGGCAGATGCCTGACCAGGAGCGCGAGGTGACCAAGCAATTACTCGACATTGGACTCGCAGGATACATTATCACGAACGAGGATCGCAGAATATTCGCAAAAGAGCAGGAAACTGTCGACCAGGACGAGGAGACGCTGCGAGGGATTCAAGATATGGACGAAAACATGCCGGAAGATGGGCATAACGCGACTAGGGATGTTGAGGATGGAGAAGCGCCGATTGGAGAGGGCGGACACGCGCTCGAAACGGACTATGGTGATTATGGAGACAGAGCAGATAGGGATAAGGGCGATTACGGGGAGGATAGGAGGTATGATTTTGGAGAGGGTGATGGAGTTTAACTTGTATAAAAGTAATGGCGCAAATCACATTAGACGAGCTAGAGGAGGAGTTTAATGAAGAATGGTGTGATTGCACCTGTTGTTTTTTGTGTTTAAGGTTAGGATACTAGTTTCTTCAGAGTATATAAAATGCCTACGCTCCCACTCCCTATGAATTCTCAAATTTTCCCTTCGACTATGGTTTCTGTAATCGCGGATTACAAGAAGATGGCATCTGAGTATGCGTCTTCCTCCGACGAGACTATTCGGGCGTCCTACAAGGTGATTCTTGACAAAAAAATTGCCGATCTTCGTGTAATGCTTCTTGCTTACACGTCTTCTGCTTCTTCTGCGATTGATGCTTTGGTGGTCGCTTAATCCATCACGACTTTTTCAACGATGTAATTACGCTCCTTGTAGAGCGTTAAACGCGCTTGGAATTGGCGACGAAATGTGGAGTCCACAATGTCAAAGATGAGCGGCGCAACAGTTCGTTTCGCTTTCTCCACTCGGAGAATTCGTCCAACAATTTGTTCGATATCAGGACGTGGTGTTGCCATAACTAATGTATTTAAACTTGCTAGGTCGAATCCCTCCTTCACTAATTGGTAGGTAGAAATTAGAATTCGTTTTGACTCGCAAAACTCGGTTCTCACAGCAGGTTTCATACCTCTTGCGAGAATCCCAGTATGGGCCTGAATTTCTGGCGGAAGAAGTTCAAACAGTTTTTTGGTATGGTCGACTCGATCCGTCAGAACCAGAATTTGCCGGTTTTCTTCCTCAAACACATCCTTCAGCAACTCAATCAGCATTTGGTTGCGAGGTTCGTACTCGGTGAGTTTATTCACCATAAGAGATGTGAACATCACTCCTGCCTGATTCTTGATGACCGTATTGAACTCTGCGTCCTCTGTCTCGAACTCCATGACTTCCACCTTGACGCCAGAATCCACCTTTTCCGCAGAATTTGACTGATAGAGCATCGGACCCAAGCACCAATTGATGACATGCATCAATCTATCTTTACGCTCTGGAGTCGCACTCAGACCCAGCATATGTTTGGATGTTAATTTGGGAATCGCTTGAACGAATGTTTCAGATGCAATGTGATGACATTCGTCGACAATCACGAGCCCGAACCCTGAGAATGTCTTTGGGGGAAACTTCTTCATGGATATAGTTTGGAGCATGCCAACCACAATGTCTTTGTCTTGAATATCTAAGATCTCGCCCTGAATGGTCCCGACGCGTGCCTTTGGAAGGAATGCTTGGATGCGCTCGACCCACTGGTCCTTTAGAAACCCAGAGTGTACCAAGACAAGAGTAGGTAGTTTGAGTTGCGACGCGATGTAGAGACCGCAGACGGTTTTGCCTCCGCCCGTTTGCAGTGAAATGACTCCATCACGAGGGGTTGGAAGTAAGAAGGAATTAACGACGGGTTCTTGCGCTGGTCGAATTGAGCCCGAGAACTGCCAATATTTGTCCTCTGTTTTTGGTACGTCGCGATACGAAACACTTGGTGGCCCGAACGTTTCAATGCCATAATGTTTGGGAACGTATATATGCTCCGCAGACTCTAGGTAAACTGGGTAACGCTGGACGAACTGGGGCTTTACGAACACGGATGGGACGTAAGGGCGGACGTTGAGAATGCCTTTCAGATGAACGAGATTCTTAACGTCTGTTTTCGGAAGTCTGTATCCGTGAATCGTCAGTGCCATATATGCTTTCTCTAGGTTTGAAAATGGATTTCCGTTTTGCTCCTAGGAATCAGCAATCTCAAAACATGGACGCCGGTATTCTAGTTACTATCCTTATTATCATGATTGTTGTCTTCGTAGTCACTTCTTTCTTCGAGGCAAGATCTATGAGTTATTCTCGTTGAAAACGAACTTTGGCGAAGCTTGTAAAGAAAAGTAAACACATGGAGCCTATTGGAATCTTCTGCGTGACCACGATCGTTGTCCTGATTCTGTCTATGGCGTATTGTTGGTGTAAGACTCGCCTCAGCTGAGAATTACATTGACAAACGGATGTAAGCGCCTTGCCTCTTGGGTGAACCTACTGTCCTTAATTGTAGTAAAAATGCGCTCACACGAAGCCAAAATTAAAAAATCAATCAGCATATCCACATTTGTCAAATCCTTAGTTCCATTCAAAGTATTTTTGTCCAAAGTATGATTTCCTTTACCTGGTTGAGAGGATTGTTGGACAGCAACCTGGCTAATCACATAAGTGTTCGGATAATAGCGCTTCCATATCTCCAAATGCTCCTTGTCGTCCGATACTGCAACCATATGTGCTTTATTCATGCCTCCGTTGATTGTAATGTTTGAAACAATTGATTGAATGCTCATCATTCGCTTTTGAGGCCTCAAACGGTCGGTCCCACGAATATGAATGCCCCACGACTGTTCAACGGGATATTTCGATTTGTGTTCGCGAACCTTCTGGATAATACGCTGATCGACGACTCGAAACACGTTCGCAAAAAATGTAGAGTTTGGGTAGAGCATACGTATGCCCATACTCGATGCAACTACGACGTCCGCGTCATAAGGATCTTTTAAAACACCTAAATCAAGACCTTCGTCTTTATGTTGCTGAACAAAGTCGTAAGAGATATGCTCATCCAAATGTCCCTTCCAGTATTTTGGGTGATATGTTGCGTCGGCAGGAATATCATCAAGAGATTTTAGGACCGGCATATTCACGAGATTGAAATATGTATAAAAATCCTCAGAACCGTGAGACCACATAGGATCGCGCCAATCGACATAGATTTGTAGATTGTAATGGAGCGCATACGCGACTGCCATCTTCAAACTTTCAAGACGGTCTCCGAAGCCCAACCATCCCTTGACAATCAAATACTTCATTTATCGAAAATGGATTTAATAATGTGGGAGGAAGGACGAACATACTGAGAGCAAAGAATGAACTACTCCACGGAGGAGAAGCAATCGAATTATGGGTTTCTGATGGATGCGATTCGCCATGTGGAGAGAGGAGATCGCATCACGGAAGACTGGATGGAAGAACAAAAGGACCGCATACTGCTATACCGCGGTTTCTGGCCGGACATGTCGCTCCTCAATCCCGATATCAAGGACCACAATTTTCGGGCATGGGCAGTGGAGGTAGAGACACTCCTCGAGAGTCTGTGCGCGGATATTCGAACCTACAAGACATTCTCTGTCCCTGATTACCATCGATTCAACATCGGCATTCGGCGAATGGCACAAGTGTTTGCAGAAGACGAAGACTTTACGGATATGATGGGCAACCTCAAGTTCTAGTTAAAAAATAAATAACCGAAAAAGTGAAGGCTTTTTTGGTTGAATAAAAGAGTTGTATTTAGTAAAAGAAATGAACCGAGCATACGACTATAATGGCACAGTCGTGTCTCAGTCCAAACCCAACCCAGTGCTCCGGACGGTCCGTAAGAAGGTTCAAATTGATTCGGCGGATCGCGATCGTTCCAAGTATTACACGAACGGCGATTTCATAGTGTACTTGCCTCGCGTATACGAAACGGTGACATCTATACGCCTTATCAGTGCAGAATTCCCGCCACTGGCTCTTGCTTCTGGATTGTCTACCTCGGGAGCACTCAAGCACTACTACACGAATGGACCGAACACCAACAGCGATTCAACAACCTATACTACTGATGTTGCTCTCAATCAGTATTATTACTATTTTGAACTCGACATTGATGAGGCAAATAAGGTCGATGAGACCACTGTTGCTGCTGACAAGTCGACATTCACAGACGGGTTTTTTGCCCATATTCCGGCTATGCCACAGGTACATGCGTCTGGAGAGTATTTCAATTCGTACAGCGACAAGTCGGGACCCGATAATGTTTCCCACTTCAACCCTCCGATCCGTAAGCTTGACAGGATGCGTATTCGTGCACGGACTCACGACTTACAGGGGAATAAGGGGTTCATTTACTGGACGCGCGATGGACTCGTCGCAGACAAAAATGTCTCGAATAACAATCTTGAAGACGCCACATCCAATACAAACATTAACTTTACCTTGATGTTTGAAATTGAGTATTTGGATAATGGGTTTGATGATTTTTCTAGTTTTGAGTCGCGTCTTTCGTTGCGCGCTTAAACGAAGTTCTTTAGTTCCGCAGTTGCCTCCTCCATCATTCCAATCAGGCGCGTCATTCGCTCCCGGTCAATAATAATCATCGCAGGGTCAGCGTTCACCACCTTCTTCTGAGGCATAATATGGTCAACCAGCACATCCAGAGGCATGTGATACACTACTGGACCGTATGCCCACTGTTGGTCGATGAAGTGGACGTAGTTGATGCCATACAGAACGTCGGCGAGCGTCTTGCCGTTATCCACTGCCCACTCTTCCAGCGTGTTATATGTCTTTCCAGACACGTAATCGACATAATTCTTGCGATTGGGAATGCAGTGGCGAATCTGGGTCTTCTTCAGCTCGGCATATGTTGCAATATTCTCCTCGTTGCGAGGATATGGGACAGCAGGAACCGAAAGCTCGGATGCGAAGAAGAAGTAAGGAGGATGGTAAGTGCAATCGGGAGTGGGGGCCTGTAGATCCTCAGGAAGCTTCACGAGCTTTGCGAAGTCAGAATCAGCGATGATGTTGCGACCATACTTGCGAGAGCGGGAAAGAATTACGGAGTCCATTGTGATATTACTATTCCTACATTCCGAAAGTCCAATCCATTTTCAACGTAGACGCTTTCCGAGACGGACAAACGTGTCGAGAGTGAATAAGAAGAAAATGCCTGTGAACACGTACAGCAGGGCATCATGAGTAGACGCAGACTCATATCCGGTCTTATTCTGCTCGATCATGCTCAAAATCTTATTCAATTTCAATTCCTGCGCCTGAACCTGGAATCCAGGAGGGGCATAGGGATATTCATTGGTCATCTCTTCACGGAAATTGTCGGGACTGCGGATGGCGCGCGACTTCGTGGGCTGGAAATTACGTTCACCTTCTTCGTCCGTCTGGACGATAGGAAGACTCTTGGTAAGATCGTCAATGGCGTTCTTATTTTGGAACCTAGCGATCTGAGTCCTTTCGGCAGGCGATGCTGCGACTCTCCCTTCTTTCTGGGCATCTCGTTTCGGTTCAGAACCAGGTTTATTCAGGGGTTTACGAGATTGAAAGGATGACCCCCACACTTCCACAATATCTGCCATTACTCTTCCACATACAGAAAAATATTACAATTCACTTTAACAAATGCGCCGCCAAGAACTTATAGCAGCCGTTGCCGTGGTGCTTTACATTGTATTTTTCTCAATGCCCCCTCCAGCGTTTGTCAGTGCGATTCTGAACAACATTGTCGGACTCTTTGCGGCGTTTGCAGGAGCCGCGTATGTTACGCTGTACAAGAGCAAGATTGTGGGCGGACTTCTTTTGCTGACGCTTGTTATCAGCATTTCGCGCGGAGGACGCGAAGGGTTTGACTCTTCTCTGGGTAAGTTTGTGATGGCAAGCGATTCTGGTGCTCAACCGGATGATCCGGGAAGAGATGGCGTCCACTTTATTCCGGCTGGAAAGAGCGAAAGGTATCTTCTCCCAGGTTGCAACCCGTGTGGGGTTGAGAACTATTGCACGAACCTGGACAAAACGATGACGTGGGAACGAATTAAGGCTTTGACTGATAAAGGAGCATTCGCGTGTTCGCAGATTGTCGTTGACGGCGGATCCGCTTCTCCTGACGCCGGAAATAATCCTCCTGACAGGGTCCCGGGTCCTGGGGACGCACCCGTGGGGGGCGGAGGAGATGGAGGAGGCTCTGGAGGAGGAGGGTCTGCAGGTGGAAACAGCAATGGAACCGGAGCTGCGGACGGAACTGCTCCGGTGATGTCGTGTAATCTCGAGAGTTATGCGAACTATAAGCGGTCAGGACAAACCGATTTTGCTGCGTTCTAAATAATGGACTATAGGAGACTTATCGGGATTTTAATTCTAGGACTCTTCATTGTCTACATAAACCAGACGATACGAGAAGGACTTGACATGGATCCTAATTCACCGTGTCCGGATGGAAAGGTTCGGATTGGCGGGGGTCCACAACGTCCTTGCGGTGTTCCAGGCTCAACCTTTCGTCCTAAATATAGGGGATCCGAAACTCCAACATGCGAACCTGGTTACACATACCTAGGCGGAGCAGGGGAATGCGTGAAGATGGAAGGAGGTGTCTCCGTCCGAGGCGGAAAAATCATTTGCCCTGCTGGCGCATTCGCAGTAGAGGGGGCACCAGAATGCTATGAACAATGTCCTGCAGGAACCACGGAGGATGGCATTCTTTGTGGTCCAGCCGCATCATCGACGACGACAACTACAACACCCCCACCTCCAAACGACAAGAGTGTCCTTTCGGATCTTCCAGTACCATCGATGTCCTGCTCTGTTGAAAACTTTGCCCCTTCTGAATAAGAGATGCTTGATAAAGTGGACACCACACTTCTGTTCACCGGCATCATGATGTTGGTTCTGAATACAACAAGTCGTGACATCTTACATGAATTCAGCGACAACGACGAAGAGTATAGGCGGAATATAATCCTTCGTCGGCTTGCTATTTTTGCTGTGTGTTTTATCGGAACGCGGGACATTATTCACTCATTGCTTCTCACTGCCGCATTCGTGGTGATGGCTACAGGACTCCACCAGTCGAAGTCGCTGTATGCGCGCGAAGGATTCATTCTGACAACCTCTCTTGCAGACCGGAATGCTGCTGCTTTGGCTGCACGGCCAGCGGCAGCACCTCCTCCAGTATGCCCTACAGGACAGAGTTGCCGCCCACCACCTCCTCCTCCTACGGTTTGCCCTACTCCCCCTCCTTGTCCGGCTTGCCCGGATTGCCCGACAATATCCTCCGGAGGAGGGACACCTTCAGGGACAGCGACACCTGCCACCTGCAGAGCTGGGACTATAGAATCGGACAAGATCTTCTATGGTACTAGGCTCCCTGATGTTAGCGCTAACAGCGCAGCCCTGTGTGGAACTGAGTGTTGTAACAATAGTAGTTGTAGTGGATTCACTTTCTATCCTCCCGCAGGAGGACCAGCTAAATGCTATTTGTATTCAGGAACTCTTACTTCCGGAGACCAATACTGGGGTCAGTCCTCAGGAAGAGTTATTCGGACGGCAGCAACTACAACATCGAATTTACCTTCATCCACACCAGCTCAGAACCTAGGGTTTGGAATGACTGCTGCGCAACTGGCGGCTCTCCAGCAGCAAGCGGCAAATGGTTCTACGACTTCGATATATAATCCAAGCTAAGCATTTGGTAATTAAAGCTTGAAACTTACGGAGTTCTTTCCGGTAGATCCGCCCTTACGCGGCGTGGGAGGAGGCATCGCGACCTTCTTCGTATCCTTCTGGACCTGCGCAAGCAGATCATCTAGGTTGGGAAGTCCTGGTGCCTTCATTTCGCGGGTTGGGGGAGGAGGCGCGAACGATGCAGAAGGAGGCTGGGCGTTTGGGCGCGCAATCTTCACAGGACTCTTGATTGTGGTGGGAACGCGTCCAGGGTTCTGAGTCTGCTGGGGTGGTGGCGGAGGCATCATAGAACTCATGTAACTAGCAAGGCCAGCCATAGGGTTCGCCGAGGGCGCAGCAGGGACATACGCAGGCATCTGAGGTTGAGGAGCAGACTTCATATCGCGCGTCTGCTGCTGCATCGCGGCCGTCGCCAACTGACGGGCAATGTCCGGGTTCGTCCGTAGAACCTCATCGATATTCGGAATAGGCGCCTTACGTGCCATCTGATTCGTGAGATGGACCATGTAGACCATCATACATGTGCGAATAGGGATACGAACGAGAGGATGCATCTTCATCTTGTCGCCGTAGAGGTCATACAGTTCCTCGAAATCCTCCTCCATGTCCACAACATTCATCTGCGCAGACTCCGAAAGACCGTCCAAATTCAGTCCAAACGCCTTCATCATCGCCACATTCTTCGACCCCCACTCCATAGCCGACATGCCGGTAATATACCAATCGCAGAACTGCTTGATGGTCTGGTCCATCGCCTTCTCGCGCCTCATGAACTCCAGCTCCATCTTCATCTCTTCAAGAGGCGATTCGAGAGTGAAGCGCTTGCGCATAGGCACGCCCATCTTCTGAAGACGCTCGAACTTCCTCAGCATCTCGTACTTCTCCTTCATCGTGTGTTCCTCGGACATACGACGAGGTGCGGGCGTATGCTGAGAGAACGCGTCCGCATTCATGTTCTGAAGACCTTCGGAACTCTCAAAAGGACCGGTCTCGTTCAGAGTCGGAAAAAGACGGGGCGCAGGCGCCGACTGCGCGGACTCTCCCGAAAACTCAGGGAAATCAATTGTTTGAATGTCTGCCATGCGAGTGTCCGGAGCGCCCGTGACTTGGATGTTTGACAACATATCTGCTCCGATAATACCTTCCATTTGTTGTATCTGAACGGTTCAGTTCTGAAAACTAGAACGCATTAATGCTCCATCACCCACAATCCTTGTAAAAAGCAGTCGGCAAGATCGTCTTTCTTAGGATGCTTTAACATATAGGATTTCCATGTTTCGGTAGGAACAAGCTCCGTAGCGTGAACAATTCCGGTACTCTTTCTGCCCTTATAGGTTTTTGTGGAATCTTCGAGCGAAATCATGTTGGTGAGTTTATGAACAGCAGATACTCCCTTACATTTGAACCCTTGGCACACAAACCACATATGGAGCATTGCTTGGACACACAACATGCGCTTATCCGGTTGCTGCTCGAATGCAATCAGAGTCGCATCTTTCCACATATCTTTGCGGGCTTCCAAGCATTGAGCGATCGGTCCTGCCAAATCCACGACAGAACACTGCTTTGCCGACTTGATACATCGTTTCCAAACATTCGCAGAATAATGAGCAAATAGTTTATCTACAAGTTCTTTCTTGGTCTTACCTTCCAAATTGACTCCAGATGCTTCAGTCTTCAAAACACTCAACTCTTTCTTGTTCAGCGATGTTTTGGTGATTGGTTTGGCGCCTTTTGGGCAATGTGTTTTGCAAGCATACGCCGATTCATCGTGTTTCATGTAATTTGCGGCTTTCTTACATTTGAAGCACTTGGGGTTATCATGTCCTGCTGATTCCGCCATAACGTCAATCAAGTCCCAGTGTAAAATCTTTACATTGGAGCGAGTTGTTCCTTCCATCACGCAAAATGCTAGGTTGCGCAACCCTACGTCAAATGATACGAGTTTCATTGTGTTGTTGTGTGTTTAATGTTTAAGCAGTGGCCTTCAGAAGTTCGATGAGGGCAGACTTGGAGTCGCGCTTTCCGAACGGAATGCCCTTCTGGGTCAGAAGTTCGCGGAGCTGGACCGCGGTCTTCGTCTGGAGGTCGTCAATATCAACCTCCTCCTTAGGAGAAGAAACTGGGGGTGCCGTCACATGCTCAACAGACAGGCGGTCGTCCTCGTCAACGGGCGCATCCTCTTCAACCTCTACCTCCGCCTCAGTCTCGGTTTCAGTCACAGTCTGATGAACTTCAGGGCAAGTCTCCTCTACCGGTGCAGGGGTCATGAGGGAGGTGACTACGAGAGACAGAGACTGCACATGCTGCTGGAGGCGCGTCTGCTGCCAATACAGATATCCGACCATACCGGACACCACAAACACCATTGCGGCAAGAACGAGAATACTAGCATATGTGAGGTCCATTTAGTAGTTTCATAGTATTCATTCTGTAAGTTTTAACGCTAGTCAATACAAATGCCGACTCCAGATGCTTCAGCGTTCACGCGTCAGTCCAAACTTCGTGCGTTCCAAGGTCAAACACGCGACAACAATGTGAAGGTATTGACCCACCTATACCAACCTATCATCCGCACCTCCGGATTAGTGGATTTCCTGCCTTCGTTTACCAATAAGGTCGTGGCACCAAAGACACGGGCCCTTCCTTGGGCTCGCGTGAGCCAGAACATCACTTACATTGACAATAAGCGCATTCGGTAAAAAATACTGTATTGTAAATAAATGCCTGAAGAATCTGAAATCACGAAGAATGTCTCGAATGAGACGGTGACGACCTACTACTACGCGATGTTCATCATTGCGCTGATTGCGACCGGAATTTTGGTTCTGGCGGAACTCTACATCATGACATCCAGTCCCAAGCGCGGATTCATGATGCTTCTGCGCACACTGCCCACAATCGTTCTCGCGATCCTGAACTCGATGTTCCTCTACATCCTCAGCACTCGCGCCTTGAAATAAAGCAGACATAGTTACAAATGCATATCCTACCACATCATTGGTATTTCCTCATTCTCAAATCAATCGTTCTGCTTCACATTATTCTCGACCATCAAGGATACGAGATATCAAAATATTGGGTGTTTGAGTTTGCAGATGTTCTACTTCGAGTATCGCTTGGACTGTATCTCGGAATAAAGTTCTGGCTATTCTACACCAAGAGCATATCGTTTGAAGACTCGTTGCTCGTTTCTGTAGCAGGATTCATCTTATTAACAGATATAAAGTTCGGACCTCTGATTCAAGCCTATAAGATACGAGATGAAGCGGTTACATACACCACCTCGTATATAAAATAATGCTCCTCGTGCTAACTACGCTCCCTCACTACCTATCGGTAATCCCGGTATATCCACACGATCTGTATGAATACAAGACCGCAATTATCGTCTCATCGACAATTTCGGTAGTTTGGCACGCATACGGGCAACCAGCAAACGTCGTCCTTGTTATGGATTATGTCGCAGCATGTTATTGGGCGTTTTATGAGATTCATTTGTCTCACAATGACGATACGTTAAAAATTTACCTTTTGAATTTCTTCCTTCTTATTTTGAATGCGATTGCACACGGTTCCAATGATTACATTCTCTATCACAGCGCATGGCATATCACATCTGCTCTGAAGTGTTTTTATGTCGCGACTCTAATTTCGAGGCGTCAACCTTTCAAAACTCTTCGTCGAGTCGAATCTCCATATCCTTCTGGTTCATACCCACACCAGGCTTTGAATACTCACTGACCTTCTTCTCAAAGAAATTGGTCTTACCCTCCATGGAAATCAGGTCCATGAAATCAAAGGGGTTCTGGGCTGAGTAAATCTTGGGAATGCCGAGCTGTACGGCCAGACGATCAGCCACGAACTGAATGTACTGTGTCATATCACGGGCATTCATTCCAATCAGAGAGCAGGGCAGAGCATCGCAGATGAATGCAGTCTCCTTCTCCACTGCCGATTCAATAATATCCTTGACAGTAGAAGCATCAAGCTTATTCTTCAACTTGTGGTACATTGCCACCGCAAACTGGGTGTGAAGACCTTCATCACGAGAAATCAGCTCGTTGGAGAATGTCAGTCCAGGTAGAAGACCGCGCTTCTTAATCCAGTAAATCGCGCAGAAGGAACCGCTGAAGAAGATGCCCTCGACGCACGCGAACGCAACCAGACGAGTGGCGTAATCCTCTGCCGAATCAATCCACTTGACTGCCCATAGAGCCTTCTCCCGGACGCACGGAATCTCATCGATTGCACGGAAATACTTGCGCTGCTCGTCCTTGTCCTTCACATACTGGTCAATAAGGAGCGAATAGGTCTCGGAGTGAATGCCCTCGATCGCATTCTGGAAGGCATAGAAGAGACGGGCGACGGGAGACTGTACGTCCCGCTGAAATCGGGAAGCAAGATTGTCCTGAACGATTCCGTCCGACCCCGCGAAGAATGCCAGAATGTGCTTAATGAAATACTGCTCCTTCTCCGTCAACTTATTCCAATCTTCCTTATCTTTGCTGAAATCAATCTCCTCGGAGGTCCAGAAGGATGCTACGGCCTTCTTGTAGAGGGCATACAGATCCTCTTCATACGGGGAAATGGGGAAGAGAGTGTAGCGCTGGCCGAGAGTGGTGGTAGAGGGATCGAAGAGAGGGTCCATATTTATACAAAACAGAAAGGAGTTAGATACTTTCCGTTTTGTATATACAAATGTCTGGAGACCCCTTCGCAAACACAACTACCGTTAAAAATATCCTTCAGCATATCATTTCTCCCAAGATCGTCAGTGACGGAGCGAATGGATACGTGTCAAAAACTGATTTGGTGAATGTTCATAATCTGATATTTGAAGCAGGAGCGTCCAACGAAGACGGTAGTGTTGGCAATCCATATACGACGCAATGTGGAAGAACTGAGTTCCCAGACGGAGAGGTTATGACAGTTTTTCACTCGCGAGTAACTCCAACGAGTATCATCATAGCTTCATGTCAATCAGGCTTCGGTATCTTTGTAGTATCTGTAGTTCCTGGTAACGGATATTTTAATATAACTTTGTCATCAGGAGGAGGATATGCTGCTGGCTGGTTTATTGCGAAGTTCTGAGTTTCGTTACGATTTTATACAAACTCAATACCGATACTTTCGATAACTCGGAAACGTTCTTCATCTCGACTTTGGTACTCAAACCCATGATATGTGCTACGACGCCGGCAACGATAGTCTTGGGAGTATGTTCCAGTTCTCCGCCGTCGTGCGTCGATAGTTCCAACAACATGTCCATAACTTTCTGTCTCTGGCCATCATTCAATCCTAAATCCGATGTAAGGCGTTCTGCAATTCCAAACTGAGTATCCAACACGGTATTCTCCGTTTGAGAGAATCGGGCGATGGCCTTACACAATGTTCGAATATTGACCTGAAACATCTTTGCAATCTCTTCATGTGTCCTGGATGCGTTCTGGTTACGACATGCCACAAACACAGCTGCGCCCATACATGCACGCCTCGTATCACCTCGCACCTTTTGAGCATCCTCCATCTGCTTATACAGCCCACAGGCATCGAGCATAACAGACTTCGGAAGACCGGCATGCGTACACGGCAACTGAATCGCATCGAATATACCCATCCAAGATCTCTCACTGTTTGAGAATAATGACCAACATGTCAATCTCTGAACTCCTTTCAGTTCCTTATTTCCCGACGCAATTCCCCGGTGGGACATGACGGACCCATACGATGAATTTGGAAGTAAATCGGATGTCACGAATCCAGTGCGGCACTGGTCTTCGCCCTTATGGTCTTCGTACTGTCTCCATTCTGCTCCTTCATCAATGACTGTATCTAAAATACGAGCACAATCCGTGCATATATGCTGGCCTTCCTCTGTAACTAGGTTTTCGTGTAGGCAGTCCATGTTGAATGCTCTAACGTATCAGTTCGCAAGTCCGTTTTTTACTTGGAATAACGCAGAGATAAGTCTAGAATCGAACCTTCCGTTGGCAATATTGCCTTGAGAGGCGTGTCAAAGTTCTTCTCATACACATACTTCAATTTCTCACCCAAATCGTTCATGAATAAGAAAATTGCATACATGAAGAACATGCCAGACGTATACGTGTCGACAAACGCGGCCATTTCGTGGCGCACGGGGAAGATGGGTGCAGAGGTATTGATTGTGAACACGGACCAGAATGCAATCAGGGCAAGCAACGATACTTCGACTGCAATATCAAACAGCTGGAACGGAGTTGATTTCTTTTTCCATTCGTCTGTGAATTCATCAAACAGATAATGGAAGACAAACGACACAACTCCCCCTAGGAATGCGTATACAATCGATAAAAGAGCAATGTTCAAACTCAAATTCTGGATGTCAGATGCGTAGAGTTTATGAGAGAACACGTTCTCTGTATACACGACCATTTGTTTAATCTGTGACTTTTAATATCATCACACCTCCACCAATCATGGCAATGGCAATAAAGTCGTGAAAGTGAAGAACCTCTTTGAACAGCATGACGCCGACAACGGTGGTGGCTAGAACGGACAGACCCGACCACAATGCATTGGTCATTGCCATACCTGTCCTGTGATACGTCTGACACAACAAGTATCCTACAACCGTATAGAAAAGTATACCGACCAAAAAGAACCGAGAATCGTCTAAACTCTTTTTGAAGCAGGACATTGCGAGAGTCTCACACAATACGATAAGGAGCACGTAAAAGACAACATGGGGAATCCCTGCCATTTACCTTTCATGCGGTAAAAAAGCAATTGTCGTAGGATCATAGACTTGTGGCCTATAATTCGTAGTTAGAATGGGTCTGCCTCCGTCACGTCCCTTTACGGGTTTTACCCAAGAAATAAAGAGGAACTTGTTTTCAACAATCCAAATCCAATAACCTGCTTTCGTGAACTCGCGGACCAGAAACTCAAACGCGTCTTTCAGAGCAAACAATGGGTAACCAAACACGTAGGTTGGCACGTCATACAGGATGTATGGTGCGTTGGGGTTATGAATGGCCTGCTGCTTTATCTTTGCCTGTATTTGGGCAATCACAGGACCCATCGCAGCCATTCGGTTCTCACGTCGTTCTTCCTGCTCTTTCCATAAATCATTCGCTTTCAGCATCTCTGCTATGTATCACTAAAAGAATGCGTCTGCCGTTTCGCAAGCTCGTTATGAGTGGCGGAGGCGTGAAAGGTATACTCCATGTCGGGGCCCTACTCGAACTATCCAAGCACCAATCACTGAATTTTCCGGATGGAGTGTACGGGTCATCGATTGGGTCAGTCGTCGCCACATATGTCGCATTTGGACTTCCTATGGAGAAAGCGCACGACCTTATTCAAAAATACCTTTCCTTCGAAGCGATTCTACCCACATTTGACTTTGAAAGTGTTGCGGCTGCGTTCTCTGGAAAAGGGGTTGGTGGAATGGACTCTTTTGAAAAGCAAGTTCTTGCCCTGTTTGATGATGCTGGACTGGATATTCGGACCAAGACGATGTCAGAGGCATCCATGCCGCTCTATATAGTCGCAACGAACCTTACAGACGGAGTTCCATCTTTATTCTCAGATAAAGTCTCAGTCCTCGATGCTCTGAAGGCATCGTGCTGCTTTCCTGGAGCATTCAGGCCGTATGAACTCTATGGAAAGGCATATATTGACGGAGACATTCTATTGCCTTCAATTTCGTGCATTGTGCCAAATATCGAAGAGGATACACTCATTCTTGTTCTTCCCAAACGGAGGCAGTGTATTCTTACACCACGTCGGATTGAGACGATGTCTCCTGTCGATTATATTAGCGAAATTCACACATTGAAAATGCGTGCCGGTCAAATGTTTAACAGGAATGCCCAAACAGTGCCATTGACCTACAAAAACTTGGAAAGCAGTTCTGATCTGTCGCAAATGGATATTCCGGATATTTTAGTTAGTGCCGGAAGTCAACTAAGGGTGTTCCTCGGGACCTAAGGACTTCACTAGGAATTCTCGGAACTTGTCTTGAGAAGGTATTGCACTCATTTCAGTCTCTTTGCCGTCGACAATGAGTTTGAACGTGGGATAGCCCGTGACGTTATGTTTCTTCAGAAGATCGGCATGATTATCTCCGTCATACTCTTCGAGAGACACCTTCTTTCCTCCGTAGGTAGTCGGATGCGTCTTCAAATCCTCAACGAACGCGTCCCACTGAGGGCGCGCCTTTTTGGACCAAGGACAGTGTGTGCTCGAAAAGAAGATAAACCTGGGTGTCGTTTTCGAGGTCTCCTCTGTTCCACTCGCAGATCCTGTAGATGGTGGAACTTCTAATGTCAGAATCGTGTTGACGTACACAGTGTATGCGACTACCCCTATTGCTATCCATCCTAGAATAAGGAAAATGAACTCAAGTTCCATCTTTACGAAATGACGGGTATAAAACTTTGGCGTTTTCTTGCTCAGTAGCATACCATTTGCGATAGGCCGACGCAGGAGTCAGTGTAGTGCTCAGTATCATACTCCAAGCGATATTGTTCGTCTGTCTCTCAGGTTCGTATGGTTTCGGAACAATCTTCATCCATATTCCGTTGTATCGCACTACGTCCATTGCTCTATTTTGTCAGATGTATGAAACCCGCTTAGAGCTTGGGGAATCCGACCAGGTTGGCACCAATACCGAAACCAGCGCCCGAGCGGGCAGAGGAACCGACACTGGGGGCGTACACGTCGAGAATCGCGAAGGTTGCGAGCGCAGTCAGGGCAATCATTCCAATCTCGGACAACTTCAGGACCTTGCCGGGGAGCATATAGGCCGCAACGGCAACGGCCAGACCCTCCAGGGCATACTTCACGAGGCGAGTCATAATATCGCTCAGATCAATAGAAGGCTCAGCAGTCTTCTGTTCGGGCATTTTATAGTTCTATTCAGAGAAATTATTCGTTTGATATGGATTTTCATATACTGCGCCCACTATAAACAAATGCCCCGTGAGACTCTCCCTACCCGCGAAGACGATGGAACCACGATTGATTATCTGGAGGAGGACCCTGAGGTTCCGACCCAGCGTTACTGCATTATTTCTTTCATCTCGCCCGAGAAGGTTCTTGAGCAGAAGGCCGAGTTCTACAACTCCAAGTTTGTGGAGTGGCTGGAGTATGACTGGAAGATCAAGGGTATGGAGAAGTACAACGCTTTCCTTGCCCAGAAGTATTCTCTGAAGGTTGAGGATCTGTTCGCCGACCTCGCAGAGTTCACGAAGGTGCACAATACGGATATCGCGAAGACGGACATCCACGAGCAGCATGCCGTGTTCCTGCTCAAGAAGGAGAAGGAGATTGAGTCTCTCTTCACTGAGAAGGTACAGTTCCAGACCAATGTGCGTGGTGTCAAGGTGCGTCGCATCTTTGCGGATCTCCAGGAGGCTCAGATGTATGCCAAGGTCCTCCAGCGCCGCTACCCTCGGGACAACCTGTATGTCGGTAAGGTGGGTGCGTGGCTCCCTTGGGACCCTTCGGAGCACATGATGCCGGAAGTCGAGTATGCCGAGAAGGAACTGAACGAGCTCATGAGGAAGTATAAGGAGAACGAGACGAACCGCGAGATCTTCTTCGAGGAGGAGAAGACAATGAAGATGGAGAAGCAGAAGAAGGAGAATGCGGAGCGCACTCGCAAGACGATTGAGGAGCTTGCTGCAGAGACAAACGCGTCTGCCAGCGAGGCCCAGCAGATTCAGGACAGCATCGAGAGGCCCGTTCACCCGACGGAGGGAGGAGTGCGCGACCTGTAACAATTACTTGTGATCTGAACCCATCTTTTTCACACTCACCCAAGGACCTGCGTTCTTCTTCTGAATGGTTCCTGCAGAATACTCATCTTGTGCCATCATAGCACTTGAGAACGGCTTGTTGTCTGCCCACAAAGAGTCATCACACATCTTGAATGGCGGATGATCCGATGCTTTATACCAAAACACCTGATCTTCCAGCTTATTGGACTGAATACCGTTACAAATGACCAAGCACTCGAAGTTTTCAGTACATTGGTCCATGAATTGCGAAAACATCTCGAACGTGGGAAACATACCTGCATAGTTGTCATAAATACGACGGCGATTGCTAGTAATGTTCTCACGCAGAATGAAGATGAAGTCTACATTGGTGCGCAAATTGGGAGTAATACCTAAAGGGTACTGCATCGTAATGATTGTCATCATATCCACGTGACGGCCGTTCATGAATACATAGCGAGTCGATTCCTCCTTAATCCATGAAGAATCATACAAACAATCGTCCAGAATGAGGAATGCGCGGGGGTCCACTGCCGAACTACCACCGTGTGCTTTCTTATCGTTATTGCGCGCCGCCTTCACATTGAGTTGGCGCTTAATGACATTCATAACAATGGAAGGGGCATATTTGTCGTGAATCAGTTTGGATGGGACCATATGCTGAAAGAACTCGTTCGCGACTTCCGTCCCTGAAATCACCGTTCCGATGGGAAAGGATGCTTGGGTATTTGCCAGAATATCACGAACTAAGAAGGACTTGCCAGTATCCTTTTTTCCAATCACAACTATCATTGGGGATTTTCTAGAATCGATGTCGCAACGATCGCTGATCATACCGATATTGAATTTCTTGATTTGGAAATTCATACTATTAACACTATGCGTGAATATTTTGGTTTCCAATTATACTCGGTGAATAAGAATGGGTAAGCGCCGAACATCGTCATGCGAACTCAGAAGTATTCCAATGCCCGTCCAAGTCCATAAGTATCGTGATATTGGACTCATTCGGGAGGGAGCTAGCACTCATTGGGGCGTGGATCATGTCCAACCTTTTTTTCCGTCTCTGGAATTGCTCTTCAAGACAGACAATTTGGAGAATGTAAAGGATCACGGACTGAAGTTATCGGACAGCATTCAATCCATTCAGGAAAATAAAAAGATCCTGACATCAAAGGGAGAGACTGTGGACGTTCACATAAAGCAGTCTGCGATTCTAAGTCCGGTGAAGTGGATGCGAGGGGATTACGGAACGACAATCGGACTTCCTACTACAAAAGAAGGTGCAGTTGTTGCTCTCGACAAGATTCAGTCTCCTCATAATGCTGCGTATGTCGGGAGTCTCTTTGCTGCCCTCCTGTCTCAATCGGGATGCATACATTTCCCGAAAGTCTATGGCGTCTTCACTGGAATCGCAAAGAAGCACACATTTGATCTGTCGGACGATTACGAAGATCTGGCGGAACGTCCTTGGTTTTCCAAAAATATCGGGACATTTTTCCAACTCCAACTCGCAGACCACGTCTCTCAATCTGGGGATTTCCAGCATACTCGGAGCCGTAGGATAGAAGTTGAACTTGGAGATGAAGTTGCGCTGGGACCAGTGGATGAAATTGACGGAATCATTACTCCCGAAAATGCCCAGATGGGAGATATTCGACCGGTCTTCGAGGAAGAGACTATGCGTGACGACGATGCGTCTGATTCTTCGTCTGTTTCCACGTCCTATGTATTCGAGGTTCGGTCCTGCGATTGTTCGGAAGATGATGCAGATATGAGTGTAGATGAAGAAGAACAGTTCGCATGGGCAACGCTTTCGAATGTTCCCGTACAACTGACGGTAATGGAACAATGTGAAGGAACTCTGTATGAGCTCATGTGTCTAGAATCCGAAACTACGAAGCATGTTGCTTGGTTGACCCAAGTGATGTTTGCTCTGTGTTTCGCCCAAAGGACGTTCGGATTCACTCATAATGATCTCCATACGAACAACATCATGTATGTCAAGACTTCCAAGGAGCATATGTGGTATAATCTGGAAGGACAGGCATTCAAGGTTCCGACCTATGGATACATCATCAAACTCATCGATTTTGAGCGTGGCGTAGGGTCGGTGCGTCTTGTGGGCATGAAGCAACCTAAAGTGTTTATGAGCGACAATTATGCACTGGATGAAGATGCTGGCGGACAATACAACGTAGAACCGTTTTATTCTCCAAAGCATGAAGGTATTAAGCCGAACCCCTCGTTCGATTGTGTCCGCATGGCAACCTGTTTGTTCTGGGACTTGTTTCCAGAAGGACCTGAGCACAAAGAGTATTTGACCAACCCTATTTTCAACACTCTCATTCGATGGTTAAAGCAGGACGATGGAACATCTATTCTGTTCGGTAAAGAGAAGCCGGATCATGAGCGTTATCATGGTTTCCACTTATATAAGGCAATTGCTCGTTACTCCAAAGATTCTGCTGTTCCACGAAAGGAAATCATGAAGCTTGCGGATGCATATGGTGTCAAGGGAGGTCATCCCGTAGAGTTTGACATGGTGATTCTGTGATCAATCCCAGTGTCCGTTATAGTTTTTCAAATACCATTCTACCGTCTGCCGAAGTCCTTCTTCGAACGGAACAGATTCGCTCCATCCTAACTGAATGAGTTTATCGTTCGAAATACTATATCTGAAATCATTGAAATTCCTGTCCTCCACGAACTCTATGTGTTCCTCTATGTCATCACTCGACTTCAATATGCGAATTAATTTAGAAGCAATCTCCATGACACTGAATTCGTTCTTGGATCCAATATTGTAGATGTTTCCATCACACCCCTTCGTAAGAATAGTGTCAACGGCGGAACTCACGTCGTCGACATGGATAAAGTTTCGTATAGTCTTTCCTTCTCCGTGAACGGTGCACTTCTTGTCCTCGTTCAACAGAGTAATAAACTTTGGAATTAATTTTTCAGGGTATTGTCTGGGTCCATACACGTTGTTTCCGCGCACAACGACGACTGGGAGCTTGAAGGAATGGTGATAAGAAAATACTAGATGTTCGGCTGCTGCCTTTGTGGCCGCATAGGGATTCGTCGGGGTTAAAACGCTTGTTTCATGGCATTCTGCATCGGTAGCACCTACTTCTCCGTAAACTTCGTCGGTGCTTATGTGAACAAACCTCCTAATCTTTCCGTATTCCTTGCAGCATTCAAGAAGCGTGTGCGTTCCAAGAACATTGTCCAAAGTGAACTGAATAGAGTTTCCAAATGAATTATCAACATGCGTCTGTGCCGCAAAGTGTATAACAGTGTCAATTGCATGCTGTTTCAGGATTCCGCGGATGACTGGAGCCTCTCGGATGTCGCACTTATAACGTGTATAGTTTGAATGAGGAGGTAGATCGATGTTTTTTAAGGATGAACAGTAATCCATCTTATCAACGTTGACAAACTCAACGTCAGGATACTTCTTTGCCATATAGTTCAATACATTCGATCCAATGAATCCACAACAACCTGTCATTAAAATAGATTTTGGAGTATACATTTATGTGTAAGTGTCCACTTCACTCTAAACTGCGTTTTTGTATCCAAATAAACTTGGTGGGCGCAAGTAAATGAGCGATTCTGAATTTGCGAAGACACATCTTCGCGACCATCTTGCCACACTTCTGATCCCCCCTATTTCTGACGGATTTTGGAGTATTCACAAGACATCTACGGATGTCTGCGAGCGCAACGGTCAGCAGGACCAAGTTTTGAGGACGTTTCAGAATATGCTTACGAAGATACCTGAATGGACGGACGCGACCCTAGAGACAGAGGTCGAGCGTATTGTCAAAACAACCAAGTGCACATATTTGGATGATCTTCTTATGGGCGTATTCATTGCCTACATGAAATCGTTTGCCTCTATCCAGTATCGCGGAACTGCCTCTCATATCAACATTGATTTTGACCGTCCCACGATGGCCAAGTTCATTCATGTTCTGTATACCCAGTCTGCTCGCAAGTTGTGGCAGGTCGCATACCTCTTCAAGACGAGCGGAGTTTCGTCGGAGCAGCAAGCCCGGAATCGTCAGGACATTGAGCATCTTATTACGGAACAATTTGAGCACGTGATTCGTTCTTTCCTGCCATGGGAGTCGATTGCCAAGCAGTTCTCGGACGCACAGACGCACGAAGCCGAACACCCTCCTGCCCCTGCTCGCGTTACCTTTGATGAGGAGAGTGATGACGATGAGAGTGTCGCCGACGGTCCTGTTCCTTTGAATATGACCGATGAGGCAGCCAGTATTGAGTTTGATGATCTGGATGAGGAAGAGGAAGAAGCCGTGCCTGAAGCCCCGAAGGAGCCCGAGGACCCCATGAAGGACATTGAGTCCCGAGTCGAGTCCTCACTCGTTCTAAATCTGTAAGTTTTCACTTGTATTGCGAGTAAATGATGATTGTAATTGCATCAATTGCCGTCTCTCTCGTCGCGTTCATTCTGTATGCTCTCGAACGCCGTTCCAAGCAGGAGCCAATCGTGTGGGAAGACGCACTCAAGCTCTCTGTCTTCGGAGGTTTGCTGTCGGCCGGAGTTGTCTTCGCGGCGACCGCCGAAACAGTGCAGGAAGTTGTTGGTGCAGTCGACGTCGCAGCTATTCAGGAAATGTTCGTCGGCACCCCCACATTTTAAGCACCATCGAAAATGGATTTGAAAATACATATAGCATGATGTACTATACCTAAGAACGAGAGATGCCGGATACGGCTTTCCGGCTCCAGGCAATCAATATTGCCCGTGCTCACAAGTTTAAATTCGCCTTCCGAGTGAGAATGTCCGATGACCTCACACCTATCGACGAAGTGAAAGTAGAAGGCAATAAGTTGTATTGCACAGTAGATGGAAGGCGTGTGACGTTGCACTCAGTTATGTCAGCTGATGCCGGTCATACCGTACGGTGGTCCAACCATTTGTATATCCTCAAGCCAGACGGACTCACAATGATTAAATTTAATAAATATTACGAACAACTGAAAAAGTACGAGTGTTTCTAAAAAAATAAAAACAAACAAGTGAAAATATGGTATTACTGCCCGAAATGTTTTTCGCTAACGGGCCCAAAATTTTGCCCATCGAAAATGGATTTCAAAATTTCAAGCACCAAACAGCATACCCAAACACACACCAACCCGAAATGGACTCTAAGACCGTTCAGTTTGTTGTGAATACCCTTGCTGCTCACTTCAACTTTGACGCAGATGAGGCTGGGCGCATCGTGATGACTGCGAACTCCCGCGACACGCCCGCCTACCAGAAGGCCATGGCCGCGCACGATGCCACGAAGGCAAAGATCGAGGAGATGAAGACCAAGATTGCTGCCGGCAAGCCCCGCAAAGGCTCTGACCTCCCCGCCAAGCTCGCCGAGCTGGAGAAGAAGCTTGAGGAGCAGAAGGCCCGTGCTGACGAGATTGCCGCGAACGCCGGCACCAAGAAGAAGCGTGCACCCAAGGCTGCTGAGGCTGCTGGCGAGCCTGCCGCTGAGCCTGAGCCCGAGACCGAGGCGCCTGCCCCTGCCGCGCCTGCGCCCAAGGCAAAGAAGGTGAAGGCAGATGCCGCGGAGAAGCGTATCAAGCGCATGTCTCCGGCTCTGGTCAAGCAGCTGACGAACGTCTTTGATGAGACAAAGACGGCGATGACCAAGGATCACCCGGCAGAGTTCGCCAAGTACATCAACGAGCTGGTCAAGGAGGACTTTGACGAGAAGTCCCTGACGGACCACATGCGGACCTACGTGGCGACGATTGCTGGCGGTGGCATCCCAAAGGATGCGCCGGATGCCGATGAGATCCCGGATGCAACCGTGGACCAGCTCGCAGTCCTCAAGGCACGCCTGGTCGAGGCGTATGGTCCCGGCGTCTACTGGAATCCTGACACCAAGACCTTCATCAAGGGTCCGAAGGCAGACGAAGACGAGGATGTGACCGAGACGAACATGGACGGAATCACATATGCGGTGGGTGACAAGACTCGCCGCGTATACCGCGAGATTGACGGCGTGGATGTGTTTGAGGGCTTCCTCGGTATCGGGAAGTTCGCAACCATGACCATCTAAACAATAATCTAAAAATACAAAAATTAAAACACAAAGAAAAGAGCATTTTTTACTTTGGCGTACTCATCAGTGCGACACGTGCCCTCCTTCCGATATTGGCCATAGCACCCAAACCTTGCCTCGCGAAGGACGTAGCTCTGCTTGCAAACGAGACTGGCTTGAATGCTACGAAGTCTCCGTTGATAGCTGTGTGAATGATGACAACTAAGACAATCCCGATAATACCGACATAGGGCAACATTAATGCGACAATGACTAAAAGTATCCAACTGGCGTATCCATTCCATCCGAGTTGGAAGGCGAAAGCGGTGGTCATCACAAGGACAAATACGCATCCGGCACCATATACACTCGTCCATAGCGTCCCGTATACGGAAGCAGCTTGTCCAAGACCTGACTTTGGAGTTGTCCCTGGAACTTGGACTGAGAATGTTGCAGAATCTAAAGTTGATACACTCGTTTCTCCACCACCATTTATCATATACCGAACGACCAGAGTCTTTGTTTTGCTCGGAGCAGGATCGGGGACTCCAATGCTGGACGGGCTTACCTGTACACTAATCCCACTCTTATCGGCCCATACCTTTGCCGTTATCTTATCGAGAACGTCTACCATATTGCCTTCCGTGCTAGCATCTCCATAATGAGCCTCCAATATTTCAAGTCCAGACATTCTCCTTATGAAGAGAAGACAACATTTCCGAGCCCACCAAGAATTCTCAAAAAGTTGTACGACTGGACGTATGCCTTGACGGTATATGTGTATTTGTAGGTAGCGCCATCCGCGCTCTTCCGGATTACAGACACAATATCTTCAGGGCCATAAATGAGTTTTCCAGTATTCGGGTCTTTGATATTTACGTCTGGAATCACGACTGGATTCGGCGAGGATGCTGTAGATTTCAGGACGCATACCTGTGTGATACCCGAACCATCTGCGACTCCATCCGTGTAAGGAGGCAGAACGAAGCTGTTTCTCAGAAGAGTCTTGTTGAACATAGACCCATTGAGCTGTCCAGAAGGTTGAACGGCATCGTTGTCGAGCGCAAACGAATACTCATACACTCCCGGAAAAGGGTTTCCTGTTTGATGCCGGTATAGCTCGAGACCTGAAAAAAACAGGGTTTGTTTAGGAGCGAACCGTTCTTTCCCGTCCAACATTATAGTTGATTCCAGAAGAATGTCGCGCTGGGATATATTTGCGGTCTGAGAAAGGCCGGCAGAGTACCATCCCAGACTACCAGGCACTATTGGCCTGCTGTATGGGTTTTCCCAGTTCGTGTAATTATCTGGATCATTCTGTTCGATGCGATCACTCCGTTGCGCCAACCAAACAATCCTAGTCACCAAATTTTTCATTGTGAGTTCCAGATCGTTCGATGCTCCATACTGTCCTTCTGCCTGAACCATATCGACTTGCGAAATCAAGAAAGAATGATCTGTCCGAGCAAGATATGCCATCTCAGTGTCACCAACAAAAATATAGTTTGCCTCGATGAATGGACGGAAATTCCAAGACGCTAATCCTGGAGTCGAGATTCCAAGTGTATACGTGGGTGGAGAAAGGAAGCGATTCATAAAGAAGAGCGAATCTGAAGTATCAGGAGCAATTCTAGTTCCGAATGTTGTTGTTTTTAAAGGCCGAACATCGTTGACCGTAAACAGTTCATATGCATTGCGCAGTTCAACGATGATTTCAACCTCTGAAGTCTGGAGAGCCACAAGAGGTAGTGCCTGACCTGCTGTTTCACAGAACCAGAAATGTAGTGGTACCAAAAGAGTCCTACCACGAATAGATGGTTCGGGATAAGACCCAGACGATGCGATCGCATGTGGGTATTGGTTGATACGATCATCTGCATTCCCAGGATCGTACATGTCTGGAGTGTTTCCAATCATGCGATCTAAAATTGCCTTCTTGTTCGCATCAAATGTCAAGTTTGCGTATACTTTCATCCATTCGCCTGTATGACGAACAATCTCCTGACCGTTGATGAGAACCGACACATGGTGAATCATATTATAGCCTATATTGGGCACCCACCGAAACTCATAGCCTATTGCTTTCGAGTTCGGGTTCAAAGGACTACCTGCTGGGGGAGTTACACTCACCACCGGCGAATAAATGTCCGGAAAATCTACGCTCAAATAGCAGTCTTGAACGAGCTGAGCATATCGCTCGACTTTCGTCCGCAGACGCAATGTTCCCGATGTAGGGTATGTCAACACCGTCGTCTTGAACGGCAGTCGAAAATGCTCCATTGCGAACTCGGTGTGGCGCTTGTAAACAGACCGAAAGTGCGTGAAGGATGGATTGCCTGTAACGAGCTGGTCCTGAGCTCCTTTTCCGACTAATTGTAGTAACCCACCAGGCATTGTTCTATTGTATACTACAGCATTTAACTGCTTGTCGGATACTTCCGAATCAACCAGTTCAGGTCCTTACGATCATCATTCTCACAAAAGAACCCTCCGGCACCGTTAAACACCTTCTCTAACCCTTCAAAATACTCCTGATACATGGGTGCAACACGCTCGAGCGAATAGTTGTTCACAGCCCATTCTCTACATGCCTTTCGACGAATCTTATCAATGTTTCGCCCTGCCCACACGAACTGCTCGACATTTCTGCACCTATACCCAGTGATTCCGTGCAAATTCGTCTCTGCGAACGCTCCCCAATCAGAAGTGAGTACTGGAGTTCCACACATAAGTGCCTCCACTACAACCATACCAAACGGTTCGACATAGTAAGTAGGAGCAATCAATGCTTTCGCGTTTCGCATGATCTCGCATCGCTCTTTAGGTCCAACTGCAGGGATATGGGTCACATGATCGTGAACAGCGTTTGTCACAAACTTCATGTCTCCTTGTCCAACAACGAGCAACTTGACACCCATGCGCCGTGTCATATCAATAGCAATGGCAACTCCCTTATCTCCGATCACTCTTCCCATATACAGAAAGTAGTCGTGAGGCGTATTGTTAAATTCAAAATCATTCTTGTCAAAATAGTGAGGGATCACGGCGTCATACCACCTAGGCTGAACATCGTGCTTTCCGTATATGTAATGCATTGTCGCATAGGAAGCAAAAATCCCGTGGTTTGTGAAAGGTCTATTGTGAGTTCCAATTGCCGGTTCAACCGTGACCAGATCATTGTGGGCATCTGAGATTGGCTTCTGAGGATGCCCCCAGAATGCAATGATGAAATCACCGTTCTTCTTTCGCTTCCCTAGCTCTGGGATAGTTCGTTCGTTATAGGTTTTATGGGCGTGGTCATCTCCTGAATGCGTGAATACGTTCTTCTTCCAGTCTCGACCAGGATATGCAATCTCAAAGACCTTGTCATCCGTAACGGTGATGTGTTCCGTGCAATCGACTATAGAATCAGCATGGCCGTAATGGTATATAGTATGTCCTCGCGCATACATCATCTTACACCAGTTTAGAACGTTCTGAGTGAATGGACATGCCGAATAGTCTTTCCTTGTAATTGTGTGCGGTGGCGGCAACACATGAAACCGCATTTATACTAAGTGATCTAGGACCATTTAAATTCACGACATGTGTGACTTATACATATTCACGCGGAATGGCGTCTCAAACCCAGCAATAGGACCCATATCCACAGGTGTCATTGGGTAATGATTCGTCGTTTGTTCGTAGGAGGATGCAGGTTGAGCGTCCATCTTTGCCATTACAGTTTCACGCGTAGGAGACACTACCGAAGGTTGGCTAATGACGACCATAACGAGTGCTGCTGCGAGGAATATTGCTAGAAGAGCAGTCCACATTTACATTATGTAGTTAAAAAACGGAATCGCGTTTCCTATTCTCTGAATAACACAAGAATGGAGAAGAGAGCCCTCGAGACACTCAAGATAATTCTGCGCAATCGTGGTGCGAAGGACAGCACCTATGAGGATGTCGGTGCACCCATGGACCAGACTCGCATGTTCACATACGACGGCATCCTTATTGTCTTCAGCATTAAGACCCGCGTATCCGAGAACGAATTCAACAATATTGTGGCATTCTCGGAAGAGAACGGTTACACGAACGGCATTGTCATTGTTTCTCTGGGAAAAGCGTCTGAGTCTGTAATGAGTGCTATTCGTAAGCGGGCGGCACTTATTGAAAAGCCTCTTGTTCTCGTGTTTGAACTCAGGCATCTCCAGTTTGATATTTCGGCGCATCGTAAGGTTCCAAAGCATCGTATCCTTACCAACGAGGAGCTGGATGCCGTCCTTAAGGAGTTTCATATCACGGACCCGACAAAGTTGCCAAAGATTGATTGTCAGGACCCAATGGCCCGTTGGATTGGGGCACGACCCGGGAACGTTCTGGAGATTCTGGGGTTATGCGAAGCCTCTGGAAACAATCGGCGTTACAGGTTGTGCGTAGAGAGCGCGACGGATACCTGAAGTAAATACAAGACCAACTAAGGCAAATAACCCTACAGAGATGACCATGAAATAAAACACATTGATTCCATCTGCATGAGTCACTTTCGCATCTATTTCTGCAAACGATTTTTCAAGCGAAGTCACTTTGTTGCGCCCTTGCTGGATATCGGCATACTGCGACTTATATTTTTCAATATCATTTCGTAGTTTGGTGACTTTACCCGGGTTTAATTCACAACCGCCTTCACTGTTCAGTCGCATAAAATCTGAAACGAGGGTAGTTAATTCACGATTCGTATCGAGCGCAGACTTTATAAGAACGCACTGTCTTGGTCGGTCTGGCTCCGTTTGTGCGCTCGTAAGCGCTCCAGAATAGCGCGTCTTTAACTCCTCGTATTTCGCTTCAAACGCCCTTACGGTTTGTTCGCGGGCAGTTTGGAACTCGGTGGGGTTCATTACATTTTGTTGAGATACAATAAATGCCGAAGATCGCAATGCAAGATTATGCTGATAAGTCGGCTGTTCGGAAGGAGCTCTACCCTGCTGTAGATGCGTCTATGATTACGCAGATGAAGCGTCGTGCCGCAATTACAGCGGACCTGACCGCACATGGTCCTCAAGGACGTAAGGGAATGGGTATTCTTGTGGACGGACAGCACACGCGCGGATTTGTCGGGACAAGTGTGCGCTCGACTTTGATAAACGCCGGAGGAGGCCTAACATTTTTACGCGTCCTCTAAATAATGGACTTCGCGACAATCACAGACAATGTGAATGTAATTCTAAAAACCGCAGGCGTAGAGGGAGGCACAACGGATGCCTACAAGGATATTCCGAGTGTGGATGCTCAGCGCGAAATCATCGTGTCTCACATGAAGAGCGATTACAGTGATAAAACGTTGAAAGCCTTGAACGCAAAGGCATTTGCCGATACTGCAAATACATACAGGAATATGACGACGTCGACCGAAGGGGATATCGAAAAGCTTCGATCAAATGCGAGCGATCTCGAGACCAAAGTCAATACACGCGAAAAAGATCTGAAAGCCAGTTCACAACGCACTCTGATTCTACAGGTGCTTGCTGGAACCATAGCACTCGTGGTTGCGGTCTACTACATGTTTGGTAGTTCAGAGTATGTCCATTCTCTTGCTCTTGCATGTCTTGTGGTTGGATTCGGATACGCAATGTATCTTCGTGGGTCTGGGGATACGAAGACAATTGTCAACTATCTGGATGAACCTATAAAGGCACCCACTCTATCAGAGCTTTCCAAATTTTTCAATATTATGACCACTTCGTCTGGCACTGAATAAATCTATAGATTAGTAGTAAATGAAAAACCAAACGTATATTGTTGCTGGCGTTATTTTTGCGCTGATTCTATACATCACATCGACAAGGCGTGAATGTCTGGCAGCAGATGCGGCATCTACTACAGCTGGAGCTACTGACTCGTCGGGTACAGTCGCTGGACTCTATAACTCTTTCCTAGGCGGTACTGCGCCTGCAGGTTCCTCTCCAACACGCCCCCCTGCAGGTTCTACGGGAGACGGACTGACCGCATCTGAAATCAACAGCGGCATCTCACAATTAGTTCGTCAGGGTATTCCAGAGTCCAGTACCAATAAATCCATGACGGAGCTCAAGGCATGGCGCGATTACTGGGCTTCTCCTGCGGGTGTAGCAGAACTCGCAGGAAGCTCCAGTTCGGCAGCAATAGGAAGCGTATCCAGTTCTACTCAGGCTGCAGCCAAAAGTGGATGGGAGTCTGCGTTCGGTGCATTAGCAGGCGCGGGGTCCATCTCGATGATCGCGTTTCTCACAATTGCTGGAATCGTTATTGTAGGTGTCATTTTTCGTGTCGTGTATGGCCCGATAAGCAATGTTTTAGGATTTGGTAGCGCTAATAGCCAAGTTGCTTAAATCTCCCGAATAACCAATGGATATTCATGATCCCCGAACAATCGCGGACTTCCAAAAATTCACGTTCTCAGGTCATTTGAGGACGCACGTATACAAAGTTATCGACGAGAACATCAAACTCGGACATGCGGATTACACATGTTACTGGGTGTTAGAGTTACTATGTTCTGGTCTTGTTCATTCCATGTGGCACACAATGTTTGAATCTGCCGCAAAACACATCAATCGTGCTGCCCCCAACGTGTTTTTATACCTCGTTCAAAAATACGAAGTGTTTTCCACATACGAGCAGCAGTATTCTACTCTTGCAATGACCGGTATTCGTAATAATCCCGACGTGCGCACCCTGGTTTGCGAAGTTGCTGCAACGATTGCCTTTTGTCGTAAGAACAAACTCCCTGCATTCCCCAAAATTAAACCTGAACACGATTTCCAGCACTTGACGATTCAAGAATCTCTGAAAGCTCCATCTGCCAACTACGGTCGCACAATTTCTATGAAAGACGACCCATTAGAAATCTATGTTCCAATGAACGAACTTGTATACTGTTTGCGCCCTGAAACTCGTGATCTTACGCGTGCCCTCTATTGGACATCTTGGATGCTGAAATACGCCTCTCAATGTAAAAAACAGAATAAGGTGGATTTTCTCTGCAATGCTCGACCCAATCCCTATGTGGACGACTCGTATTCCCACAACATCATATGGATGCTTTGGGAAGTTGTCTTGAAAGCAGCAGAGGATTCGCCCCAAGCAGGACTTTTGAAACCGTATATGGATGCTCTCTTCAAACTCCATTGTTTGCGCTGGTCGCCTGCCGTTCTCAAGAACCGCATTCCATTCCTCATTAATGCAATGATGTTTGTGTGTGAAAGCACGACGCTCGATATCCATGCCAAAGTCCCTCACGATATTTCGCTCGTCCAGCAATTGACCACAAATGTCCCACAATGGATATCTGCAATCCTTCAAACCAAAAAAACCTTCGCGTAAAATGGATTTGGGAGTGAGATGGAAGAGATTGTACACACACAGAATGAAGGTCCTGATTTTCGACACCGAGACCACCGGACTTCCTACCAGCAGGGCCAAGGCATATCAGCAGAAGGATGCTTGGCCCCACATTGTATCCATTTCGTGGCTCGTGATGGAGAGCAACACGAATGAGATTATCACGAAGAAGTCGTATATTGTGAAGCCGAACGGATGGACGATTCCCCCAGACTCTATTGCCATCCACGGAATCACGAATGAGATCGCACATGAGAAGGGCGTTCCTCTCAGCGATGCCCTATACGAGTTTCTAGGCACTCCTCGCGACATTGTGGTCGCACACAATCTGGAATTCGACGAGAACGTGATAGTCAATGCCATGACATGGGATTTGGGGATTCAGTTGTTCTACGGACTCGATAGTCCCAAGTATTGCTCGATGGTGCTCAGCGCAGACATTTGCCGACTCCCATCCAAGTTCGGTAGGGGATACAAGCCTCCCAAGCTCAGCGAGCTCTACGAGCATGTGTTTCATGAGAAACCTATTGCCTCTCAACTGCACGGATCTATGTATGACGCCAAAATCCTCGCCGATATACTGGTTGCGTGTCCAGTTCTACGGGCAAAGATTGGTTTAAGCGTTGTTCAACCTCTCAATAATAATGCGGCTCCGAAGAACTCCGGGAGTATCCTCTACCTCTAATTCAAAGCAAATTACACGTGTTTGGGGAAATGATGGATGGTGTTACATCCCAGAACTGCGCGTCCGCCAGCGTTTTTCTGTTACAGAGACACCTGAGATTCTGGACTTTAAGAGCGAGTCTTGGAACGGAGTTATACCGATTCCGGAGTACCAAGAGCAGGTGACATACTCACTCCTTTCGGCAAAACCTCTGAGATGGCAGGAGCAGGGGCCTTGGGGGTCAGAGAAATACGAAGAGACCACTTCCCACAGACACAATCCTTCTGCGTAACCTCTTCGACAACAGCAACAACAGCATCTTCTGCAATCTTTTCAATCTTCTTAGCGTCCATTTGTGTTATGCGTAAGAATATTCTTACTAAAACGCTGGGGAACAGTAAAGATGATTATTCTGGACGTGTTTTATGTCGCATTATCGACAATTGCCGTGATTGCCATTCTTCAGTTAATTACCTTCGCAGTCGTGCGTATCATGTATCCTCCTGAGCCCAAGATCATTTATCGGGAGGCACCGGCAGTTGTTCAGCAACCCGCCCAACAGATGCCTCAGACGATGTATCAACCTGTTGTTGCTCCTCTGTTTCCTCCGACGGAAGCCGCGACGCCCTTGTCCGCTTTAACACAGCCGACGCAGGAAGTACAACTGCCCGAGTATGAACCACGTGTCCCATCGTCTACAACGTCACTACGAATGGACTCCGGCCTTCCGAACGGTCTTCAAGAAACCTCTTCCTCCCGATCGTAAGATGTTTGAAGTACCCCAAACAACCGGCACTTCCGGTTGGATTATTTTTACCTACGAAAACAACATTCCTGTGTGTGTATGGATGACATCACAGGAGTGTTTAAAAATCCCCTGTTGCGTCGATGAGCGCATATGCAATGACACATTTTTGCGTGTTGAGAAGGTAGGCCCACTTGAATTTGTCGTAGCAGATATCTGGGTCTACAACTCTAATTGCGTATTCATGTGCTCCAATTTCGAGCAGAGATACAATTGGTTGAAGGATTGGCTGAAGCTATGTGTAGCAAATGTTCCAGGAACTGCAAAGTTCATTCATAAGGCAGATATTGGAAAGAGAAAGATTCGTGGATACGAGATGTATACGAGCGACATTGGAGGCAAAGGTTTCTTTCGTGAGAACGATGACAAAGTTTCTGTGAAAAAGATGCCTCTGCCAGACTGCTATGAGGTCGATGGCGGAGGGTATTTGCGGGTGCCCGACCTAAAGACTTCCCAGTATCTCCGCACTTTGGGCAACGAGTTCTCACTTGCGTGCACGAAAGAAGAGGACGGGTCTTGGACAGTGAAAAAGGTATAAATAGTTCCTTCGTATGGAAGTGTAATACGAATGCGCATTTATTTGGTTCGACACGGACGTGCTCATCACAACGAAGGGTTTGAGACGGTTGGACCTAGTGCCTATCGCGACATCATGTATCGCGACTCAAGACTCGTGGATACAGGACACCACCAAACGATTGGAAAGGCATGGGATATTGAAGTTCAGCGAGTGTATTGTTCTCCGTTGTTTCGCTGTATCCAAACGGCTCGTAACATGTTTGGTTCATTGCGTCGCCTGTATTTGGAAGACGGACTTATGGAAACAAAGGGACCACAACCATGCAATATGCGCTTAAGTTTACCGGAACTACGAATGCGTTTCAACAATATCACCACAACAGGAGTATCCGCCATCGACCCAGTCCCACAGGATAAAGTGGAGGACACTGAGACACTGAAAACTCGAGCAAACGCATGTTTCAACTCTATTTGTGAGGATGCTCAGCGCGCCGGGGTCACAAGTATTGCGATTGTAACGCATCACGATTGGTTACATGCTCTTACATACAAGAGCTTCAAGAATGCAGAAATCGTGGAACTGGACCAGTGAAAAAGTTCTAGATTTGATGTGTTTTGTATTTGTTTTTTACTTCTTCTTGGGGAACTGCTTGTAGACGATGTGGACCTTGTTGCGATACTCGGTGATGAGGTCATCCTTGAAGAGGCGCGAATCCCCGCTGACAACACCCGCAAGGTTCTTGAAATCAAAGTGCTCGGGGTCCAGACCGAGCTCGGCGAGGAGACGGGCGCGGAAGTCCGTCCAGCGCCAGATGGACCACATGGTCTCTTCCGCATGGCCGATGCCGAACATGGTCCCACAGGGGTCGGATGCGGAAATCAGGTCGTAGTAGGAGAAGTAGTGCTTGAGATCTTTATCTACCTGCTCCTGCGGCACTACGTGACCACCGCCCGGGATGTTGCGGAAGTCGTACGAGTTGAACTCAAAGGCATACGCCCAGTCAGAGTACTTCAGGTCGTCGAGGATACGCTGGGACGCAGGGCGCATCTGCTCGGCGTAGAACTTCACTGCCACGGCAACAAAGGGCTCCAAGCGCTCTGCCATCTTCTTGGCGTGGATCTTGTAGCGGTCCTCCTTGAGCTCATTCATCTGGTTGGGCGTAAAGAGTGCGGTCATTTTGTCTTATTAGGACTAGGCTATCCCTACTCCACATTTTCCAAATCCATTTTCGATGGCTCCATTTTGGATTTGTCAATGACAAACACTATGTCGTCATACCGCCCCTTATTTTGTCGGAGATCGTAAGTGCTTACAAAACCCTGAAGGTCTGGAGGAACAGTCGCCTTAATAGAATCCAACCATGACATATCCTGTACATCTTCAATGATGAGGATTCCATCGTCGCTGAGCAATGGAGAATACTTCTCAACGAATTGAATCATAGAACCTAGGGTATGCGGTCCGTCGTCCAAGAGCACATCGAACCTGACATTCTTCGAAACAAACTCCCTGTTGATAAATTCGCTATCGTACGCGTTCGTGGATGTATGCAGTCGGATATTACGATTTCCCTTGATTCCGTCCCACAAAAGATCTATGTGTGCAATCTCTACTCCATGAATTGTTGCGTTCGTGAAATAATCGTGCCAGAGACGAATACTACCGCCGTTGTAGATTCCTACTTCAAGAACGTTCTTAGCCCGTTCACGTCTAGTACTTAACAGAGTCTCATACAGAGGCAAATATGAATGAATAGTATTCTTATCCGTGCGGGTATTATCTACCAGATCCAAAAGAGTATTTGACATTGTTTAACTAATTTCTGTATCCAATTAGTAAATGCCTCACAAGAAGTCTCGCAAGGTGCGTCGCGGCAAGAAGACTGGCCGGAAAACTATGAAGGGAAAGCGCGGAGGATATTATGGTTTAAGTGGCAGCACTCCGATTGCTCCAGGTGCTCAGGCTGTTAACATTGGTCATGAAATGAAGCCATTGGTTGGTGGAAAGCGGTCGAAGAAGTCCCGGAAGTCGCGTAGTCGCAAGATGCGCGGCGGAAGCAGCATTGGAACCGTGACGGGTGCCAGTTTCACAGGACCTGTCAGCGGAGTCAACGGAGTCGCGAATTATTCGGCTTTCAATTCCGGACACAGCAACGATGCCATCCCGACGTAAAACGGATTTTGAAAATGCTGGTCCGATACCGCAAATATGCTACCATGGAGTTCGTAATTAATCACACTCACAGACAGATCCGTAAGCTTACGAATGTGTCTGAGATCGATATCGAGGCGTTCTTAACTGAGAATAGATGGAATGGGTCCGACGATGCGGATATTGTGATCTTACACGAAGACACTTCACATGCATTTGAGCGTATTGTTTCTCTCATTGAAGATGAGAACTACGACATTCCTTCCGAGTTTCGTGGAATCTTTATCTTTGATCAGACGGCTATGTCGGAGGCGTACGATCAAGAGTGTTTCGATGATGGCCCTACTTACGAATTCCTGGGGTGGGATAACCCCGGCGCTGAATTCGATTGGTGAATAATGCCGTCTGCGTTCTGTGCATTCCATCGGCAATCACATACGGGTGATACTGGGGATCGTTCGTAGCAATATACGGACCGCCAACAGCATTCACGATGTGGCTCCACTCATAAAACTGTGTCTTCAAAGTCTTATAACGGAAATACTCTATCCAAACTTGAAAAATACGATGAAGCCCTAGTAGAGAAATCATACTGGGTGGTTTTTTCGTCAAAATAACTGTTAGGATCAGAATGAGAGGACTGGCATACATATCAAACAGAATCATAAGGTCCTGCTTGGCATATGTTTTTGACAAACGAATAAACTCGTCTGCTTCTTGAAAATACGGTTTCGCATTGTAAATCAAGTAATTAATCAACCTTGGGTTTGATTGCATTTACTAGTCCGTCTGATGTAATTTCGCGGACTTCAAACGTCTGGCTATCCATGTACTCCCACTTCACAACACGGCGAGAAGAGGTGACAGAATCTTCTCCAGTCGTATACTCTTCTACGAGTCCAGACAGCTCTAGAAGGCGGGTGGGCGTAAGAACCTCGTTTGCCGTTACCTTCTCGGTAATGATATCCGTTACATCCTCTTCATCCTCGTCGTTCCAAACAGCAGTAATATACACCCAAGGATGGGTCGGCTCCGGCATATTGATATCGAGGGTCTTACGAGGCGCATCTTCCTGAAAAAATGTCCTCAAGCATCCACGCCTGCACTGAAACAGACTCGTATACACCCAATACAGCACTCTCACAAGCATCTTGCGCTTACTACTCATAAATACCTGAAAGCCTGTTTACGACTGCATAGACAGCAGTAAGGCATCACCGTCTGATCCGTCCGCTTTAGCCATCACTACCTTGCCGAGGACCTTCGGCGGATTCGCGGCGTTCTCCACAAAATGCTCGCGGCCTCTACGAGGATGAGAAGGGGAGGGGTGCTTACTAACCTTCGAGCTTCTCGAGTTTTCAACTCCCTCAATGAAATTCTCGCGCACACTTGAAACGATACGATGGTCTGCATCAGTGCCCATGGAGATTGCCGTCGCCAAAGAGGTAATGATGAAAGGAGCCGCGACGAGTGCCCATGCCACAACGCTCAACTGGACACCACACAGAGAATCGAGGAGGAGAGTTCCTATAATTCCAAACCCAACTTTTACGGCTGCAGTCAAGAACAGTCCCAATGAAACATCGAGTGCAACTTGAATAGATACGAACAAGACATAGAGCAGCGCCGGAGGACACAAAGAATCTATGAAACGCATCTTCACAGTATTTACATTCATACACACAAAAAATGGCAGACCCGATTATGTTAATTTGTTCTTTGACAGGATGTTCAGAGGAAGAGGCGCGTCTTGCAATGGAATCCACCGAAGATCCCGTTGATGCGATTGATCGGCTTACTCCGCTAGCAAATATGCCCTCTGGCGAAAAGTATATTCCTAAACCAGGCACAATCCATACTCGGGAGAAGACGGAGGCGGAGGAAACTCTTACTGGCATTCGCAAAACCATGGAGTCAATGGATGCGGATATTCACAAGCAGGTTATTTTGAATCAAAGCGCTGGTTCGCTTCTAGACGAGACGCATACCCTCCACGAAGAAACGGCTCTACAAAATAGTTGTGTCCAGCAATGTCAGCTTCCTTCTGTGGAAGAAGAGGCTGAAACACCGGAAACTGAGAATCAGTAACGGACTGAATATCCTTGCGATTCGCGGTAGAATGCCCGTGCAAAACCTTGGTCTGGTCATCAATGCCTTCTACATTTCCAATGGCTAGGAACGGAGTGGTCGCATACGGGCGAGGAAACGTCTGTTTAGGTCCGGGTTCGCGGGCCGTTCCTTTATCTCCCCACAAGAGAGAGCTCTGGGTATCCACCGAACAACCGGTCTCAGCAGCATTACCCATGTTTCCCTTCGGGACCATGCCGACATACTTTGCCATTGAGCCAAAAATAGAAATACCGCCACACCCAGATTGCTGCTGGGACTGAGTTGGGAAATGTGAGGAAGATATGTTCTCATCGCGAGTCTGTGCGTAAAACAAGGACATCTTTACACAGAATACAGAAAGAAAACGAATTGCGATTCCGGTAATTAGTCAAAGCATCAAAATGTCCACATATCTTCAACCTTGCGATTGGATCGAGCGCGATGTCAATTACAAGTATGCCGTGGATGTTTACGGCCGCACAAAGGAGGGGGATATTGCCCGCCTACGCATCACTGGATTCCAACCGTACTTCTACCTGAAATCATACCCAGACTATACTCCAGCTTCTATTCAGACTGCAATCCAGCAGGCGTACGACAAGAAGCAAGCAGCAAAATGCTACAACAGTCGCCGAATCAATATTGTGTTTTCTCGGGAGGAGAAGCTGGATGCGATGCGGGGATTCAGCGGGCTAACTCCTTCTACGGTTTGGAAACTCAGCTTCAAGTCTCTTTCGGAGTTCAGAGCAGCAAGGTCGGTATTGATTAATCCTTCCGACTTTGATGAGAATAACTCGAAACGAGACGAGCGAGTACCGATTACAATTGCCAAGCATCAAGTCCAGACAGAAGACATTTACGAGGCAAACCTACCTCCTTACATTCGCCTCTTCCATGATCGCGACATTTCTCCTGCCTCACCCATCTCGTTCGACGGAGATTCTGCGAACTTGGAAGAGAACTGTCATGTAGATGTCGCGTATACTGCCGATTACAAGAACGTTGCGCCTCACACAGCCATTTCCATCCCGCTTCTCGTAGGGTCCTATGATTTGGAAGTCTATTCGGAGTCTGGCCAATTTCCGGTGGCAACGAATCTATCAGACGAAATCACTCAAATCGGTATCAGTTTCCGATGGAACGATGCGCTACTTGACTCTGTTGCTCGGTATGTGTTTGTCTCTAGAACCGTTACGCCATCCACAGACTCCTCTGTCACATTCGTGCCGTGTAAGAACGAGCGAGACCTGCTAAAGAAGTTCGAGGAGTGTATTCGTGACGAGAATCCCGACATTCTGTGCGGATACAACACGTTCGGGTTTGATGATGCCTACATTGCAGAGAGGGCTCAGCGTCTGGGTGTGGATCTCCAGTTTGGGCGCGTTGAGTCAAATCAGTGGGGAGATGAGAGGAAGAAGCAGAGGGTAAAGACGGAGAAGAAGACCTTCGAACTTGCAAGTGGTAAGTTTGCGGTGCGCTACATCGATATGCCTGGTCGTCTTGGTATTGACCTATATCTCAGCATGCGCCGCGAACAGAACCTAGACTCCTACAAGTTGGACAATATCGCATCTACATTCTTACGCGATAAGGTGACGAAGTTCGAGCGCATGAGTGCCACAACTGTCCGACTCCACACAAAGTCTACGCGTGGCCTATTTGTCGGTAATCTGGTGCGACTCGATTTGGTGACAAACACAATTAATCCATACAAGGAGGGATTTAAGTTTCCAGTGTCCGAGGTGGGTAAGAACTCTTTCGTGATTGAGACAGAGGACACGTTTGAGTCTCTCGATGTCAGTAAACTCGAGTGGTCCTTCGCCAAGGACGATGTCGATCATCACATGATCTTTGCGTCGCATCGTGGGACAGAAGCTGATAGGGCACACATTGCGAAGTATTGTATCCAGGATTGCGATTTGGTGCTGACTCTTCTGGCGAAGCTCGATACGCTGGTCAATGCACGAGGAATGGCAGATGTGTGTCGCGTCCCTATCCAGTACATCTTCCTGCGTGGACAGGGCATCAAGATCTTCTCTGCGGTCGTATACAATGCGTCCAAACGAAACCAGATTATCATGACGCAGGATAGCGTGGAAGGAGATATGGCCTATGAAGGCGCAATCGTTCTGTCTCCAAAGATCGGGATGTATCTGGACCAACCCATTCCTGTTCTTGATTTCAACTCCCTGTATCCGTCCAACATGATTGCCTACAACTTGTCGCCGGACACTCTGGTCTATGTCAAGGAGGTGAATGCAGCAGGGCGAACCACGCGGAATGATGTATACGGGAAGGCAGATGGATTCAAGGTGGATGAGGTCATGTATGATATCAAGGATGAAGAGGGCAATGAAGCAGGCCGGGTCTATTGTGGATTTGCTCAGCCTACCGAGAACCCGAATACGGTCGGACTACTTCCTGTGACGCTCGACCTTCTTCTGAAGAAGCGAAAGGAGACAAGAAAGTTGATGGAGACTACGGAAGATGATGCCCAGAAGTCAGTTCTCAACGGTCTTCAGCTTGCCTATAAAGTCGTTGCGAACTCGATTTATGGTCAGTGCGGATCCAAGACGTCCCCGATTCGGCGTCTGGAGGTTGCGGCATGCACGACTGCCGTTGGACGCCAGAAGATTTATGATGCGAAGAAGATTGTCGAGGAGCAGTTTGGAGGTGAGGTGATTTATGGAGATACAGATTCTATCTTCATCAAGTTTGGCACCAAGGATCTGAAGGAGTCTATGGATTTGGCGAGGGAGGCGGCGTCAGCGATCACTGCATCGGGTCGAAAGGCACACAAGATTGAGTATGAGAAGACGTTCCTGCCATTCATTCTGTTTTGTAGGAAGCGTTATGTTGGCATGATGTACGAAGACGATGTGAAAAAATGTAAGCGCAAGGAGATGGGTATTGCGCTGAAACGACGGGATAGTGCCCCAATCGTAAAAGATGTGTTTGGAGGCGCTCTGGATATCCTGATGGAGGACAGAGATATTCGGAAAGCCCAGAAGTTCGTTCAAGATATGCTGGTTCAGGTCATGCAGAACAAGATGCCTCTTGAGAAGTTTATTCTAACGAAACAGCTTGGGGATAACTACAAAGTTCCTGAACAGATGGCCCATGTTATGCTTGCAAATCGGATGACTGAAAGGGATCCAGGAAGTGCGCCTCAAGTCGGAGATAGAATTCCATATTTGTTTGTGATGGAACGAAAGAAAGAGAAGAAGCAGGGCGATAGGATTGAACACCTTGATTATGTAAGGAAAAATAATCTTACTCCAGATGCAGAGTTCTATGTAACAAATCAAATTCAGAACCCGATTGCTCAACTCTTCGCTTTGGCATTAGAGAAGTTAGAAGGATACATACCAAGCCCCCAGACAAATTATAAGGCTATCTATCATGCATTTCTAGATGATGGAATGGATGAGGAAGATGCAACTCTGAAAGTTTTGGAGAAAAAGCAGAAAGAATTAGATGGTATTATGTTTATGAACTCGCCCCATATCCAGCGAGCACTTGGAAAGCCAGTTCAACAGAAGTTGGACAAGTTTATGAAGAGGTAAATCATAATCACAAATATTAGCGCATATGCCAATGGTATGATATATAATCATAATTCTTGTTCAGGTCGTCGAGGTTACCTGTATTTTTCCAATTGAGTGGTCGTATTAACACATCGTTATAATGCTTGGTCATCATAAAATTAAAGTATATTTCGTATTCGGAAGCACCCGATCCATAAAAATCAACAACATTCTTCAAAAAAACATTATAGAACGTGTCAGAGTGACGCGATTCAACCATATTCAATAATTCGCGCACGTATTTCGTATCAAGCATCATGTGATGACATATTCCCGATGTTGATTCATATGTTCTAGTCAAAGACGGATGTAGCCTTTTCATGTGATCAAAATACGGGATGTGATATTCAGTTCCATAATTCAATAACGACTTTCCTTCGTGAATGAATGTAGTAGGCTTCGTGAAAAGTGTATCACAATCTATCACTAAGTACCTATCAAGTATATTCGGAATCACAAATCCAGCATATAACTTTAGTAACTGCTGTAGATACCACCCGTTCCTACGATTAGGCCCGTGAATTCCAGAGACTGTTTCAATAGAGAATGGAAATATGGATTCCGATACAGTAATACAACCCTCGATATGGACAGAATCGTCATAGCTAATAATGTATATATTTCTAAATCCAATTACGTTCCGCTTGGTATATTCAATCTGTGTATGCAACATATCGATATCGAAACTACCTACAGGAATAACAATATCAAACTCAGCTGATGTTTCTTCTGCCATATGAAGTGAATTAAACTACATTGTTTAAGCTTTTGAAAGGTGTTTTCAACCTAGGCTCAACAAATAGACAAATGGGCGCCACACACTCCACCACAAAGAGTCAACTGAAGAATGATATGGGTGCTCCATGCGTCCAAACAATTTTTCAATCTCCAAAGTTTCGGTTCGGGTTCAAGATGAAAGCTACGATGGAGGAGGCAGAGAAGCTGAACGAAAAGTGGACGGACTTTACGAGTGGTGTCAAGGATAATTTTGTGTATCACACCGAGACCCAAAAGTCGCCCCAATACATTATGGTTACACGAACTGGAGACAAAATGAAAATCAATGTCTCCACCACGATGGATTTAGAAAAAGAGGATATTGGAAAACTTACCGAAATGTTTGCTCAGTCTACTTCAGCTATTCGTAAGTATCATACAGTTCCTGGAAAGGCAGGATTACAAGTCAAAGAGAAATCATCCTCAACGAATCTACTTGCGTGAGCGACGCCGAGTCTTGCGCTTACGCCTACCTGCAGTCTTCATTCTCCCAAACATATCGCCGAGTTCATCAATCTCTGGTGCAATCGCAGCGTTCTTGCGACGCGTATCCCGCTTCTTCACTGCTGCAGCAAGAGACGCCGCACGCTCTTCCATATGCTCCTGCGCTTTGGCAGTTAGTTTACGATTGCGTCCAGACATTTTGTATTAACGCAAGGGTTTTCAAACTGAGTGCTCTGAACAGGTAATATGGAGGACGAATTCGCAGATCTTCTTGGAGGAATTATCGAGGGTCGCAACCAGTTTTTCAGTCGCACTATCAACCTGATTCGCCCGCCATCACGCGATGCTATTATGTCTCGGTTTATGATGAACGAGATGTGTCTGCTGGAACTGACCAATCGCATCCATCAGCAGTCGATTCAGACTGCTCGGGCCGCGGCGTCTCTCGTCATGACTCTTCCACTCACCAACTTCTTTGACCCTGTTCCCGTTGCTCCATCGTCAGCTCAAATTACTGCTGGAACCGAGGCACTTGAGAATGCTCCTGCAGATACCCAGTGCGCGATTTGCCAGGATGCCGTTACGACCGACGCAACTCGCATTCGGTCCTGTGGACACACATATCATCGTAACTGTCTGTCCAACTGGCTCACTATGAGCGTGCGGTGCCCTGTTTGCCGCCACGATATTCGCTCAGCACATCCTCCAGCCCAAACATCGCCTGCTTCCGGAGGAACGTCTCCTCTATCGACAGCCCAGTAGGCGGCAACACATACTTGGGAATACTATACGATTCTCCATACTGAATTCGATGAAACAATCGACGAACGTCGTGCTGACACTCTTTCACAAACGGAAGTATGTCTGTTCCTGGAAACAGGGTCGTTAAATCTGAAGATCTAGGTGGATAACAACGCACAATTTGGACTAATTCAATATTTCGTTTGAATGTCATTGGAACATCGTTTCCTGTAAACAGAATAGGAACGCGCCGTTCTGGATCTTTCAACCATTCAATAATTTTGCGCTGAGCGTGCGGATCACTTCCATCCACTTCGTCGAGAATCACACACGTCTTCTTCGGAACTTCATTGCGAATGAACGAATGAATGTTGACTGCAGACCGACACGCATCCTTCAGCCTTTCTACATCCACAAAACTCCGAATACTTCTGCTAGCATTGATTTCCAAAACTTCGAAGCCACACGTTCGAGCTGCACACAACGCAAGTGTCGTCTTGCCGATTCCAGGAGTTCCTGTAAGAAATACGCTAGAAGGATACGTAGGTTTATGTAGATACGACTTCAGGATTCGTTTGGGGTCTTCGTGTCCAACCACATCGTCTAAAAATACAGGTCTCAGTGTTTCCGACAACATTGTGTTTCCATGACAAAATCATAGTAAACCTTAACTGATTTAAAGATATTCAGAGAATATCAAATGCTGGAGTAGCTCAGTGGTTAGAGCGCGGATCTTATAAGTCCGTTGTCGCGGGTTCAATCCCCGCCTTCTGCATTCTTTTATACAATTAAGTAAGGAACATGGATATTGCTCGACACGTATTCGACACATATTTTAAAGACACATCGAATCCACTTGTGAAACACCACTTGGATTCGTATGCGGATTTGTTGAATACAAAACTGCCTGAATTTTTGAAAGGGTCGAACCCTGCTAGGTTAACATTAACAGACGATCGGGCCATTGATGTTTACATCGGAGGCCGTGACGGTTCCAAATTGAAGTATATTCCGCCAGTCGACGAACTTGGAAACGCAATTCTCCCCCACGCATGTCGCCTCGAGAACAAGACATATGCGCTCGATATTCGGGCGACCTTTGATATAGTCTATACCATTGGCGAAAAGCAAGAGACAAAGTCGTTTGATAATGTGATGATAGGTCGTATTCCCCTCATGTTGCGGAGTCAGTTATGTTACTTATCTACTCTGACATCTGACCAGTTGTATGCGGCAGGTGAATGCAAATATGAACTGGGCGGATACTTTATCGTTGGAGGAGCAGAGAAGGTTCTATTGACTCAAGAACGACTTGGAAACAATATGTTTTATTCTGGAAAGCGTCGACCTCCGACTGGAGATTCGTCCGGTAAGAAAACACTGGTCGAGAAGGAGAAGACAAGTGAGTTAAAAGGTGTTCTCGTAGATGAGAAGTTCGAATACTTTGCGGGAGTTCGGTCTGCGTCCGAAGACGGAACAAAAGGTCCATACTCTCATTTCCTAGTCATTCCGCCAAAGAACAGCACAAATTTGACGGATGACGCAGTACAGAAAAAACTCGAGGCAAATGCCAAGAAAACTGGTCTAACCGATTACGGATCTCTACAAACAGACAGACTTGCCTCTATCACTCTACCTGGATTCAGTCAACCTGTTCCGCTTCTCAGCGTGTTTTATGCTCTTGGCGTTACGAACGACAAGGATGTGTACGACACCATTCTCGCAGGTATTCCTGAATCCGATAAGATGAAGTATGACATGTTGTTTGCAGAATTAGTTCTGTCTCACAAGAAGTTCACGGAACAGGAGATGGTGAAGGAGGAGGATGAAGACCAAGACCCGGATTTGCTGTTTCTGGCGAGACAGACGCGGGCACGCAGTGAGGCATCTGTATTCATGAACTTGACGGACGATATGTTCCCCCACTGCGAGCATGGAGAATCTCGTATGCGGCGCAAAGCCTACTTGCTTGGAGAAATGACTCGTATGGCAATGGATGTTGCGCTTGGATATTCAAAGACAAGCGACAGAGATCATTTCAGGTTCAAGCGTCTGGATGCTTCTGGCGAACTGTGTTTCCAAGAGTTCCGGCGCATCTACAAGGAAACATTGAAGTCTATGCTTATGAAGATGGACTCGACTCTCCACTACAACGAGAAGGTCTATGCCGGAAACAAAATCACTGACCTTGTGCAGGAAGAGAGGATTGGTTCCTTCTGGCGTTCATGGACATTCCTTGCTGATTTCGAGAAATCATTCAAGAGTCAGTGGGGAGGCAAGGACGGAATATCTCAAGAACTGAGTCGTCTTGCCTATTTGGGTTCTGTGGCCCATCTTCGTCGCGTCAATCTCCAGATGGACAAAAGCACCAAGATTGTAGAACCGCGCCGTATTCATGCAAGTTCATGGGGTCTTATGTGCCCCACCGATAACCCAGACGGACACAATATCGGGATGATTAAGTCCATGGCATTGTTTTGTACTCTTTCCACGGCAAGTCCATCCAAAGCTATTTTAGAGTTATTGAACCAACTCGGAATTCGCCAACTACACTTGATTCATCCTTCTACATGGAATCCTAGGTGGACAAAGGTGTATTTGAACTCGGACTTGGTCGGAGTGATAACAGACGGAAACACCGAAGCTGTTCACGATATGTTATTATATGCACGCCGCGCGAACGATATTCCGTTCAATGTTTCACTGGCGTGGAATCGTATTAAGAACGAATACAATATTTTCACGGATGCAGGAAGACCTATTCGGCCTGTGTATCGTGAAGGCGTTGGACCTGATCAGGCAAAGAAGGCAATGACTTGGAATGATATGCGCAACCTCTTCGATTATGTGGATGCTCAGGAAACCGAAACCTTAAAGATTTCCATGGAACCGTTCTCTGAAAAGCTTCCGTCAGAGATCCACGGTCTTGCGATGTTTTCGGCATCCGCAAGCATCATTCCCCATTCGGACTTCAATCAAGCGCCACGTAATATGTTCAGTTGTCAACAAACCAAGCAGGCATGTTCATGGTTCAATACGGCATTCAATAAGCGTTTCGATACAATTGCAACCTGGTTAAATTATGCTCAGCGTCCTTTATCGAATACGTGGACCTACAACCCTATGATGGGGTGTTTGCCGTACGGTGAGAATGCCATTGTCGCACTTGCCATCTACTCAGGATACAATCAGGAAGATTCGATTTTGCTCAACGATTCTGCACTGAGGCGAGGACTGTTTCATACCACTTACTACCATTCCTACGATATTGACGAGAGCATGATTGATGTTATGGCGCAGACGCACACAGAGTTCGGCAATCTTGCCACGAATCCCAAGTTCCGAGACACTGTTCCTCGTAAGGAAGGATATAATTACGATTTGCTGGATGCTGACGGGTTTGTTCGCGAAGGTGTGACGATCGACGACAAAACCATTCTTGCTGGAATTGCCAGTCCTATCCTGAACAAGTCCGGAAATGTCACTGGGTATACGGACGTCTCGTACGCTCCCAAGAGAGGACAGCATGGAGTGATTGACTCTGTGTATCGCTATGTCACGAAAGAAGGCCTTCGAGCGGTGAAGATTCGTGTTGCAGAAGCCCGCATTCCGGTCCTTGGAGACAAGTATTCTGCTCGTCACGGTCAAAAAGGAACTGTAGGTATGCGTATCACAGAAGAAGATATGCCGTATACCTCCACAGGTCTGCGTCCTGACATGATTGTAAACCCCCACGCATTCCCGTCTCGCATGACGATCGGACAATTTGCAGAATCTATGTCCACGAAACTCGGAGTCCAAATGGGTTGCTCAATTGATTCGACTCCTTTTTCAGCACAGAACAGAGTTCCTGAAACGAAGTCTCTTCTTGAGAAGGCAGGGTTTCATCCGTACGGACACGAAATCCTGTATAACGGTCAGACTGGAGAAATGATGGAGGCAGAGATATTCATGGGACCCACCTATTACTTGCGCTTGAAACACATGGTAGAAGACAAGATCAATTACAGATCGACCGGGCCTAAGAAGTTATTGACGCATCAACCCACAGAAGGACGCGGAGCAGAAGGCGGTCTTCGTATTGGTGAAATGGAACGAGATGTTTTGATTGCGCACGGAGCATCCAAGTTCTTACACGAAAGCATGATGGACCGCAGCGACGGCGCAACCCTCCTTATGGATCCCGAAACCGGATTGCTGGATGCCAAGAAGGATACTGAATCCGTCAAGATGGCATTCCCGTATTCTTTGGGCGTTTTGGTAAAGGAAATGGAAGCGCATCACATTTCGGTGAAATTAGTTTCTTCGTGAGAAATGGATTTTCCCGTAGCCTGAATATAGATACTAACACTCAATATGGCCGAGCATATCTACGTAGTCAAGCGCAATGGTGACCGTGTCCCCGTATCTTTCGACCAGATCCTTCAGCGTATTCGTTCGTTGTCCGATGGCCTTGACCATGTGAATCCTGACCTCGTTGCCCAGAAAGTGTGTAATCAGCTTCAGGATGGAATGAAGACTGGACAGCTGGATGAGTTTGCGGCCGAGACGTGTGCGATGATGCAGGCGCGCTACCACCCGAACTACGGGAAGCTCGCCGCTCGTATTGTCATCAGCAACCACCAGAAGAACACTCCTTCTACTCTTCTGGAATGCGTCGAGGCTCTCTATCATGGTCCTACGCAGGGTATTAGCGACGAGTATCACGACCTCGTAACGAAGCACCGAGACATTTATCAGGCAATGATTGATTACTCACGCGACTTTGGGTTTGATTACTTTGGATTCAAGACGCTTGAGAAGGGTTATTTGCTTCGTAAGGATGGCGGTATTATCGAACGCCCTCAGCATATGTGGATGCGCGTTGCCATTCAGCTACATGGTCACGACTTCGAGCATGTGAAGGAGACATATGATGCTCTGTCACACGGTTATTTCATCCATGCCACTCCTACCCTATTCAACTCTGGAACGAAGTGTCCTCAGCTATCGTCCTGCTTCCTCCTCCAGATGTCGGATGATTCTATTACAGGAATTTATAAGACTCTGAGTGATTGCGCCCAGATTTCAAAGTGGTCTGGCGGTATTGGTCTATCCGTCCACAACATCCGTGCGCGCGGATCCAAGATTCACGGAACCAACGGCGAGTCTACCGGTATTGTGCCGATGCTCAAGGTATTCAACGATACGGCCAAGTATGTGAATCAGGGCGGAAAGCGTAACGGTTCCTTCGCGATCTATCTGGAGCCTTGGCATGCAGATATCGAGGAGTTCCTCAAGTTAAAGCTGAATCAGGGCGCAGAGGAGGACAGAGCACGCGACCTGTTCTACGGGCTTTGGATTCCCGACCTCTTCATGAAGCGGATGGAAAAGGGAGAAAATTGGACGCTCATGTGTCCTTCCGAGTGTCCCGGTCTTTCGGACTGCCATAGCGAGGAGTTTGATGCTTTATACGCCAAGTATGAGGCGGAAGGCAAGGGACGTAAGTCTATTCCTGCCCAGAAGTTGTGGCAGATGATTCTGGATGCCCAGATTCAGACAGGAACGCCCTATCTGTGCTACAAGGATGCCGCGAACTCCAAGTCCAATCAGCAGCATCTTGGGACTATTAAGAGCTCAAACTTATGCACGGAAATTCTGGAATTCACGAGTCCTGACGAGACGGCCGTATGTAATTTGGGGTCGCTGGCACTTCCCAAGTTCGTAGAGAACGGCAAGTTCAATTTCGAGAAGCTTCGCCAGTATACGTCTGTGCTGACCCGTAATCTGGACATTGTGATTGATAAGAACTTCTATCCTACTCCTGAGTGCGAGAACTCCAACAAGCGTCATCGCCCTATCGGTATCGGGATTCAGGGACTTGCGGATGTTCTAGCGATGCTTCGATATCCATGGGCAAGCAAAGAAGCAGCAAAGTTAAACCGTGAAATCTTCGAGAATATATACTTTGCGTCAGTAGACGGAAGTCGTAAGCGAGCAATCGAGACATGCCTGGACATCCCCCATTTCGGGGAGATTGAGAGTGGCGTGTATCCGTCATTCAAGGGTTCGCCGATGTCAGCAGGCGAACTTCAGTATGATCTGTGGAAGGATGAACCAAAGGAGACAGAGTATCTGGACTGGAAGAGTCTGAAGGAGCGAGCGAGCAAGGGTCTGCGTAATTCTCTCCTCGTTGCCCCTATGCCCACTGCGTCCACATCCCAGATTCTCGGGAACAATGAGTGCTTCGAACCGTTCACTTCCAATCTGTATACGCGCCGAGTCCTTGCGGGCGACTTCATGGTAGTGAACAAGTATCTCGTGGAGGAACTCACCAATCTCAATCTGTGGACAAGCAATGTCCGTTCTCAAATCATCGAGCACAACGGGAGCATTCAGACAATCTCTGAGATTCCAGCAGACATCCGAGAGTTGTATAGGACTGCGTGGGAGATTCCGCAGAAGACATTGATTAATATGGCAGCAGATCGTGCTCCGTTTATTTGCCAGTCGCAGTCGCTGAATCTGTTCCTTTCCGAGCCCACATATGCGAAGATATCGTCAATGCATGTGTATGCGTGGAAGCAGGGTTTGAAGACGGGGTGCTATTATTTGAGGACAAAGGCAGCCACAGGGGCACAAAAGTTCACGGTCGAGCCTACATGCCTCACTTGCTCCGCGTAAAAAACTCTCTGCGGTAAATTATAAAACAAATGGAAGGATCTGGTACTGCTGTTGAGACTAATAATCCTATGGCCGGCGGTCGCCGCCATCGCTCTCTGAAGAAGGTGTCGGCCAAGACGATTCGCCGCACGCTCCGCAAGGCCGGAATCAAGCCCAAGGGCCGTATGGTCCTCACGGGAGGCGTTGCTCTGTCCCCGTCGCCTCTTTCTGGTGGTGCTATGCCGTATGGCGGTCGTCGTCGTCGCGGGACTCGCCGTGGAAAGAAGTCGCGCCGCTCTCTGTTTGGGATGATAAAGTATTAACTTCCTCGACCAGCGCAACTCCAATCTCTGACACCAAAGCATACAATTTTTCATTGAACCCGTAATGGCATCCATTCGGTTCCTTGATTTCCGGCAACTTCCGTGCCGACGTATTCTTCGGGTGGACTAAACTCACAATCACATCTTGGGGGGACAACTCCCGACACATTTGCTCGCGACCGCGAATAAATGCGTCTCCTTCCCCAACCTTCACTGTCTCGTCAAACTTATGTGCCTCCCAGAACTTCCTCGTAAAAATCATCGTGGCCTCCGATACGCGCTCTGCCATTGGAAGCGTCATTGGCGGAACATTCATGAACGAACTATACTTCGTGATATCGTAGCAAGGAATTGTGGTACTGAATGCACACTCCTTCGCGGGGTCTTTCAACATCATTGCCACGCGATGTAGCACACTGTTCTCAGGATACACGTCGTCATCGTCCATATTGACCAAGATATCATACATTGCCTTCTCCACTCCCAAATTACGCTTTGCAGAAATAGACATCTCCGTATCGCACCGGACATACGTCACATTCGGGATTCCGATCAGTACGTCTTCAATAGAGTCTTTTCCGTCATCTACAATGACCCATTCCAGCTTATCTTCAGGATACGACTGGAGGAGGTAGCAATACACTGCGAGCGCCATGAACTTGCGCCTGTCCTTCGTCACTGTAATTATCGAAATGTCCGGCAAGTCCTCTTCTTTGGGAAACGCAACCTTCAAGTCGTATTCGGGCAAATTCACATCCATTATTTGAGGGAGAGCAACCTTCATTGTCTCAATCCATGCCTTGTGACGAGACTCATATAGGTTCCGCATGTTCTCTGACCCGGCACGCCTCTCCTTGAACGACATCGACGCATACTTTTCAAGAGCACGGACAATCGAATCGATTTTGGTATCAATCACTGTTCCAAAACATTCGGGTTGCTCAAGTCGTGCGAACTCTTCACCGAATATCGCGCCATCGGAGTTCGGACCCACCAAATCCTCCACGAACGGGCGAATCGGAGACAGAATCATATTACAACCCACACTCATTGCTTCGTTGACTGCATGCCCAAACCCTTCGGCCACACTCAGGCAAATACAGAGTCCGCACTCCTTGAGCAGCTCATCATATTCCTTCTCCTTCAGAACCTCTGCCTTGAGTATCACCTTGTCCTCAATGGATGGTGGGACCTTCACATCCAGATGGTTGGGAGAGAACACGACATTCAGCACAGGCAGCTTGGTATAAAGTTGCGGGTTCTCCTCTTGAATGCGCATATACGCCTGAAAGATTGCTCGAGGATGGCGGTAAATGTTCTTTCCTACTGGCACAATTGCCTTGAAATAGTTCTTCTTCATCTCGTGGTCCCAAACCTTGTCAATGGAGGTCCATCCAATGTAGCGAACAGGAGTCTTGGTGAGCGTCTTGAAAACATCCTCTGCCTCGCGCGTCTTCACCCAAATCTCGTCCATCATGTCCAAATAGGGCTGCCAAGTCTTGTAGGTCCACTCGATATTGGGAATCCAGATGTTCTTGCGCGCATACGGGAACAAAGAGGGGTTTATGACCTCAATAAAGATATTGACATCTGCCTCTTCGCAATGGGGATGAATGTGAGGGACGCATGCAAGACTGACATCCTTGTCAAACACTGCCGTCAGAATACCTCGCAGAATATGCGTGTCCTGATTCAATCCAGTATTTGTTCGGAAATTTGAGATGATATTAACTTTCATTTTATGTTACTGCTCCTTTCTTCGTAAACGCTTTGTTGCGCGACGCATGATAGAATTCCTCAAAGTCTTTGGGCGCGACTGAATGCAGTTCACGTAGTTCTTCCAGCCGTTGATGTCGCGGGGGACGCAGGAAGACGTGAAGACACATGGACGGTCTCGCCACCATACTGCGGATGTATGTCCACACCATTTCCAGAAGACAGCCGGATCCTTAAATTCCTTTCTTCCTTCTAATTCCGTAGCATCCAATAACTGTTGACATATACGCTTCATTTCGAGCGATCCGTATCCATATACAGGACTCAATAAGTCCTGTTTATAAACGTTATCGACAATCGCCAGGTCGGTTCCGTTCCACCCTACAAACGATATGGGTCGGAACGAGTCCCAAGCAGGTTCCAGCACAAACAATTGGTTCTTGTATTTTCCATAGGTGTTCTCGCGAAACTCGCAGATGTCCATCTTACTTGACTCAGAAAAAGGATTTCAGTTCACCTGTCCGCGTTCCAATGACGCCGGTATTCACTGGGTTGGCAATTGGAGGCGCAAACTCTTCCAGATCCTTACGATAAAACATGTGGAAATCAACTTCGGAATAAATCTTGCCTGACGCATAGCCGATCACTCGACTATTCAGTTCTTCCAGTTCCTCTGCAACCGTATTGGGGTCGTTACGCGAAAACATGAGGTAATAACTTCGCATGATGATCCGCAAATTATCGTCGCTCTGACGACTGATGGAATATTTGCCCCCACTCATGGCCTTGACTTGGTCATGGATCTTGCGTTGAAGAAGGTCCATATTGGAATCGCTGAAGAACACTGAGTTCAAAGGCGTGATGCTGTGGATGTGTCCAACGAGATCCGAGCGAGCATCATCTTCAAATATGGAAGGGCGGTCGGAATATACCTTATACGGAACTGCCGAAAACCCCATTGTGGATGCGTCGTTGATATTGGGCACACGACCTCCGTGTTTGGGTGCCGGATACTGCTGCGATGTGGAAGTTAAATTATAACGGTTCTCGACTTGCGGAACAGGAATGCGCTCGAGAACTGATTTCTCCATCTTACTTACAACTCACGTAATTTTTCGTACAGACCCTGACTCACGACTTCTTCTATTTCCAGCGTCATAGAGTAATCCTTGCTATTCGAAAGGACTAGGCCTGTTCGGTCCAACAGCTGGATATCTAGGGTGTTGATGTTGGACGGTTGGATAAAATTATATATTTTCCGAGTCGTATTTGTAACTTCCGTATCGAAAAGCATATCGCCCTTTGGAACTCGTATCGGGATCTTCGCGAAGACTGGAAAGTATGTGTTATTCACAGTTTGTGGAGTTACAGTCGCATAATCGTTGAGTTGCATGTAGATATAATCGTCAGTGTTCATGTTTGGAGTATATGTTCCTGTGACCACGGCGATCGTATTACAGGTATCAGCGTATTCTCCAGATATACCTACTGCACTTCCGGCAAGTGTTCCGTCTACATTCAGTTTGTAAGACTTTAGACGGGTATAGTTTTGAGAGAATCCTAAAACAGAACCGAGTGTATCGAACAGTTGAGGGGCAGTGGGGATGTTGCTATCGCTCGTTGAAAAAAGGCTCGGTGTGGTCACATTGGTCACAAAGTCAAAATCATAATAGAGATCATCCGAAGAGTTTGATATCTGGATATATCCGTCTGAAGTGACGGCACACGTGAAATTGTCACATCCTTCTATTCCGGTATTTCTAAGTGCCTCTTGAACTGCAGCTGCAAGAAGAGCCGGCGTAGCGAAATATCTAGGAACATCAATACCGTCCACAAGTGGTGCAATATCAACCTTTGCGAAATAGGGAGTAGTTCCGTTCTCTCGTACACCAAAAGAAGAGTTTCCTCGAGAAGCAGAGAAATTTGCAAATGTGTTCGGAAGTTCAAGCGACGACAATTTGATGGAAACCACGTTCTTCATTTGACGATTGAAACGAAATAGGAAATGCGAAGATCCTTGAGTTGCTGTACTTGTAATCGACGAGTTGGGGCGATACGACTCAGATAAATATGTCTGTGGAAGTTTGACTTGAGTCGCAAATGCACGAAATCTGCTATCAATGTTCACGACCGTGGTTCGTACGTCCTTGTTGTAGCGCACACTCTGTTTACTTTTATCTTCGAATGGCGATGGCTTTATAATGTCGCCTTCTAAATTACGATTTCCGGCAAACTGCTGAAACATTTGTTGGTCTTCGAGAACTTGGACCTTTCCAGCCGTAGGGTTAATTTCCTCTACATTGTAGTTTGCGTCCAGATCCGCAAAGTCTTCGCGAGGACCCCGGATATAGTCGTTCTCATCGTATTGCTGTGCAAGGAGTTGTTGATATGTCAGTGCCTGTTCCATTTGCTACTTGCTTGTTCAAACGATTAAAGTGTTTTTAGTTCAAACAAGTAATACGAATGCAAACGGTTTATGAAAATCCATTCGGAAATCCTGGAATTCGCGGACGGGATGGAGTCAATGGAGCGAGTGGACCCAGAGGACCGTCTGGAAATCGTGGAGTCAGTGGCCCCCTCGGACCTTCCGGAGTCCGGGGACCTTCTGGTATAGTTGGAGCTTCAGGTCCATCTGGTGTTGCTGGACCAACCTTTATACCTTCGGCTGTAAACCCGCCAGGAAGTGCCCAGACAATTGCGGTAGTTGGAGGACCGTCTGGCATTGCGTACTCGGATGACCTTGGAGTTAATTGGACGAATGTGGATGTTCCTAGCTTTACTTTGATCAACTCTATCGCCTCTACAACCTACACCACATCATCACCCGACGAACAAGTAACAACGTATGTTATCGGTGGAATAAATGAATTGTCTAACATTCTCGTTACACAAGATCTTGATAGCGATTACCAGTTATGGACAACTGCAAAATTGGGCGCTGGTGGAGATCCTGGATCGCTGAATAATCTGTTTAGTTTCGAGTGCTCGAAGGTTGTGTTTTCGCCGTATCACGACCGTTTCATTGCGGTGGGAATAAATGAAGTGTTGACGGGACCTGACACCGGAAGACGCAGTATAGTTTCTGCATATTCTACAAACGGTAGCGACTGGTTTGCCCCTACAACTCAAATTCCTCGCGGTCCGTCAGCATTGGCATCGGATCAGCCGTATGGAAGTGGCCGTGGAATCGTATCCGATTTGAAATGTAATGGACAACAAACCATCGTTACCGCGAATGGTATCATTTTGACGATTAATAGGATAAGGCGTACGCCAGATCTTGTTGATGGTGTATTGATCGAGTACACGACAGACCCAACGTTTAACACTGAGTTTCGAAATGGAGATGTACTTATGTTAAACAATCTGACTCCATCGAATTCAACGTATGGAGCTTTCATTAATCACTTGACAAATAATCCTTTAAGCGTAGTTTATACTACTGGAAATAGTTCAATACGCGTGCGCTACCCGTCATATTCAGGTTCTCTCCCTTCATTCTATACAAATATTATAACGGGCGGAGAGGCAATGTTTCCAGATAATAACTGGTATTGTGTATCGAATGACGGAGGTGTAACCTGGGGAAGTTCCCGACAAATCATATTAGACCCGAGTTCTATTCCCCCCGTGATCATACCTTTCTGGATCTCAGGTATTCCTCAACAAAAGGGAGATATTGTTTTCAGTGCGTCTTCTTACAGCAGTGTTGGCATCACATTCCCATGCCAATATTGGGCTGCCAGACTAGATATTGCTGCTAACACAAATACTACAGCGCCCTCGTCCCTGACTCCGAACTGGTATCCGGCGGTCTGGAGTCCTATTGTGGGGTATAGGAAGAGTTTGGGCCAAGACATCGTATGGTACAACGGACAAAAGTGGTTTTTATTTGTGAATTATTCATACGGAAACAACCCAGAATCTTCTCCGAGTGTATGGAATCTCCTGCCCGAACCAGGAGACATCCGCCATGTTTCCAGCAACATCACGGTAAGCAGTGTATCCCCTTACTACGACTACAATAGTTGGTGCGCATTCTTCACGAACGAGAATGACTATAATGGAAGATCTGGAACTGCAGTTATAACGAACGCAGGAACATCTAGTGCTTTTGTGCGTGGCCTGAATTTGTATGCTACGATTACGGGTTCTAGGGAGTCTAATTTGGGAGGAGGAAATGTTGCAACCTTTTTTCAATATACTGTCAACGGGCGTTCTGATATTAATTTGTTCTCAGCATCATCAGGAGTATATTTTTCGAACAGCACAACAGATGCTCTACTGAAGAATATGTACTTCAAATATTATGCAGTTGCTGGAGAAGTTGCTGTATATGGAACTCCACCTGCGTCGTTTACGTATATGACGCCTGCAGGTACACAGGTAGGATTCACAACTTCTACATCTGGAGCATTCGACGGGAAAAACTGGGTTATAGCAGGTGTCGACACAGACTCGTCGAACATTGTTGCTGCGCCAACGATTGAAGACGGAATTTCGGCAAAGATACCTGGATCTCTATTCACTGAAAACACTCGGTTGGGTATCAGTTCAGGCCCTTCAGGACCCTCTGGTAGTATTCTCTGGCAAAATATAGTTTGGACGGGCAATGTATTCATCGCATACGGACAAGAAGTCGAGGGCACTGATTATTACTACACGGTTTCTGAAGACGGTATAGCTTGGATTGTCCCACGGTTATCACCATTAGGTGTCATTAGCGACATATGCTGTACTCCAAATACTGTAACATTGACATCCGGTAGTTCAGAATACTCTAGAGTTTTTCTATCTTCGAACACGGTGTTCAGAGGCTCGTTGACTTCGAATGATTACATACATGTGAAAAACATAAGCGCGCAAACTATAGAAATCTTCGGGACTCCTGGAATCAATAGCGCGGAACTTCAATTAGCTCCATCAAAATCGTCGAACTATGCAGGACGCAGTGCGGTTGTTTCCTATCGCGGAGGTCCAAGCGGATATTTGTATGTGGAGTAATAAAGATGCTGTCTGCGAGTCAGTGGACAGCTTCGAACTTGACCGTAGGCTGTCTGGGCGTTAGCGGACCTATCGGAAATGTCGGACCAACAGTATCTGGCTCTTCTGGACCGTCTGGTCCTTCTGGATTCAATGGAGATGGAGGTCCACAAGGTTCACAGGGTCCCACCGGTGACACAGGGCCATCCGGACCATCGGGTCCACCGGGATCTGCCTTCTTTGGTATTCGTAAATTAGCACTAACGGATCCTGTAACAAACTATACTTTCAGCTCAAATTCCGCATATAACATTTTGATTATAACATCGTCCGCAACAGACGGATCATCCAAACTTATTTTATCTCCATTTCCGACTTGGATTCCAGGTAGGACTTATGATCGAGGAGATGTTGTGTCGTACAACGGAATTTACTATTCTGGAATTGGCGGTAATGTAGGAGCCATCCCCACGAACATATCGTACTGGTTGCCGTCTATATGGAACCCAACAACCCTATACCGCGTACCCGGAATAAAGATTTTTTACGATGGGCGTGAGTACGTAACAACACTTGGTCTGATTTATATTGGCATCCCCCCTACACAGGATCCAGACAACTGGGATTTGACACCTACATCTTGGATGATGTTGAAGAATTGTTCGGCATATCCCGTAACACTCGTATTATCTCCAACAGACATGTACACGCTCCCGCCACCAACCGATGATACTTCTCCAGTATGGTACGTTTACAATACTGGTCCGAGTTTGTATCTCTATTAAACAAGGATGTTCACTGCGAGTCAATGGACTGCGAGGAAACATATTGAACTGTGTAGTGGACCTCAAGGTCCGAGGGGTCCAACAGGTCCAACAGGACCGAGTGGACCGCCAGGTTCCCAAGGACCATCAAACAGTATATCGGGACCTTCGGGTCTGACGGGACCGTCAGGAAATCCAGGTCCAAGCGGTTCTATCGGCTTAGGTGGCCCACTTGGACCACAAGCAGGAACAATCGGAGTAACTTCGATTACATCATTCCCGTCTGGACCATCTGGTCAAATTACATTACCTATTTATAGGTCTTACGCAAACAAAACCCTGCTGTTAAATCCACCTGGAAATGTAAGAATACAATTATCCATTCCAACTCCACTGGGGACATCTTCATTCGTAGTCTTTTTGAAAAACACTACAATATTTACTTTATTGGTATCAAACACTACTACGAATGGATTGATTGTATCTATATTCCCCGACACTTTCTCATCAGGTCCAAGTGGTGCGAGACGAATCCCCGGATGTGATAAAAACGAATCGCGCATCAGACGCAGTGGAGATATTATGATTTTGTATTGGAACGGCTATCGGTTTGAGTTGTATTAGAGAGTCAGCACAGTCTTGTCCTTTGGATTCTCAGGCAACGTCCCATTTTGACGATGTTCCTGAACATCCTTCCACGTCTGTTCGAAGAAGGGCAAATTCGTCTCTAACCACATAGGGTCCTTGTCCACGGAATGAAACCGCGTCTTTACGAGAACCCACCAAACGAGTTGGTATGCGTCCATATCGTCGCATCCCAGTTCAGCCAACTTATCGTTCTTCCAGTCCGTCACTGATTTCGGATCTTCTGGAGTCCTATAATGAAAGGATCCATCTCGCATTCCAAGGAACGCCGACTTATACTTGACATCCGTGTCCATCCACTCCGAATAATTCACAATCTTGAACTTGAACTCTGCATAATCGCACGCATCCATCCCTGTACACGCCATCTGTAGCTGCATCTGGTGGATATACATATCTGGAACCGGCGTTGTCTCATCGAAATCGCGCGAGATAGGACACTTAAACTCTACAAGTCTACCGAACCTTTCTTCGTTCTCCAACTGGAGTCCGTCAGGAGATGCACCTAGGAAACTATGCACTGGATGCGGAACACAGGTCGTATCCGCAATTTGTACACTGTGCATCTTCTCATAAATCTGCTTTGCGACAGGTTCAAACTGAGTTCCCCATAACAGCGATCGTGCACCGCCGCCACTGCCAGAATCTCTCGGCACTAACTTGGATGTAATCAACTCTCGCCTTGCTGCCGGTGTTGCTCCAGCGACAGTCTTATAAATTTCAGAAGCAGTCAGCATCTCGCCTCTCTTCGTGTGCCATGCGGCAGTGCGCTGATCGTTCTGTCCGTATGTCGCAAGGAGAACATCGACACGTTCCTTTAGATCCATTCTTATCATTAAGAGTACACAACTTCGAATTCGTTTTCAGGCAGGCTTCTTTTTATCATCATATGGAGATTCAGTCGCAAGAGCAGTGGGTATTGTATCGATTGGAAAAGTTTTATGCAAAGGATGGGAATTTGGAGAGAGTTCGTAATATCCTTGCAGGTGAATCCAAGCTTTCACTCCGACTCATTGATTGGTTCGTCACCAATTACTCAAAGAAGTACAACATTTCTTATTTGACCAAGAAGAAGGATCATATCGTAGTATATCTTTCTTACAAGTCCCATCTCAAGGCGTATAGCAAGAAGATGTTTGACCCTTTCTGCAGGTGGAAGCGCATCAAGTTTCATGATATGGATACCACAGTCGGTCAACTCAATTTCTTCGAGTGGGCATTGACCGACGAGGTGCTTGCCTATATTGAGGAACACCATGACGATATTCATAAAGATATGGAGACGCGTCTCCACGACGACAAGGACGAAGACTCGCCTCGCAAGCGCCACGAACTGTCCAGATCCGCAACAAATTCACTGAAGCGCCATGATGTGAATGTAGTTGTACGATTCGATTAAGCGCGTCGCGAATATATCAAGAACCTCTATTCAATACATAAAATGCTTTCGAGACTTCGGAAGGATTTGATGTACCAAGACATAAATCGAGACATTGTGGAACACGACGAAGATATTGACGCAGAGCTGCTAACAATGGATGGCAAAGAAGTGTATCAAGGTTCTATTGACCCTCGTTATACTCAGCACAATCTGGACGTTCATTGGCTATACGACGATTCTCTCAAGCGAGTCGGGCTTGTAGAATACGACTCGTACGACCGCAGTATTTCAGAAACTTTATGGATCTACGAGAACCCTTATGCAACCTATTTCCAAGAACCGGGCTGGGCAACTTCAAAAAAGACCATATGGTCAAAGCTGTCGAACGAAGCATACCAAGATTGCCTCAACGACGATTTCGAAAAGTTGGTGCAAATGTCTTTGACAGGAGATACACGGATCATTCTGCCGTTCATGCTTCAGAATCCTCCGAAAGAAATGTATGAGTGCGAAGCGTGTAAGAAGCGAACACTTTCATTGCCAAGCAGTTGCCCGTCAGTGAAAAAGTTAGAGTTTTCGGGTATTTTTTCTTTGTTTTTAGATGATTCATTCGTTATCTGCTATCCACCTTCGAATTCAGTCGTTTGGTCTACACTGGGCCTGCGGCACGACGACGACCAGTCTTTGCCGGTGCAGACGCCGCAGGCGCAGGAGCAGGCACATCCTGAGTCTCATCCTCCACCGAGTTCTGAGGAACAGCCAGAGTCTCAGGCTCTGTCGCCTCCTGAGTAGGAGCAGTCTCCTCGTCCTCCTCATTGGTAATGGAATCGCTGAACACGGATGCCGCAGTCATACGAGCCTGCTGGAACACCTGGGCATGCGAGACGCGCCAAGTTACGCCAAACCCGCCACCTGCCATGACATAGATCGAAGCAGTGACTGCAACATTTGCCTCAGAACCCTTCGTGAATACGCCCGCAAGAGACGATGGAGTCACATACATCGGGTTGCCGCGAGGATCCACAATGTCAACATTCACGCGATTGTCATACACAGGAATCTTGATCGTCACATTCGGAGGATACTTGCCGCTCGGCACGCGCTCGCCATCCACATCGGTCATGTGCATGCGCATGATAGGCTTCATGCTCTCGCGAATCAGCTCAACAGAGCGCTTCTTGCCGAACCACTTCACGCTATTCTCCACTGCCTCCTTAACAACCTTCTCCTGCAGATCGAGAAGGAAGTTGTAGAACTTGCCGATGTCATCATTCTCACTCGCACGCTCCTTGCAGAACGGATCGCAACCCTTCAGAGGGGCAGTGAGACTGTAGCTGGGAGGACCGTCCTTGTCCATAACGCCGAGACCGAAAGGGAAGCCAAGGCGAGGCAGGCGCATGCCAATGTTCTGACCATCATACTTGATACTGATAGAAGGAATGCGGCCTGACTTTGCGGTTCCCTGAACGAAGCTGATACGGTTGATATCTAGGTTGCGGATGTTGACGATTGCGTTGGTGCTCATCTTGTCTGTGTGTATCTGATAGTAGCTGGATAGATGTAAATCCGTTTTCAACGAAGGATTCCAGATTCTATAACAAATGAACTCGTGTATGTCCTGCAAATCCAAAACGAGTAATGAACGCTGTAAAAGTGCTCGAATAAAAGGCATTACATTGTGCGGCCGCCACGTGAAATCGAAGGAACCAAGACTTTGGCACATCGTGAATAATATCGACCCGAAAGTTACGCTGATATCCAAGGTGTGGAGAGGATACGCGGTTCGAATCCGTTTGCGTCGTGCTGGTCCTGGTGTTTTGAAGCGCTCGTTGTGCCATAATGAGGAAGAACTTGTCACAATGGAATCCAAAGAGAAGTACGATCCATTTGATTTCTTTTCATTTCAGGAAGGTGATAAGATTTGGTGGTTTGATGTTCGCAGTATCCTTTCTTGCCTACACAGCTCCATTTTACCCACAAATCCCTACACTCGGCAGGCACTGACTCTGGAAACAAGGACTCGATTGAGACAGGTGTACAAGTACCGACTCCACAACCGACTCCGGACGTGCCATTCTCCACAGAAGTGTACGGTGGAGGATATTGTGACAAAGAATTGGTTGCGGACCTGCCAAGTTCTGAATGAGAATGGGTTCGAGGATGCTGTACCAATCATGTTTGCTCGTCTCTCAAGGACCGATTTGTTGGTATTGCTTGGCTATCTGGTTGTGGATATGCGGATACTGGCAGAAGAACATCCGAAATCTTCGAAACGACACCTATATTATTCAATATTGAAGCGAGAACTGGACGTATCTTTCGCGACATCGCATAGAACTGCTCAACTCCAAGTTTCTAGCCTGATTGTGAACTTAATGCATGACATGGCAGATGCATACCCATTCTGCTTCTTAGTTATGAGCGCCCTCTTCCGTTTGTGATTTAAACAGGTAAGGCGGATAGAGAGTATACCAACTGCGTTAGAAATGGCTCCTTCAAAGTCCACCGTTAATGCAAACCAGATGCCCGCTGACAAGAAGACCCCTGCCGCCCCCAAGCCCGCCACCACCAAGAAGGCGCCTGCCGCCAAGGCCGTCGTCGATGTCCCCGTCGCGCCCCCCGCGCCCGTGGTTGCCGCCCCCGTCGCCACTGAGACGGCCGTGCCTGCCGAGACCCGCTCCGCCGATGCCCTCCTCACCTCCGTCCACGACCGCATTCGCGCCCTGAACACCGAGTTCGCCACTCGCACCCGCGAGCTCCTCCGCGAGGTTTCGGATGCCGCCAAGGCCCTGAAGCGTGAGGCCCGTGACTCCAAGCGCCGTGTGCGCAAGGACCCCGCGACGATGACCCCCGAGGAGCGCACGACCTACGAGGCTCGCCGCGCGAACAACGCCTTCCTCAAGCTCCGCCCCATCTCTGACGAGCTGTCCACCTTCATGGGTCTCCCCGCGAAGTCCGAGCGCTCCCAGACGGATGTCACGAAGTTTGTGGCCACCTATGTCCGCGAGCACAGCTGCTTTGACCCCAACTTCAAGCGCCGCATCATCCCTGACGCCAAGCTCGGCAAGCTCCTCCGCGCGAAGGACGGTCAGGAGATCACCTACCTGAACCTCCAGAGCTTCCTGAAGGTCCACTTCGTCAAGCCCGCGACGGCGTAAGTTTCCTATTTCTGAAAAATAGGTGGTGGACATGATAAATGGGCCTCGATGATCAAGTATTGTTCGGTCTAGAATGGGCAGTGGCAATATCGTTTGGTGTAACGATTATCCTATTCTTTTATACTTTAATAAACCCTTAGGGAGTTGCGAATCTCCTCAAAATCGTGTAGCATCGTGGCGCAGAGGCAGCGCGCCTGGCCCATAACCAGGAGGACCATGGATCGAAACCATGCGATGCTATTTGGAAGCATAGCTCAGTAGGTAGAGCGCGTGGCTGTTAGAGAAAAAACTAGTAACCGCGAGGTCTTCAGTTCGATCCTGAATGTTTCCGTTAGAGTTGCGAGTCTCTTTAAAACTCGCATGCATCATCGTAACTCAACTGGTTAGAGTGTCGGGCTTTTAATCCGAAGGCTGGGGGTTCGAGTCCCTCCGGTGATATCAGAGTGACGAGTCTCTCAAAAAATCGTGTTTGGAGTTATCGTCCAATGGTTAGGACACTCGGCTTTGAACCGAGGAATGGAAGTTCGAGTCTTCCTAACTCTTCAGCGTCTATAGTTCAGTGGTAGAATGCAACTCTTCCAAGGTTGTAACACGGGTTCGATTCCCGTTGGACGCACCATCCTATATTGTCTAACGGCTAGGATACTTGGCTTTCACCCAAGAAGTCGGGGTTCGATTCCCCGTATAGGAACCATATTGGTCTCAAATGATGCCCAATACGGTTTAAAACTTTATGAATCCCTCCTTATTCATGAAATAATAGGCAATCATTCCACCTGCTGCCAGGTTCAATCCTGAGTGGGCCGTAATGCCACCCTGGACAATCAGATAAATGTGACTTCCGAAGACAATCGCAATGCCGATGTAGTATGCGAGCAGATGGAAGTCCATGTTTGGTTTGTATGTAGAAACGAAAACAATACTCGGAAATTTTCGACGATCGAAAATGGATTTGTGAAATGCTAGGAGGATATAGCATACCCAGAACCTAAGAAGATGTTCCTCCGTTCCGGTCTTGACACCACCCCCGAGATCACTCGCGTCATGCGCGAGCGCGAGAATGCTGAGCGTGCCATTCGGCGCGAGGAGTATCTTGCTCGCCAGGCCGCAGAGAAGGCCTCTAAGAACGCAGCGTCTCCTGGCGCGAAGGCTCATGCCACCATGGCCGCAAAGAAGGCCAAGCAGCTTGCGGCGATTGAGAAGCGCAAGGCGACGATTGCGGCGAAGCAGAACCCCGCTTCCTGTGGCCACGCGCACTTGTGCACGGCATCGTACGACGCGACTTGCTGTGCGTGCGCCGACAAGCGTCCGCAGGACCCGAACGGGTATGTTGCGTACAACAACACCAACCTCGCCGACATCTCCCGTGTCCCCCGCAACTACTACTACTGCCCCGAGTGTAAGGTGATGCCCAAGAACGAGGAGGCGGACTTCGGGCGCAAATACTACGACGGACTGCGTGAGGCGTACAACGTGGCAGGCGAGGAGATGCACAACTTCTTTGAGATCTTCAAGAGCTTGGGGAGCAACCATGAGAACTTCATTGCCTACCTCCGCCAGAACGACCCCGGCATCTACATTGAGCGGATCATTGAGAACTATTGGTCCTAAACTAAAATACAAATACCATCATCTAGAACTTTTTCATTATCGAAAACGGATTTCATAAGCGTTGGTTGGTAGATGGTCTATCAATCAAATGGAGAAACTTCTTCACACGATCTTTCTGAAATCTCCGCCAAATTTGTGGGATGCGTTTGAAGCAGAGTGCCAGAAGTTCTACAATGAACCTGCGCATTCGCTGACGGATATGCGGACCCGAGACAACAAGAAGGTCCGTGGCGACATCTTTGAGGACTTCTGTGTCGTGTATCTCCGCAAGGTTGCTGGATACGACAACGCGTGGCGACTTCCAGATGTGCCTGCAGACATCCTTGAGAAGCTGGGGATGAAGCGCCAAGATTTCGGAATTGATTTGATTGTGGAGAAGGCAGGCAAGTATTCTGCAGTGCAATGCAAGTATAAGAAACACGTGAGTTCCAAAATCAATATGGTCACGTGGAAGGCACTCGCGACATTCTACGCCCTCTGTCTCCGCACCGGTCCCTGGGAGAAATACATTGTGATGACCAATTGCTCGTATGTCCGCCACCAAGGCAAGAAGAATGCCAAGGACGTCTCGATTGGACTGAAAAAGCTCCAAAGTATGACGAAGACGCAGTGGACGGCAATGTGTGACTTGGAGGAGAATGTGATGACAGAGGAGAATGTCGAAAACCCCAAAACACCCGCCGATTTGCGTGCCGCTCGCCTGAAATTCTTTGCCATCGAAAATGGAATCAAGTAAAACCAACCAAGCAATATCATATTCCAAAAGATGGCTATCGTGACTCGCTCTACCGCTCTGCGCCGCCGCAACATTGTTCGCAAGCTCACGTGGGTGATTCGCGAGCGCATGCTGAAGGACGAGACTGACTCAGAGTCTGAGTATGATTCTGACACCGAGTACTATCCTTCTGATTCTGAGTCAGAGACTGAGCCTGAGACGGAGTATGAGGTCGAGATTGAGTCGGATATGGAGAGTGACGCACTGACTGTCGAGTCTGAGGATGGCGAGACGATGCAGGAGCGCATTGACTACCTCCGCTCAGAGCTGGCCGAAGCCGAGATCATGATGAAGAAGTGGCAGGCAGAGCAGAATGCCGTGAACCGCGACAATCACTGGTGTTCTCGCTTCATCATGACGATCGTCATCACTGCCGCAATCTACGGATGGCTCGAGGCGACCATCCCGCGTAGGTTTACCCGCTAAGTAAAAATACACAAAATCACAAAAAACAAAAACAAGACATTTTTGATTTTCGGGATGGCAAGTGTTATAATACAAATGGAGGAGAACGACTATTATGCCTCGGAGAGGGTGTATTGGACAAACGGGTTCTGGACTGGATTTATCTCTGGACTGCTTCCGGGCGCATTGATCGTAGGATTTGTTGCGATCTTTGAATGCCAGAAGTAGATTACTTCAAATCTTTGTCTGTCAGTATGAGTTCATGAGGAAGCACAACATACAGAATCGTGCTGAAAAAAGGCGTACTGCGTCCGTCCAACACGATCCCCCGAATCTTTGCGTTACTGACCAGAGTGGACATTAAGCGATTGAACAATGACCCTTCTCTCAAACTATTTTTTACTTGAATCTTACACCTGTCTCCGTCCCATCCACACACGTTTCCAGAACACTGATCTTTCGTTCGAGTTCCACATGGCGCTCGCACCTTTGTAACAAACTGGTCCGCGTTTTTCAAATCAACTCCAAAGGTTGTATCTGAGAACCATTCACGCAAGAGAGGTTCAACTTCAGGACGAAGAGGTTGTGTCTTGTCCAGAGCAGCATGAAGATCCGGATACTTTTCCTGAATGTCTTTCGATAACTCAAATATCAAGAAATCGAATACTTCGGAAGCATACGATATCTCTGCATAATCTGTCTGCAATTCAACATCCTCTTCTCCGAATGCTAAATTCTCTTCTCCTATAGTTTGAACACTTTGAATCACCTCTACCGGCTTAGTCTTCACGTCGACAGGAGACGGAACCACTGGGATTCTCAAACCACTTTGGATAAGAATTTCAACACGCTCCTCTCCGATATTGTAAACATCTTCTTTCCAGTTGTATCCTTTGGAGTGTTTCGTAGCAGTGAGGATGTAAGCTCGGACATCCTCGTATGTCGGAGGCTTTATACCCGTATACCCCTGAATCGTTGGCTGTGATGTAGGAGGGAGAGGCGATGCTTGGAATGGCAAGACGAGTTTATAAGGGATATAGAATGCCTGGGCGCGCGCATATGGGTCCAATATGATCGAATAGTCAGACTCTCCAATAGTAGGAAGTATTTCTTGAAGAGCGTTTTGAGCGTCCGTGTAGGACGGAATGGTCGTCGAACACGCAAGGTTCCTCAGCTTCTCGAGCTCCACGTAGGTAGATTTACGGAACGGCGTTTGAAACACGTTCGCCCGAAACCAGAAGTCCGTGATTTCGTTATCTGCACCAGACACGTGTAGTTCACTATCCCGCCGAACATTTGCCAAGATATCAAGTTCTTTACCGTTTTGGAGAACAATAATACCACGAGAACGCGGTTTGGCAATTGGAGAGTGAAACATACATCCAAGCGTGTTTGTGTCCATGGAGATTCTGAACACGTCACACTGAAGGCATATTGCCGCATATTCAAGCTCCTCGAGTGCCGTAAGCTTCTTGTCGCGGAACGCTTCATCGATTCCGGAAACGATTCTTGCAAGCACTTCGTTGTTCGCGCACTTCGGATGTTTTTTGATTTCGTCAAGATGGGTATCTCCCATATTCGTCCAAGTAGTCACGAACGAGCACCCTAAAACATTATCAATGGATTTCCGAGGGATAGGAATTTTGAACCATGGATATTTACTGTTGCTTCCAGTGTTCTCGTCGCCGATACGCGTCCATTCACGAACACACTTGGGCTTTCCACCTACAGTCGAGCATCCCAGTAGGCGCGGAAGTGTTTCGACCGGTCCTCCAGACTCTTTGGACGGTATACCCATTCCTACTCTGAAAAATCCTGAATGAGGGGCCAATATACGCTTAATATCTCCCTTGAACTGCTGATAGGTCTCGTTGATAAACAGTGCATCCATAAGCTTCTTGGAAAGGAACGCACATCGGTATTTGGGAATATTGAGCTTGGTTTCACTGAGAATGTAAAACTTGTCCTCGAATTCCTTCTCTGGAGGCTTATACGGTTCGTCGCGGCAACACGGCATTGCACGACCGTTTTTCGGAGATAGGTAAGAGATGGGTGCAGGCCATGTAGACTTATTACCTCGTTCAATCACAGTGTATACTCTCGTATCTTCATTCGTCTTCTTTCCCTTGCTTCGAATCTTTCCGCCGCACATAGGACACGCATTGTTCTTCAAGTCTTCTTTTCGCAAAGGAATCTCATCTTCGATGCACCAATACTCGGGACATACAACAAGTCCATCGGGGTCCTTCACCTGCATGGTCTTTCCAGCTTCGGCGTACTTACGAGGATCATACGGCGTTTCAGAAATCCGGTCCAAATCTTCCTGACTTAAAATGATCGGCTGATGGTCTTGGTCACACTTCTTAGGATATTTAGAATTTGTTGGATCGAATGTATTATTGTCGAATGCTTGGAGACGCGCATTGAAATAATTATACGTCGTTTTCCTGCCTTTCTTCGTTTTCAGTTTCCTATCCTCTTGTTGCTCTGGAGGCTGTTCTTCCTCTTTTGCCTCTGCCTGAACTTCTGCTTCCTCGACGACTTCATCTTCACCAACATCCGCAAACAGATCCATATCTTCTGCACTGACCTTCGTATTCACCTCCAGCTCCTTTTCGGGAGCAATTGTAGTTTCAGCACGAACAACCTCTTTTCTAGGCGGACATATCTTGTTGAGTTTTGACGCGTCAGAATTCAAGAGAATGAAGCGCAGAAGGTTGGCGTATTTTACAGATAGAGCAAGATCCTTCACTCCTTTTACAACAACTGTATTGTCCCCAAATGTCATTGTCGGGAATCCGCGGAACGATCGAGTCAACGTATTCGGGTTCTCGGATATGTGGCGTGCAACATCCGTCTTTAGAGTCGTTGCCACTTCCAAGGAAACTCCTAACTCGGCCTGAATATCCGCAACACTCACATTCGTCTTGTCATGAATCAACTGGATCACCTTGACTTCCATACTGGAAAGACCGTCGACAGAATGATCTGTTCGCAGGAGTTGAAATGTAGATGTGTCTGCGTCTGTCAGGGCAAATGTTGAACTAATACAGTTAAATCTCAGAAGATGCGGGTCCTTGTACTTCGTCCTATATTTGAGAGAGAGAGACATGTCCTGAAGTTCCCATCGCGGAATCCCAATGTCGCGAGGAGCAAGGAAGGGCACAATGGCATCGAACGATAATAACCAACTGCTGAGAGATTCTTTGAGATGCATCATGTCATCCTCAGATCCTTCCGGGCGATACGCCGTAAGAGTCAGTTTCGTAGAGGTCAAAGTAATACGATCAAAGTTATCATTCGACTCTCCACGATACAAAACCAGTGTCGGGCGTGCGTTCGTCGGTTTACTTACAGACCACCATCTCTGCCATCTTGCAAGATTCTGAGGCATCTTGTTTCGTGAATCCTTGACATAGAACTTGTGTCTCGCGTTTTCGGAAGGAGACGTGAAGAAAGTTATGGACGGAATCGATTCTGAAACTGTGAGACCATAAAACATCTGCTCGAACCGCGTTCGGACTGCTGACCCAAAATCTGTCTCTACGAGTGGCAGTCGAAAGTGTGCCCTGAGAATCGATAATTTTGATTCAGGAACCGTAAGATCTAGAAGCTGTGATAGTCGTCTTGTGTTGTCACGAAGCAACTGGATATTTGCTTCTGGAATCTGTTCTGGAGTCATGGATTGTAGAAACGGAAAATACACGAGTTTCGATGTTTCGGCCGAAGACTCATATGCCGTATATGTGAATTCCAATATATCTTCTATGCGCGGATACAGAGTCGTTACGAGTGCAGTCTTATCAGGAATCGGATACATCGCAGCAGGAATCTTGGATGTTAGAGCAGTATCGTATTCATACGGCAAGACATACGACAATGCTTCGCTGCTTGTTCCAAAAATAAGCTGGTCCTTGAAATCTTCTGCTGGCGCGTAGATAGGCATCAGATCTTCAGGATGGTGCTTCCACTCTTCGGCTCCATAATCCTCGTAGGCAACTGCCGTGGAGGGCATTCTAGTTTGAGACTGATAGACTTGAAACGGGGCGCGAAGTATGCTACCTGAAAGATAGGACAGACGCTGGAACAATGCTTCCCATCGTCTCGGATCGTCCTTGAAATATGTACTTGGACGCTGCAATGTCACTGTAATAAACAGCCTGTCTGGATGGACGTTTGCTACGTCGCCAATATACTGTCGAACCGTGTCAATACTATCGTCTGGAAAAAATGATATGTATGCGGACTCCCGAGTCGTCCGGTTCGTTGCCTTGACTCGGAACATCTTATTACAACCCTATACTTTTATAGAGGGGAATCCGTGATGGTCATACCGCAATAGGAAACCGGTGACCGCGAATAATTCACGTTCTGATAGATCCCTGCTCCAACAGCATCGTTCAGCATGCGCCTGAAATTTGCCCAGAATTCTGGAGTGTGTCCAATCGTCGTCGTCATGAGGTGAGCAAGTTCATGCAAGACCACAAACATCACAGTGTTTTCGTCGGCAAGAGGATAGGGTTTCTCTTTCGACCGCAAACATATGACGATTTTTTCACCTTTGTTTTCAGAGTAAGATGTGGAGTCGGTATTGATGTCGTTCTCGCAGATGTTTTCGGGACGAAAGCGCTCAATCATCGTGCGCACACGAGGATCTGAAGCCGTATTGGGGTCACTCTTGTATTTGTCAATCAGCGTCTTGATTTTGTCCTGAATATTGGCCATAAACTCACAGGCATCCTGCTTGTCTGGAAGATTTTGGACTTGATAACTCTGATTTGTGCGATTACTTTTCACACTCACAAGGTTTGTGGGGCCGCGCGTAACTGCATACGCAACGACAAGTCCTGTTCCTATCAACGCAGCAGGGATCATTATTAGTTCGTCCGAGTTTCTTCTATGCCGAAACGATCGGCAATGAAGGCCCGGAATGTCGGGTGATTCTCTTTGAACAGTTCAGTATAGATATGAATCGGGTCTTCTTCTAGAACCCCAACGAATACGAGATAGGTTAGGCCGGATCCGATTGCGAAATACATAGTGGTGGTCGAAAAGCTATAGGGAATCCAGAGGAATGGAAGGAGGTGGATGGCAAGGATATACGTGTTCTTGGTCCAGTGTTCCTTGTGCGGATTGAGCATGATTTCAAAGCAACCCGGGAGAGCAAGGACGTTGAGAGGATACGTGGATATGGAGTGGATAGGATATGCTACAGACAATAGGAATATCCATGTGGAAAAGATGTAATACCAACGAATCGGCGGGACCATTGCCTTTACAAGTTTACACTATTTAAGCATCAAGGCCGCGCTTGAAAGGGTTGGACTCGATGGTCGTGTTCAGGAAAGGACCGACCTGTGCCTGAGGGTTGGGCGCCTCCGTGCGGATGTCCCAAGACGCATTACGATTGGTCTGTGCAACACCCGCAATCGCCGTGTTAGTGTGGTAACCCGCGTCGAGGAAGTTCTGTCCCTTAATGTCACCCATTCCTTCAGGGTTCACCGCGGCCCAAGATGCACCGACCGTGCCCTTTGGTAAGAGTTCACCGGCACTCAGAGAAGTCTCGGTGTAAGTTCCGGCAGACGAAGGGTGGCGACCCTGCATCGACTCCGTGGGCTGGGCATTACCGCCCGCGCTGTGAGAAGAAGACGCCATGGGTCCACCGTCGGAGAGAGGGCCAGCTACACCCAGCTGCTGGGCCGAAGACTCCAGACCCTCGCCCACGACGCCCTTGGCCGACGAATACGAACTGATCAAATATGCGAGGACGACCACACCTCCAAGGACAAGCGCTAAACGAGTGCTCTGTGAGGTTTTCATTCGACTGTTTATATCCAAACTAAGACAAAAAACGATGAAGAAACATCCTCTTGCCGATCCGGTTGCTTTTTTTACGAGCCCGGAAGTCGAAGCGTTTTTTGAGAAACAAGTCTTGAAACCAATTCTCGCACGCGTCGTTTCGTATTTATACCCTTACATTCTTGCGCTCACCTTTCTTTGGGGTATCATGTTCCTTTGCGTCGTCATCATCCTGATTATCCTCCTTCGGGTCCGGGTATAGAAGTGCCATCAGTTCAACTCGCCGCATTCGCCATATGTTTGGAATATTCCGTGCTTTTGCTTGAGCCCTCAAGTCTTGAATCCTCAGCTTTTCCTTGATCATTGTTTGAGGCATTTCAGCTAGAGACAGAATGTCAATGAGTTCCTTTCGAGATTTGATATAGTAATACTTGATAGGTGGACGATGAACCTTTGCCGCGTTCTTCAGATCGACGAGACACATCTTTGCGTAGTCCATAGTAGTGATACAAATCCAAGATACATCCATTTCAAATCCATTTTCGACCGCAACTAAAAAATCCGTCTTCTTACATAAATGAACAAAACCAACCTGGTCGTTGCGGTATTTTTTGCCGTCCTAGCCTTTTCACTCTATGTCCTCTATGCGCCAGAGTATTCCGCTCCCAAGAGTCGTGAGTCCTTTGCCCAGAAGGAGGTCGGGATGGCAGTCGACGGCGTCGGAATGGGTCCGTATGACAATGTCAGCGTCCCTGGCGCATCAGGATGGATGCAGACTGAAAAGTCCCCCAAGGATGCTTCGCCGGTGTCAGGAATGCCCAATTTAGATTTCATGCTGAACCCTCGCACATCCTCGTCGTGCTGCCCGTCCGCCTATACCAATGACAACGGGTGCGTATGCCTCTCCGACCAGGACAAGACAATGATGTCGTCTCGTGGCGGAAACAAGGTTTAACTTACACACAGGGAAAGCATCCGTTATAAAGTAATGGACCCATCTACTGTTTTCGAGATGTTTTTGCTTGAATTGAAGAAAGTGTATCCGGATCTGCCTTACGAATACGAGATCAATAAGACAGCCAAGGAGTTCGAGTCGTTTTATCCTGGGGCTGTTCAGATGCTACAGAAAGACAAGGCGTTTTTTGATGTAGAACGCAAGGCATTTGGAATCAATCTGTCCGAACTCGAGCATACGGAGGATATGTGGAAGCATCTCACCTTATCCACGGTTGCATCCTTCTTTCATGGCGATATCAAGACCAAATTCGGGACGATTCTCAGCACGGCAAAGTCGATTTGGGCCGGAGCAGGACAAGACAATGATGAAGTGTCTCGAGTGTTGAACGATGAATCGTCCGAGGGTCATTTGGAGAACCTCTACAATTTCATCATGGAGACCCGGATCGCAAAGGTGTTTTTGGATATCGTGGAGCAGATTGATGTGTCCAGCATCGATATTGGAAACATCCAGGATCCGGCGCAGTTATTGGACATGCTCAAGAACCCAGAGCACCCGGTTCTTAAGAAGTTCATTTCCAAGGTCCAAGCACTGCTGAAAGAGAAGTTGACGAGCGGTAGTTACACTCAGAACCAGATGATGCAAGAGATTGAGGGAATTAAAGCAAAGGTTCAGAGTCTGTTTGGAAATGTGATGAACGATGCTCTTGGACTGGGAGGGAGACGCGGAGATGTGACATCTGCTGCTCTTGTTTCCAACTCTCCGGAAGCTCGTCGTCAACGAATGATTGCGCGTCTACAGAGAAAGCAGAACGAAAAAACTCGGCGTTAAAATAAGATAAGATGCCGGAGCAAATTTGGTTCAAGACCCCGGGCGTATTGTTCGGAGCAAGCACATGGACGCGATTCGTACCCATTCAGTCCATGACAACGACCGAGGCGCTCAATTCAGTCGTAAGATTCTCTGTGTATTCTGCGTTTATGCTGGCAATCCTAACACGGTCCACTGCATATCTCGCTGCAATCCCTATTGTCGCTCTCGCAAGCATTGTGTTGTATGAACTGTTCCCGAACGGAAAGACGCTGGATTCCTATTTCATGAGCGCTCGAAAGAGTGTTGAAAAGTTCACGATGCCGACCGCCAATAACCCATTCATGAACGTATTGTTGACAGAGATCACAGATAACCCGAACCGCGGTGATGCTGCACCTGTAGATGATCCTGAAACGAGTGCCGCAATCGATACAGCATTTAAGTCAACGTCAGACATGTATATGGATACTGGAGATAGGTTCGATCAGGCACAGGCGAAGCGCACGTTCCACACCATTCAGTCAGCAAAGGTCCCGAACGATCAAGATGCGTTCCTGAATTGGCTGGCAAAGGGGTATGATGAACCCGACACTTCATCGACGTCCCTTGCGCGTGGAGGAAAGCTTGCGTCGGAGAGTTTTTTTCCTGCGCGCGGATCCGTGTCGAGACTTCCCAACACGACGGACGTTCCGACTGGAACCGAGCCTGTCCGTTCCGAATAACTTGTTTTTTAACTCTTCTGCACTCATACTTCCTCCAAACGATTTCATGGATCCATTCCCTACCATAATGTAGTGCGGAAACCCTTCTAGATCCTTGGGTTTGTGTTTCCCTACATTATTGCTCTCGATGCGCTTGAACTTCACATCATCCTTCTCGTTCGCTAATTTCTTGATGATGGGCCACATCGTCTTGCAATGGTGACACTCGGCCATATACAGAAAAATCAACGTAGGAGTCTTGGACTTCATTGCATCTCCTAACGCTTTGTCATCATTCAAATCTTCCACTTGTCCTAAATCGTCCCAAGAATCGTCCATTTGTGTTTTCACACGAAAACAAACATGAGCGCTAAATAAATGAACGATACTTGGAAAGGATACCAGGACGCACACGGGGTTTACGAAACCCCCAAATCTACCAACCCGGCACTTCCGTATCCCACTACGGATTCAAAGGTTGGCAGGACTCCCTTCGAAGACCTGAAACCTTCCTATCCTGAAATTCAGGCGAACTATGATGCCATGTCTCCTACATGGGCAGGCGTTGACGCTTCCAATAAGGCAACTATGAAGGGTGGCAATTTCAAGTCGGATGCCATGCCCCTGAAACAATAAACGCACACAATAACAAATGTCTGCTGAAATAGTTCACTTGATGATGACTCTGCGCGACCAAGTCAAGTTGTATCATTGGCAGACAATGGCCTACCCCCGCCATGTTGCTACGGACGAACTTGTTACGAAACTAGATGCCAATATTGACCAATTTGTAGAGGTCTATGTTGGAAAATACGGTCGCCCAAAGCTGAGCGGACAAACGAGCACGATTCGTCTGCGCAATCATTCAGATAAAGAAGCAACGAACCTATTGAAGGAAGCCGTGGATTGGTTGAGTAATGATTTGAGTCGTAGATTAAAGAAGACGGATACGGATTTGTTGAATATCCGCGACACAATTGTGGCAGATTTGAATCAGACACTGTATTTGTTCACGTTCAAGTAGTTTTCGCGATTACCTTATATCTTTACTTTATAATACGGATGACCTGTTGGTAAAAGTGATTGTAAATCCCATTTTGTTGCCAAATATCCCTCGACTCTCTGTCTGTCTTGCGTATTCAATGTTTCATTGAACACCAGAACTTCACAAAGTTTCCCATCCAGTCCTGTACCAGGAAATAAACGAAACCACTGTGATTCCGTCAGTGCAGTACCATACAAATTTATGAGAGACGCACCTGTTTCACCCTGACCGTTTATATAAGAATATAGCCAGCCACTCGCTGGGTTATATGTTACTTCATATATATTGAATGCGTTTACCCCCCAACTAGGCTCTGGAGGGTAAGCGCCTTGGGTATACGAGTTTAACGTGGGCGAAAATCTAGAACCACTCGTGAAAAACATACGGAAATTTCCTACTGTCGGAAATGTTGAAAAAATATCGTATATATTGGCAGTGGTGCTCGTAGGTTTCGTTGCTTGACTCATCACTATAAACACTGATAATTGATTTGTGAATCCCGATGTGGTGAAACAGTTGTTTGTAGCCGCTTCCGAAATCATATAGTTGACGCTTCTCGATGATAAATCCAGTGCCGGAAGACCATTTTTCGAACTCGGAGTATACGGGACATTGATGCCTCCACGCACAAATACTATGAAACCCCCACTATAAGTAACTGCGCTACCAGTCTTACGTAGTTGCAGAGTGATTGTTGTAAAATTGGTTGGAGCATTCGTACTCACGACTGTATAAGGTCCGTCATCAAACCCGCTGCCAGATCCGAGAATTACAATAGTAGACCCCGACTGAACACCAGAGATAGCATTTGTTAAAGTAATAATGAAAGGAGAACCGCTACCTCCCGCCGAAGATATATTATTGATGATTCCATTCACTAGAGATATGTTTCCAGAAGTCGCCGTAAATGCAGAGAAAGTTCCACCACGTAAAAAATTTATTGTACCCGTTGGAATTCCAGTATACCCATTTATTCTTGTTAGGCCATTTCCCCAACTTCCGGTACCAACAATACCTGTTATTCCCACCGTATCAATGTTATCCGTGTAAGTAATGTTGGGAGATGATACATTGCAATTAATTAAAGCCAGTGATAAGCCGGGAGGGGACCCAGTAGAAGAAAATGATGCTGGCGAGCTTACGATTGTCGCGATTCCGCCAGTTACATCTATTGTGGCCGCAGAGGAAATTGTTATTGTGAACGACGAATTTGTACCGCCAGATCCAAGCGTATGTAATCCAAACATACTGTCATCTGAGGTTCCCCGAATTGCAATTACACATCCGGATGAAAAAATAGGGTATGTCGTAGGGTTCAGTAGAGTGACTGTAACGGTTGTAGACGAACCAACAGTTTTAGCAGTGGCTATTGCGCAATAGTTTGCTCCGTTTGCAACTGCAAGTTGGTCTTTCTGTATATTTCCAAATGATTGTGCCTTATTTTTCCATCTTGTCAATAAAGTTCCGCTCTGAACTATCGAGGCAGGTTCCGCTGCATCAAACCAGAGTGCCAGAGTAGGGGTTGTTCCATTGAGTTTCGCGGCCGGATTATAAGGCGTCACTGTATCTGGGATATATTTGTAGTAAGGATTATCGGATGGGAATGTGTCTACACCTGCAACTGAATCTCGTTGTGCTCCCCATTTCCAAATAAGGTGAGCTTCCATCTTCTGCCTATCTAATGAAGATAATGCGCCGTCAAACATGATGACTTCGTGTAATTCTAAAGGAAAATCATCTATTCCAGTTGTTGAATTGCCTGGGCTTCCAATTTGATAGGTGTTGGTAAGAGTACTTGTGGTTGTCTTCAACGGCGTTATACCTGAAACATAATTTCCGTTCACGCTTCCACCAACTTGGTTGCTAGCCGACCGCTCCCAATACACGACTAGTTTTTTACCTGCTGCTGGGTTTATAGTTGCATTGTTAGCTCCTAGTGTTGTTGGTTGTGCGAATTGTTTTATAAGTGTACCTGTGGCTCCAGAAAAGGACGTTGTCGTTGGATTAATATCATAATAGTCAATTCCAATAAAATATCTGGCATTGAGCGTAAAAACAGTTCCAGCTCCAATGTCTGCTATGTTGTTTCTTGTGCCAGTTGTGTAACCCGTATTGTATGCAAGAGGGAAATATGAGCTGCTACCAGAAACGACTCTACCTGCTATATATGGGTCTGAAATTGGAGGAGCAGCCAGGCCTGTACCAAACGGTTTGAGCTTATAAGTGCCCAATACACAGATACGACTAAACCATGTATTCGCAACATTATTTGCACGGTAATAATTGTCAGCTATAATCACATTCTCATTATTTGAAGCCGTTGTAGTAACGATTTCGATGGCCGCAGTACCTTCATTAGTAGACCCAGCAAATCCAGCGAGTCCTGTCTTCGCTGAATAAAGGTTAGTAAACGATGTTCCATACATATTACGATTTATCGAAAGAGATACTATGTAATTAGCCGTTTGACCAAAAAACGGGGTTGATTTTATGACACGGTAATGTATTCCATTTCCGTCGTGAGTTATGGTAGAGTTCCTGTCCCACGTAACGACAGCAAATCCTGAATAATTTGTAAGATTCGTTACAGTGTTATTCTCAGTTCGCCCTATTGAGGAGGCTGGAAAAGTAATTGATCCATTAACTTGAGAATACGTCGGTGGTGTCCCAGTGAAAGTGGCAATATAATTTCCATTACCACTATTATCACCCCACCTCGTGACAGTCGATGTTCCAGCACTAGTGGTAACAGTCGAAGCATCCGACGCATCGAACCGGAACATCATTGGCGTGCTGACTTCGACAGGGTTGAATGGGCGTAGGAACGGTGGCGGAGTTTGCGTGAATGTAGCCCTATAGTAAGGGTGTGTAGCAGGCAGCGGTGCGCCCCATTTTGCAGCAAGGTATCCGTCTATTTTCAACTTTTCTACTGCCGATAGTTGGCTTTTATAAATTAGAATCTCAGCAATACATCCTACCCACGATTGAGAAGTGGCAACGCTCCAATTGTTTCCAATAACAAATGGATTTCCAAACACACCCCATATATTAGCACCAGGGTTTTGAGTAATATTGTTAGTTCCTAGACCACTTGTCACGACCTGAACTCCACTGTTTCCTCCAGCAGCTTCACTTATGGGAGCATATAACGTCATCGTTGTTGCTAAGACACTGAGAGATCCTGCACTCCTACTACATGAGATGTTGTCATACGATGTATTATTATTATTAATTGACCTTTTAGTGGTAGTATCATTAATATAGAGGTTAACTCGACCATAAGATCCAAAGAGTGTAGAAGTTCCGCTGAAAGTTCCACTCAGTTTATCACATACTGAATATACTGCGTAGATCGTGCTAGTAGCACTGATAGTGTTTATTGGTTGAGTAGTTCCTGTACTCGCTGCCAAATATTCACTCGACAATCCTGCGCTAGTATTACGAAACACTTTCTTTCCAACGAAAGGCTCTTGTGCGTCGGTTACCGTCCAAACATTACCAGAAGTTGTAAGCGTCGCATTTGTTCCGCTTTTATCTTTCACCGAACCGTCACTTACAACGCCTATATTAAGATCTGTAGCATCTACCCACAGAACACATCCAGCAACACTCAATGGATTGAAATTTGATATATATTGCGCCATCGGTAGAACACCTCTTGCCGATGATGCCATTATTCATTCAAAATATAACATACGACGACGGAGTACCGCTAGATGCTGCCGAAACAACAAGCGTTGCAGAATTTCCGGGAGGAATGATGAATGGATTTGGGATTCCCGAAGTTGTACCACCGCCCCAAGCTGCGTTTGTTCCGTTCGGAATGAGCAAGTATCCGCCCGTATTGTTTTTCAAAACGATGAAACTTCCGACAGATGCCCCTGTACTTGGCAATGTCAAAGTGCCTGGAGTTGCCGAAGTTATGCTGTGATAAGTCCCGTACGCTAAGGTCGTACTGCTAGATACAGTTGCTGTGGTTATAGTCGTTGCAAATGGTCCAGTCACACCTGACGGTCCCGTTACTCCACCTGGCCCTGTTACGCCTGAAGGCCCTGTTACTCCTGAAGGTCCGGATGCTCCTGAAGGTCCTGTTACACCTGAAGGTCCTGATGCTCCTGAAGGCCCTGATTCGCCAAATGGTCCCAATCCACCCGTCGCGTAAAACTTGATATTAGCGAGTGTACCAGTTGTTGTAGCGAAACCAACTGCATAGAATTTATATGAATCGGTTGTATTCGGTGTATAATTAGCATTGGTTGTCAGAGTCACTAAAGTATTGTTAAAGTAGAAAGCCGGCGCCAGGCCTGGTCCGCGGAAATATATTGTAAACAGATTTGAAGCAGCGTAATTCGCAGCGCTTCCAGAATTATAAAGATCACCTGAAGAACTAAGCACTTTAAAATATGTAGGCCAAAATCCAAAATACCAATATTGACTGGCCGCACCTGTTGGTGAATCGGTACTTCTAACAATGCCCACTGATAGGGCGCCGTTTGAATCAGTGGGTTTTACCGTAAGTTGGAATTGCACAATCATGGGTTGTGATCCCGAATATGTCGGTATAGATTGAATCTCTCCACTCGAACCCATTACAAACGAATCTCCTGTTATGGTTGCGGTTCCTGTAACTTTCTGAAGACTCGTTGTGAATGGTCCAACCATTGCGGCTGGTCCGGATGCTCCTGAAGGTCCTCTTCCACCAGTCGCCCCAGACGGTCCCGACGGTCCTGTTCCGCCAGTCGCATAAAACTTAATGTTACTGAATGTGTTTGCTGAAGGCGTCCCAAACGCATAGATCGCAAACTCGTATGTATCGTTTGCGTTCACTGAAGGAAGCACCCCCGTCATATTGAAAGCCGTTCCATTGTAGTAGAATTTCGGTGTTATTCCTGGTCCAGGGAAATATATTGTCCCGAGGTTTGGAGTATTTACTAAAATTCCATCGCTAATATTAGTATTTCCGTCACTTATATATGCACTCCCATTACCATTAATAGTAATCCAGAACCGGTCACCTGAGCCCGAAGTTGCGCCTGTTTTCTGAATCCCTAGCGCAAAACTCTGACCCGGAGCAGGCCCAACGCTGGTCATTTGAAACTGAGCAACCATTGCTTGCGATCCTGGATAGCTCTGGAGAGATTTAACGATTCCACTCCCAGATATGGTGCAAGAATCTCCTAATACGCTGGCACCTGCCGCCGTAACCACGAGATTTGCCGTGAACGGTCCAATAAGTCCAGAAGGACCTGATGGTCCAGTTGCTCCAGAAGGCCCAGATGCTCCAGAAGGTCCAGATGCCCCTGACGGTCCAGTTGTGCCAGAAGGCCCTGATGCACCTGACGGTCCGGTTGTTCCAGACGGTCCTGATGCTCCAGAAGGTCCGGATGCACCCGAAGGGCCTGTCACGCCAGAAGGACCTGATGCTCCCGATGGTCCTGATCGACCTGATGGTCCAGTTGTTCCACTTGTTCCAGAAGGACCTGATGCTCCGGATGGCCCTGATTCTCCTGAAGGTCCTGTTACACCCGAAGGTCCGGATGCTCCCGATGGTCCTGATCGACCTGATGGCCCAGTTGTTCCACTTGCTCCAGAAGGACCTGATGCTCCTGATGGTCCCGATGCACCTGAAGGCCCAGTTGTTCCAGATGGGCCAGATGCGCCTGATGGCCCTGATGCGCCAGATGGGCCAGTTGTTCCAGATGGACCTGATGCTCCTGAAGGTCCTGATGCTCCTGAAGGCCCTGTTACACCCGAAGGTCCTGATGCTCCTGAAGGCCCTGATGCTCCTGAAGGCCCTGTTACACCCGAAGGTCCTGATGCTCCTGAAGGCCCTGATGCTCCTGAAGGCCCTGTTACACCCGAAGGTCCTGATGCTCCTGACGGTCCGGATGCTCCTGACGGGCCGGTCACACCTGAAGGACCAGATGCACCTGAAGGTCCTGATGCTCCTGAAGGACCGGTTAGACCTGAAGGACCTGTTACACCACCCGTTCCAGGAGTTCCGGATGGGCCAGATTGACCAGATGGACCTCTCGGGCCAGATTCACCGGAAGGTCCTGATGCTCCTGAAGGTCCTGATGCTCCCGATGGACCGGTTACTCCTGATGGTCCGGATGCGCCTGAAGGTCCGGATGCTCCTGAAGGTCCAGTTGTCCCAGAAGGCCCCGATGCGCCTGAAGGACCTGATGCTCCTGAAGGGCCAGTTGCGCCTGAAACTCCTGATGCACCAGAAGGGCCGGATGCTCCTGATGGCCCGGTTACGCCAGATGGACCTGATGCACCGGATGGTCCTGATCGACCCGATGGTCCAGTTGTGCCAGATGGACCCGATGCGCCTGATGGTCCCGATGCGCCTGATGGTCCTGTTGTTCCAGAAGGACCAGATGCACCGGATGGTCCTGATTCTCCTGAAGGTCCTGTTACACCCGATGGTCCGGATGCTCCCGATGGTCCTGAACGACCTGATGGCCCAGTTGTTCCAGACGGGCCAGATGCTCCGGAAGGTCCTGATGCACCCGAAGGACCTGTTGTTCCAGAAGGTCCAGATGCTCCTGAAGGTCCCGATGATCCAGATGGACCGGTCACACCTGAAGGACCTGATGCTCCCGATGGTCCAGATGCTCCTGACGGACCGGTTACTCCAGAAGGTCCAGATGCTCCTGAAGGTCCTGATGCTCCTGACGGTCCAGTAACACCTAATGTTCCAGGTGTTCCAGATGGACCAGATTGACCGGATGGACCTCTCGGACCAGATTCACCAGAAGGCCCTGATGCGCCAGATGGTCCCGACGCGCCAGATGGGCCAGTTACGCCTGAAGGCCCCGATGCTCCTGAAGGTCCTGATGCACCCGACGGTCCGGTTACGCCCGAAGGTCCCGATGATCCAGAAGGTCCTGATGCTCCTGACGGTCCGGTTACTCCAGAAGGTCCAGATGCTCCTGAAGGTCCTGATGCACCCGAAGGACCTGTTAGACCAGAAGGCCCGGATGCTCCCGAAGGCCCGGATGCTCCTGACGGTCCAGTTGTTCCAGATGGACCCGATGCGCCGGAAGGTCCTGATGCTCCAGAAGGTCCTGTTACACCAGAAGGTCCAGATGCGCCTGAAGGTCCTGATCGACCTGAAGGCCCAGTTGTTCCAGAAGGACCTGATGCTCCTGAAGGTCCTGATTCTCCTGAAGGTCCAGTTACACCAGAAGGCCCGGATGCTCCCGATGGCCCTGATCGACCTGAAGGTCCAGTTGTTCCACTTGCTCCAGAAGGCCCTGATGCTCCGGATGGTCCAGATGCTCCCGAAGGGCCTGTTAGACCAGAAGGACCGGATGCTCCAGAAGGTCCCGATGCTCCTGACGGTCCTGTTAGGCCTGATGGTCCAGATGCTCCCGATGGTCCAGATGCTCCTGACGGTCCTGTTGTTCCAGAAGGTCCAGATGCGCCTGAAGGCCCTGATGCTCCAGATGGTCCTGTTACTCCAGAAGGCCCTGATGCGCCTGAAGGTCCTGATGCTCCTGACGGTCCAGTAACACCCAATGTTCCAGGTGTTCCAGATGGACCAGATTGACCGGATGGTCCTCTTGGACCAGATTCTCCGGAAGGCCCTGATGCGCCAGAAAGTCCTGATGCTCCTGATGGCCCGGTGACTCCAGAAGGACCTGATGCGCCTGAAGGTCCGGATGCTCCTGACGGTCCAGTTGCTCCAGATGGCCCCGATGATCCAGAAAGTCCTGATGCTCCTGACGGTCCAGTTGTTCCAGATGGACCTGATGCTCCGGATGGTCCGGATGCACCTGATGGCCCAGTTGTTCCAGATGGACCGGATGCTCCGGATGGTCCTGATGCACCCGAAGGCCCAGTTGTTCCAGATGGACCCGATGCGCCTGATGGTCCTGATGCACCGGATGGTCCAGTTACACCAGAAGGTCCCGATGCGCCTGAAGGCCCAGATGCTCCAGACGGTCCAGTTGCCCCAGAAGGTCCCGATGCTCCTGAAGGTCCAGATGCTCCAGAAGGTCCGGTTACACCAGAAGGTCCCGATGCTCCTGAAGGCCCAGATGCTCCAGACGGTCCAGTTGCCCCAGAAGGTCCCGATGCGCCTGAAGGTCCAGATGCTCCTGACGGTCCAGTTGTTCCAGACGGTCCTGATGCCCCAAATGGTCCCGATGCGCCAGACGGTCCGGTTAGTCCAGATGGACCTGATGCTCCGGATGGTCCCGATGCTCCTGAAGGTCCTGTTACTCCAGAAGGTCCCGATGCTCCTGAAGGTCCAGATGCTCCTGACGGCCCAGTAACACCCAATGTTCCAGGTGTTCCAGATGGACCAGATTGACCGGATGGACCTCTCGGACCTGATTCTCCAGAAGGTCCTGATGCTCCCGATAATCCTGATGCTCCTGACGGTCCGGTTACTCCAGAAGGTCCTGATGCTCCAGAAGGTCCTGATGCTCCTGACGGACCGGTTACACCAGATGGACCTGATGCTCCTGAAGGTCCTGATGCTCCTGATGGCCCGGTTACGCCAGAAGGTCCTGATGCTCCTGACGGTCCTGATGCTCCTGAAGGTCCAGTGGCACCCGACGGACCGGATGCTCCGGATGGTCCTGATCGGCCTGATGGCCCAGTTGTTCCAGACGGCCCTGATGCTCCGGATGGTCCTGATTCTCCGGAAGGTCCTGTTGTGCCAGATGGTCCCGATGCTCCGGATGGTCCTGATCGACCCGATGGTCCAGTTGTTCCACTTGTTCCAGAAGGTCCTGATGCCCCAGATGGTCCCGATGCTCCTGAAGGTCCGGTGACACCAGAAGGCCCGGATGCTCCAGAAGGGCCTGATGCTCCCGATGGCCCAGTTACTCCAGAAGGACCCGATGCTCCTGAAGGTCCTGATGCTCCAGATGGTCCTGTTACTCCAGAAGGTCCAGATGCTCCTGATGGTCCCGATGCTCCTGACGGTCCTGTTAGGCCTGAAGGTCCGGATGCTCCCGATGGTCCTGATGCTCCTGACGGTCCAGTTACACCAGATGGGCCGGATGCTCCTGATGGTCCTGATGCTCCTGAAGGTCCTGTTACTCCAGAAGGTCCAGATGCTCCCGATGGTCCAGATGCTCCTGATGGTCCCGTAACACCCAATGTTCCAGGTGTTCCAGATGGACCAGATTGACCGGATGGACCTCTCGGACCAGATTCACCAGAAGGTCCTGATGCTCCAGAAGGTCCTGATGCTCCTGAAGGTCCAGTTACGCCTGAAGGTCCCGATGCTCCAGAGGGTCCTGATGCTCCTGACGGTCCGGTTACGCCCGAAGGTCCCGATGATCCAGAAGGCCCTGATGCTCCTGACGGCCCGGTTACTCCTGATGGTCCGGATGCTCCTGAAGGTCCTGATGCTCCAGACGGTCCAGTTGTTCCAGAAGGGCCGGATGCTCCAGAAGGACCGGATGCTCCTGACGGACCTGTCAGTCCTGAAGGACCTGATGCTCCAGATGGACCTGATGCTCCTGAAGGTCCAGTTGTTCCAGAAGGCCCTGATGCGCCAGAAGGACCGGATGCTCCTGACGGACCTGTCAGCCCTGAAGGTCCTGATGCGCCAGAAGGACCGGATGCTCCTGACGGTCCAGTTGTTCCAGAAGGCCCTGATGCACCCGATGGTCCTGATGCTCCGGAAGGACCGGTTACACCAGATGGTCCTGATGCTCCCGAAGGCCCAGATGCTCCTGACGGTCCTGTTAGGCCTGAAGGTCCGGATGCCCCAGATGGTCCAGATGCGCCAGATGGTCCGGTTAGTCCAGATGGGCCTGATGCTCCCGATGGTCCCGATGCTCCTGAAGGCCCTGTTGCGCCGGATGGCCCCGATGCTCCTGAAGGACCAAATGCACCTGAAGGCCCTGTTGCGCCGGATGGCCCCGATGCACCGGATGGTCCAGTTACACCAGATGGACCTGATTGTCCAGATGGTCCTCTTGGTCCTGATTCACCAGATGGTCCAGTTGTCCCTGAAGGACCAGATGCTCCTGACGGCCCAGTTGTCCCAGAAGGACCCGATGCTCCGGAAGGTCCTGATGCTCCAGAAGGGCCGGTCACGCCAGAAGGTCCAGACGCACCAGATGGCCCCGATGCGCCGGATGGTCCAGTTACGCCCGAAGTTCCTGATGGGCCAGAAGGTCCGGATGCTCCAGACGGCCCAGTTGTGCCAGATGGTCCTGATGCTCCTGAAGGACCAGATGCTCCTGACGGTCCAGTTGTGCCAGAAGGTCCTGATGCTCCGGAAGGTCCTGATGTACCCGAAGGGCCTGTTACTCCAGAAAGGCCAGATGATCCAGATGGTCCAGATGCTCCTGACGGTCCAGTTACGCCAGACGGTCCCGATGCTCCTGACGGTCCTGATGCTCCCGACGGTCCGGTTACGCCAGAAGGTCCCGATGCACCAGAAGGTCCCGATGCACCCGAAGGGCCGGTCACTCCAGAAGGACCCGATGCACCAGAAGGTCCCGATGCTCCTGATGGCCCAGTTGTGCCAGACGGCCCGGATGCTCCAGACGGTCCCGATGCTCCTGACGGTCCAGTGACTCCAGAAGGCCCCGATGCACCCGATGGTCCGGATGCTCCTGAAGGTCCAGTTACTCCAGAAGGCCCTGATGCTCCAGAAGGTCCGGATGCTCCAGAAGGACCGGTTACACCAGATGGACCTGATGCTCCGGAAGGTCCGGATGCTCCTGACGGTCCAGTTGTTCCAGACGGTCCTGATGCACCGGATGGTCC